AAGGATTCAAATTGTCTGCTAAGTTTGTTGCGACGCTTCTGTATGCCGATAAGAAAGATGGTAAAACTGACGAAGTTTCTTTCGAAGGAGCAACAGAAGCTGAAGCCCGAGCTCGTGCCTGGGAATGGGTTAAAATCAGAAACGTTCAAAATCAGCGTTTCTGGATTCGTTGTCGATTTACCGAACCATCAGAATTAGAAATGGCTTAATTAATCATGACACCACAAGAAATTTTCGATAAGAGTGCGGCTCATCTGTTCACTCAAGATGTCCAATCAGTTGGTCCTTCTTGTTGTTCGTATCGAGGTCCGAATAATACTTCATGTGCTGTAGGATTTTTTATTCCTGATGAAGTATATCGAAACGATATGGAAGGTAAAGACGTCTATGGGTTGCTTGACACATATGCAGACATTTTTCCTAAATTTATCATAGAAAACATTAAATTATTTGCCGCTCTACAATTAGTTCATGATGATAATGTTAGTTGGAGAACGACAGAAAGGATGAGAAATCATTTAAGAGAAGTCGCAGATAAGTTTAATCTTAATTCATCAATTCTCGAAACTCTTTCATTTAAGGATCGTTAGTCATAATTCTCTTGGACCTCAGCCAGACGATTCATAGCACGCTCATGGTAGCGATGCGTGGATCAAAAGAAACGCCCGATATTGACTTTCTACGGCATCTAATTCTAAATTCAATTCGTTCTCTGAAAACCAAACATTCAGCAGTTTTTGGTGAATTTGTAATTGCTTGTGACGGAAAGAATAATTGGCGTAAGCAAATTTTTCCGAATTACAAGGTCATGCGAAAAATTGGCCGAGATAGTTCTGGAATCAATTGGGGTGAACTTTTCAGGGCGATTGAACAACTCAAAGCAGAACTCAAGGAGTATTTTCCTTATCGAGTGATTGATGTCGAAGGTGCAGAAGGTGACGATGTCATTGCTGTTCTTGGAATGAAATATCATGCTCAAGATGTTCTGATCATTTCATCTGATGGTGATTTCAAACAACTTCAGAAATATGACGGTATCAAGCAATTCAATAACATCAAGAAGCAATGGGTTGTCGAAAAAGATCCAGAGGATTATCTTTTCCGTCATATTGTAAATGGTGATAGCGGCGATAACATTCCCAGTATTCTCGAGTCCGACAATTTCTATCTTCGAAAAGCTTCCGGTGAAAAATTTCGAGCGAAATCAATCACCGAAAAGAAAATCCAACAATGGCGGTCTGGTAATCCATCCGAAACAATGACCGTAGAGGAGTTCAGGAACTTCGACAGGAACCGTCAATTGATTGACTTGGACTATATCCCTAAGCATATTCAAGAAGCCGTTTTGGAGTCCTATGATTCTCAGGAAGGAAAAGGAAAATCGAAACTGTTCAATTACTTCATCGAAAAGAAGCTGCCACGTTTGATGGAAGCTATAGGCGATTTCTAGACAAAGCTAAATCAATTCTCTCAATCAATCTTTTCAAGAGGCAAAAGCCAATCAAAATGGTACGTTCTGTAACCGAAATTCTTTCTGAAGTCAATTCCAAGAAAAACAAAGAAGAACGAATTGCAGTTCTTCAGGCTTATGCGAATAAGCATTGGAGTATCAAGCATATTCTTCGAATGACTTTTGATCCAAACGCAAACTTCCGAGTTGCTCAAGGCGATCAAGAAGTCAATTACAAACCTTGTACAATTCCTGATCAGTACAATATGCTTCATTCGGAAGCTCGACGCCTTTATCTTTTCTTGGATGGGTCTCAAGGAAACCCAAATCTGAGTCAGACCAAAGCTGATCTTCTGTTCATTCAACTTCTTGAAGGGCTTGATAAAGATGATGCTGAAACGCTCCTTTATATTGTCAAGAATAAGAAACTGCCTTTCAAGAATGTCACCAAAGAACTTGTAGAAGCTGCGCTTCCAGGTCTAATCTAATTGATTGCATAAAAGGATTATAGAGAACTAAAGACTATGGGTAAAAGTTGGAAAAAGTCTGGTGATTCCAGGTATTACGATGATTACAATGCATACTCTCGAAATGAAGTAGAATATCGTAAACATAAACAAGAAAAGAGAATCAATGCAGCTCTTCATTCGAAGAACATTGATTCTCTAATCGATGAAGATGATGAAGAGGATTGGGATTGATGAAAGATTTCAAATCATTTTTAAATGCTCGAACATATTCTCCCGATGATATCGCAAAGAAACATAATGTATTGGTAGAATACTTACAATCTCAATTGAAAATCGGAATTCAACATGAAAAAGAACATACAACTCGCGAATCAGTTGCTCGTGAAATTGCTCTTGATCATTTGAATGAAGATCCTGATTATTATAAAAAGTTGAAAGAATGAAAATGAAAATTGGATTTATTGCTGGTACATGGGATTTACTTCATCCGGGACACCTTGTCGCGATTGAGTTTGCTCAACAAAATTGCGATTCATTGATTATTGGGTTGCAATCTGATCCTTCGATTGACCGCCATGAAAAGAATAAACCAGTCGAAACTATTCTTGAAAGGTTTATTCGTCTTCGATCAATTATTCGTGAAAAAGATGTAATTGTTCCATATGATACCGAACATGATCTATTAAATCTTTTGAAATCTTTTTCAATTAATATTCGTTTTCTAGACGCGGAATACGAAAAAAAAGATTTCACAGGCAAAGATCTTGATATTGAGATTGATTATCTTGCACGTGAACATGATTGGTCGTCATCTAATCTTCGAAAGCGAATTAAAATTTTCGCCTAAATAGAACATATCTCTCAGTAGCTCAATTGGTTAGAGTACGGGCTTTGGGAGCTCGGGGTTCCTCGTTCGAGTCGAGGCTGGGAGACCATTCTTTCTTATCAGGTGATATATGATTACTCCAGGACAATTTGCTCAATGTTTTCCAGAAATCAGTTCTGTAAAACGTCCAGAAATTTATTCGTATCTTGTCAAATATATGACACAGTATGAAATTCTTAAACCAATTGAACAAGCACAATTTCTTGCTCAATGTGGCCATGAATGTGCATCTTTTTCATCTTTTTCAGAAAATCTCAATTACTCTGCTGAAGCATTAAGAAAAGTTTTCGGAAAGTATTTTCCTACTGACGCTTTAGCAAATCAATATGCTCGTAAACCTCAAGCGATTGCGAATCGCGTCTATGCTAATCGTATGGGGAATGGTGATGAAAAGAGTGGTGATGGATGGACTTTCCGTGGCGCTGGAGCTATTCAACAAACTGGTCGCAAAAACATTGGAGCTTTTGCTCTTGCGACCGGCCGTAATATTCTTCAGGCTGCTGAATACCTTCGTACTACTGAGGGAGCTGTGGAAGGTGCAGCGTATTACTGGAAAATTAATAATCTTAACAGATTCGCATCAGATGTCGTGGCTTGCTCAGGTTATATTAATACTGGCTCATCGAATGCCAAAGAAGCGTCTATTCATGGAATTCTAGATCGTAAAAATCGTTTTGCCAAATACAAGAAAGTTTTGAATGCGTAAGTTTAGCCAACTTCTAGAAGATACTCGAAACGAATTCCTTAAACTTGAGTATCATGATCAACTTTCTCCGAAGTTATGGAATTCTGATCAAACATTGAAAGAAGGAATCAAAGAAAGGTTGATTCCTCTTGCAATTTCTTGGATGCGTTTTGCTAAACTTCCTCTTGAATCTATTGTCGATATTACTTTGACCGGTGGAATTTCAAATTTCAACTGGACTTCACTCTCAGACATTGATCTTCATATTCTAGTCGATTTCGACAAAATTCCTATTACAGATCATGAATTTCTCCATGAGTATATTATGGGAAAGAAAAATGAATGGTCTCATGAACATGATGATATCACCGTCGAAGGATTTCCAGTAGAAATTTACGCTCAAGATATTCGTGAAACAACACCGCGTGAACAAGGCGTCTATTCCCTTACAAATGATCAATGGAATGTAAAGCCTAAAAATCTCCACATTGATTATAATGAAAGGTTCGATCTTGTTGCAGGTGTTAAAGAATTTGCAGATCAAATTCGAAATGTTTCTGATCTGGCTACTGCGAAACAACTGAAACAACAAATCAAAGATATGCGATCACAATCTTTGAAATATGGTTCAGAATTCAGTCGCGGAAATTTGATTTTCAAGGCTCTTCGAAATCGTGGCGATCTTCTGAAACTCAAAAATTGGATCAAAGAACACGAATAGAAAGACTTTACTTTCTGATTGAATGAAGTATAGTAGTTTTCCGATGTCCTTTCAAGGAGTTCTATTGATTATGAGTAGTATTATTGAAATTCTACGCAATCTTGATCAGATTGATATCAAACTCGAAGTTTTTTATTGTTGTGACGCATCCACTCAGAAAGAACTCATTGGGGTAAATCCTGTTCGAGATAACAGTGATGTAATGTTCCAAGAAGGTTCATCGACGTGTTGTGGGTATGCTTATGGGAATACTTTCGATGAAGCTCTTCGAGATGTTTGGTATCAACTGTGGAGCGCCAAATATATCATTACCCATAAGAATATTTCAGACTGGAATGATGATACTGTTCCACCAATTTGGGAAGAAAAAACCAAACGTGAACGATATTTCTGGAATGGTCATTTCTTTGAGGAATATGTGAAAGATGAATAATTCATATGGACCAGTAGCTCATTGGTAAGAACTGGCTGCTCATAACAGTCTGGTGATTGTTCGATTCAATCCTGGTCTACCACAAATATAAAAGGAAAATCAAAATGCCAATTGAACAGACAAAGAAAACCATCATTCAAGAATCAATCACCGGAACTCTTGATCGAAACGAGATCACTGAAATTCTGATCAATTATTTCAAACAACAGAATATCTATCTCGAACCTCAACATTTCTCGTTTAATATTTGGCAAGATATTGAAGGAACAGATTCTACATTTGATTCAATTTCTATCAACAAAGAAATCGAACTAACAACTTCATAATTCACAAATAAATCGCTTTACAAATTCTCTGAAAAGAAATATTCTTTCTTTTCAATTTCGTCATGAGTTTCCTGCTGAGTTGACTGTCGCGTCATCAGCGAACTAAAACATGGAACTTTCATGGCAAAGTATGATCTCTACACCTCGGTATTTCAACGAGGTGATATCATTTATTACAGAGGATACTCAGAGACAGGTCAACGAGTTTCTGCAAGAATTCCTTACAAACCATATCTTTTCATTCCTTCGAAAAAAACATCATCAGAGTTCAAGACTCTTGATGGCAAACCTGTTGATAAGATTGAATTTGATTCAATCAAAGAAGCCAAAGAATTCTGCAAATCTTATGAAGATGTTGATGGTTTCGAGATTTCAGGAAATCAGGCATTTCTATATCCTTTTCTCAATGATAATCATAAAGAAGATATCGATTATCGCAAAGATCGTCTGAAAATTGGTTACTACGATCTAGAGGTAGATACAGAAAACGGATTTGCTTCTGTCGAAAATCCGTGGCAACCAATCACTCTCATTGGTTTAAGAATCAATGAACGTCGAATGGTTTTTGGATGGTACGACGATTACATTCCAGATGAAGAAGACGGAAATCTAGAATACATCAAATGTGATAATGAACATGATATGCTTCTGAAATTCCTGAATGTTTGGGAACATGAAGATATTGATGTCATTTCTGGATGGAATATTGAAGGTTACGATAATACCTATCTTGTAAATCGTCTGCGAATGCTTTTCGATGAAAAGACTGCAAATCGTCTTTCACCATGGGGAATGATTGACGATGGTAAAGACGTAGACAAATATGGCAAAGAAATCATTACCAGAACAATCAAAGGTATTATTTCTGCAGACTATATGCGTCTGTATAGAAAGTTCACTTACTCTCAACAAGAATCTTATTCTCTAAACCATATTGCAGGAATTGAACTCGACGATTACAAGATTTCCTATTCAGGATCTCTTGGCGATCTTATGCGAAATGATTACAAAAAGTTCGTCAAGTATAACGCTCAGGATAACGATCTAGTTTATCGTATTGACGAGAAAATGAATCTTCTCGATCAGGCATTAACTCTATCTTATATGACTCGATGCACATTCGAGGATGTTTTTGGAACTGTGAAAATGTGGGATTCAGTTTTCCATTGGAAACTGATGAAGAAAAACATTGTCATTCCTCCAATGAAATATAGAAGTAAATCAGAACAATTTGCTGGTGCTTATGTTGCAGATATTGCTCCTGGTCGATACAAGTATCTTGCGTCATTTGACGTGAAATCTCTATATCCTTCACTTGTCATTTGGGCAAATCTTTCTCCCGAAACTTATCGAGGAAAGCTTCCGAAATTCTATACCGTCGATCAACTTCTTGCTGGTAAGCTTGAAGAGAGAGAATGGCTGGAAGAACGCAATCTTTGTCTTGCTGCAAATATGACGCTATGGGATAAAGAAGTTCAGGGTATCTTTGCCGAAATCATGGATTGGGCTCTTACCGATCGTGATATGTTCAAAGATAAGATGAAAAAGGCAAAGCAAGAGAATATCAGAAATCCTGCTAAAGAATTGCAATATTTGATTGCAAAATGTAACAATATGCAGATGGCATTGAAAATTTTTGCCAACTCTGGATTTGGTGCAGCAGGTACTCCTTATTTCAGATATTTCAGTATTGAACTTGCTGAAGCCATCACGGTAACTGGTCAATTGACAATTCGTTGGGTTTCTGAACGAATCAATAAACTACTCAATCAAAAGTTCAAGACAAAAGATTATAACTACTGTGTCTATAATGATACTGATTCGGTTTACGTCACTCTAGAGCCAATTGTCAATGAAATTTTCAAAGACAAGCCAAATGCTTCTGAGAAAGACAAAATCCAGTTCATGGACAAAGTCTGTAAGCAACTGATCGAACCTTTCCTTGAAAAGTGTTTCTTGGAATTGGCAGACTATCTCAATGCTTACAAGAAAGACAAAATCACGATGAAAAGAGAAGCCCTCGCTGATTCAGGTTTTTGGCTTGGAGCGAAAAATTACGTTCTTTCTGTTCATGATAACGAAGGAGTCAAATACGACGAACCCGATATCAAAATGATGGGCATTGCTGCAGTAAAAACTTCGACTCCTGCGGTATGCCGAGAAATGATGAAAGAAAGCATTCGGATTATGCTTCAAGAGAGTCAACGAACTTTGATTTCTCATATCAACGATTGTAAAGCAGATTTCATGAAACTTCCTTTTGAAAATGTTGCATTTCCAAGAGGCGTCAATGGATTGAAGAAATATCCTCTGATCAATGGACAGGTTCAAAAAGGAACTCCTATTCATGTCAAGGGTTCTCTTCTTTACAATAAGATGCTCAAAGATAAGAAAGTCGATTCCAAATATTTCCCAATCACTGATGGCGAGAAAATCAAATTCTCTTATCTGAAAACTCCAAATCCTCTCCACGAAGCTGTTATTGCTTCGAATGGTCCTCTTCCTCCAGAATTCGAATTGGATGAGTATATCGACTATGAAACTCAATTTGAAAAGAGTTTTGTTGAACCAATTCGTAGTATGGCTGAAGCTATTGGATGGAGTGTCGAAGAAAAGGCCGATCTTTCATCACTCTTTGACTGATTTCATATTCACCTTTACTTGGTGAATACTTTAGAGTAATATAAATGTTCTCAACGAAAAGGAGAAAGTAAATGGCGAAAGGTTCGCTACTAGATCGCATTAATTCTGTCAATACTATTAAAGAAGCAGATATTCTTGAAGATTCAGAGTTTTTCAATAATAAAGATTCTATTGTTACACATGTTCCCGCGCTGAATATTGCGTTATCTGGAGAACTTGATGGAGGCTATGTCCCAGGCTTAACGCAATGGGCAGGCGAAAGTAAACATTTCAAATCAAATTTCTCACTTTTGATGGCCAAGGCGTATCTCGACAAATATCCAGACGCTTATATGGTGTTTTATGATTCTGAATTTGGTTCACCTAAGAGTTATTTCAAATCTTTGAAAATTGATACAAATAGAGTTATTCATAAACCTCTATTGAATATGGAACAATTCAAATTCGATGTTGTTAAACTTCTTGACGAACTTGATCGAGGCGACAGAGTTATCATTTTAGTTGATTCTGTAGGTAATATGGCCAGCAAAAAAGAAGCGGAAGATGCTCTAGAAGGCAATTCTAAAGTCGATATGTCAAGACCAAAACAATTAAAATCGATTTTTAGAACTATTACTCCATATCTTGTTCTAAAAAATATTCCTATGGTTGTAGTGAATCATATCTATAAAGAACAAGGTGCAATGTATGCTAAAAACATTGTTTCAGGGGGTAGTGGGATTTATCTATCAAGTGATTCAATTTTCATCATTACTCGTCAGCAAAACAAAGACGGAACTGAAGTTGCTGGTTACAATTTCGTAATCAATGTCGAAAAAAGCCGACATGTGAAAGAAAAGAGTAAAATTCCTGTAACTGTTTCTTGGGGTGAAGGTATTAATCGCTATTCTGGAATGTTTGATCTTGCTCTTGAAGCAGGTCTTATTATTCAGAGTGGTGCATGGTATACTACAGTCGATCTAGAAACTGGTGAACTTGGCGCCCAGAAATATCGCAAAGCAGCTCTTGAATCTCCAGAATTTATGAAAAAACTACTTGCTTCTCAGAAATTCAAAGACTTTGTTCGAGAAAAGTATAAAATTGCTGAATCAGAACTAGTCAAAGACGAAGTAGAAGATTATATTGAAGGACTCGAAGAAACAGACGAAGAGTAATGAAAGTAAATGATTTCCGACGTAATTCTGTCAAATCTTGCACTCAACGAAAACTACTCTCGAAAGGTTCTTGCTCATCTAAAACCTGAATATTTCACAGATCAAACAGATAAAATTCTGTTTGATCTGGTTTATTCTTATACAACCAAATACAATGCTCCCCCTTCAAAAGAAGCATTGACGATTGATCTTGAAAATGTTTCTGGATTGACTGAGGAAAATTACTCTTCAGTCAAATCCAAAATCAATGAAATGCAAATTGAACCGACGACAAATCTTGACTGGCTCGTCACACAGACTGAAAACTACTGTCAAGAGAAAGCACTATACAATGCTGCTCTTGAAGCAATTTCGATCATTGATGGTAAAGACAAAGCAAAGAGTGCTGGATCAATTCCTGATCTGTTTTCTAAAGCTCTTTCAGTATCGTTTACGACTGCAATCGGCCACGATTTTACAGAAGACTACGCCGAACGATATGATTACTATCATCAAAGCGTTTCACGAATTCCATTTGATCTTGAATATTTCAATAAGATCACGAAAGGTGGATTGCCACGAAAAACGCTGACAGCATTTCTTTCAAACAGGACTGGTGGGGGCAAGTCTCTCACCAAATGTCATATGGCAGCATCGCATCTTTCACAAGGATATAATGTTCTGTACATCTCTGCTGAAATGGCAGAAGAAGAAATTGCAAAACGTATTGACGCAAATTTGATGAATATCACTTTGGATGATCTTGAAATTCTTCCGAAAGATGATTATTTCAAAAAAGCTAGAAAAATCAAAGAAAAAACCAAAGGCCGTCTGATCATTGAAGAATATCCAACATCAACTGCACATGTCGGACATTTCAGACATCTTCTTCATGAATTGAAACTCAAAAAGAATTTTATTCCTGATGTAATCTACGTAGATTACCTCAATATTTGCGCATCTTCTAGGCTTAAGAAAGCTAACGCAAATTCTTATGAGTATATCAAATCAATTGCCGAAGAACTTCGTGCATTGGCTGTAGAACAAAATTGTGCAATTGTCACTTCTACTCAAGGTAATCGTGATGCTCTAGACAGTTCTGATATTGATCTTTCTAATACCTCGGAATCGATTGGTCTCCCCGCAACTCTCGATCTTTTCATTGGTATCGTTCGAACTGAAGAACTCGATGCGCTCGGACAACTTCTTTTCAAACAATTGAAAAATCGTCTTGGTCCTGAAGATGTTCATAGACGGTTTGTTGTTGGAGTTGATCGTTCTAAGATGATGTTGTACGATCTTAATGACGATGCCCAAAAATCTTTCAAGAGCGATTCGCGAAATCCTGAAGAAGATACTCCTGTGATGGATCGAGGAGATTTCGGAGGAAAATCAAAAAAGAACGATTCTTCGAAAAAATTTGACAATTGGTCATAAAGACACTTTACTTCCTTGAACTCCTGAGGCATATTAAGTTCATAAGGTTTGGTTGAAACGAAGGAGAAAATGAAATGTGCATGTTTGGCGTAGAATTCCAAGACCAAGACGGCAATATTCGTTATTGGGAAATTGCCGCTGCTAATATGGATGAAGCCGAACGTATTTTTAGAAGTCAGGCTCCTTGGGGATTTCTGATTCATATTGGTGAAACGGTGAGCTAGATTTGGATATGACAATATCGTAAGACACTCATCGATCGAAAAGAGTAATCAATTCGAGTGAGAACTTCCTAAGTGCTCCGGTTGTTCTACAGTTGGTATCCAAAGTTTATTTCACGGGAAGTCCAAGTTGAACTCGTGATCTTAGTAGAACTTGGAGTGGGCCAGATGTTTTACCGTGTCTGGAGCTGTTGCCAGGGAAGTTCCCGACGGTATCCATACTTTGCGACGAATACACGGAAACGGGAAAGAAGATAACTGGAAACAAATAAAGAAAGCGCTTTCTTTATGATGACTCCTCCAGCGAGAGTTCCTCGAAACTTCTACGTGTATTCTTCGGAGAGTATGATAATGCTAGCTTTAAGTCATTCTCTTCTTTCCGGGCTTGAAATTGAAATAACATTTTAGGTTCCGTGTCGAGACGATCTGTCTCAATTAAGAATCCTGTTCAATGGCGAACTTTCGGAACGCCGAACAGAATTCGAGAAGCAGAAAGCTTCAAAAACAAATACTCGTTCCTACTCTGCCTTCTATGCAGAAAAGGGTTGTTTAAACCGAGCAGAACCATAGAGCAAGTGAGTGGTTCCTATAACATATTGGTTAGGACATGGCTAAGAGATATTCAGGTCGGACTGAATAGACCAAATTTAGGTCGACTCCCAATTGGGTAGTTTCTCGAAAACCTTTCCGACAGGGTTGCGTCATATTGAAGACGTTCCATGTCCTAACCAATATGTTATGTGAATTGAAAACAATGCCAGCAAACAGTAAAAGATTAAAGAAATTCAAACGCAAGAAAGAAATATCTCTGAAATTTCAAAAATTCTATTGGAGATATCATTTCAAGTGTTACAGAAAACATCAATGTTTATGGAATCTTGATTAATGCTGATTCGTAAATCAAATTGTGGATGGTATCTTGCCGATGTTACGGGAAATCGGCATTCACCATTCTATCCTTCAGAACAACAAGCAGTAAAGGTACTAGAGCAATGGCAGGAAGCGTCTGTGACTGTTGCCGTCGAGAAGAACAAAAAGTCATTGGAGTTTGTAGCTCAAGTTTAGGTGCTGTTTCTTTTGCATTCTGTAAAGAATGTTTAGATCATATTGCAGAACCTGAAATGATGTTTGATTACATGTATGACTTTGTTTCAGGTGATATTAATGGTCTTGCTGAATGGTGTCATCAATTCACGACTTTTAAAGATGGTCGTTACTGGACTATCCAGGAATGGTATGAATGGCGTAAGACACAACCTCCAAGTCAAGCATTTCTGGAATATCAGCAAATGTGCGAAGAAAATGATAAACTTTATACCGATTCTTCGAATGATGATCCATGGCCAGAACCTGTCGAAGATTTTACTTGTGCTAAATCTTTAACTGAGTTATGAATAATCGTTATAAGTAGTTTTTACGAAAAGGAGTTTAAAATGAATAAAGAAATTTGGACAGATCTATCGATTTCTACAGACACGCTCATCGAAGCCTGGGGTGGTCTCGGTATTGGTGACGGCGGAACACAAATTTAATTGAAATTTTGCATCTATGGTGATATTGGCTAGCACATCTGGTTTCCACCCAGAAGGATTCGGTTCGAGCTCCGAATAGATGCTCCACGTTGAATAGTAGCTCAGTTGGTAGAGCGCCTGACTGTTACTCAGAATGTCACAGGTTCGAGTCCTGTCTATTCAGCCATTGATTTGTGGTCCAATGCCAGTAAGGGTGCGAGATAGTCGTTTACCTCGGATTACTGCGTGAAACGCCACTTCAAGGATTCCAAGACTTGGATAGAATCCTTTCGTTAATCTAAAAGTCTCAAAATGTGTCTGTAATGGCATCGAGACTCTAATCCTCCAAAAGGAAAGGAGAACTCCCCATGAAAACATGCGTAACTCTATTTGTTTTCTTATTATCAATCCTAATTCCAACTACAGGAATCACAGAAGCCTCTAAAATCAACTATCAAATCGACTGTCTTGCTCGCGTAATGTATCACGAAGCCCGCGCCGAGCCTTCGAAAGGTATCGCAGCAGTTGGTAATGTTGTCATCAATCGAAAAAATTCCAAACAATATGGTAGTACCATTTGTGAAGTTGTATACTCACGGAATCAATTTTCCGGTATTCATCAAAGAAAATATACCGACTGGAAATCATACAATCGCATTTACAAAATTGCAGAAACGACGTATAGTTCAAAACATGATGTGACTTTCGGTGCTACGTATTTCCATAATCAGAAAGTGAAACCTCGTTGGTCATATCGAATGCAAAAAACGATTACAATTGGTAATCATTCATTCTATAAAAATGTGAGGTAAATTCTGTGTCTAATATTTTCTTTGCCAGCGATTTGCATTTATGTCATACCAACATTGTTAAATTTACTGATCGTGAGTCTGGAGAACGGATTCGTCCGTATGAATCTTTAGAAGAACACGATGAAATTTTGATTCAAAACTGGAACAAAACAGTTCGCTCTTTTGATACAGTTTACGTGCAGGGTGATATTTGTATCAATAAGAAAGGTATCGAAAAGGTTTCGAGACTTCATGGTCGAAAGATCCTTCTATTTGGCAACCATGACATTTTCTCAGCAAAACCTTACCTCGAACATTTTGATGATGTTCGAGGATATAAAGTCTTTACAGATCGGAAATGGGTTTGTTCACATATTCCAATCCATAAAGAATGTATTGAACGATGGAAAGTAAACATTCATGGCCATCTTCATTCAAATATCATCAACGATCCAGAGTATTTGAATGTTTCGATGGAACAAATTCAAATGATTCCTCTGAGCATCGAAGATGTCGAGAGACGAATTCAAATGAATATTGACTCTTTCCAAGAAACTGGCAAAGTGATCAACTTCTTTCATAAACATTACGAAGAAACATATCCTAATGTATCTCAATAATACACTTGCAGCAGAGTTCATGAAACAAGTTCAAGAACGTCTGTCAAAATTTCTGGGAATTACTATTACACCATATCTTTTAAATGATGCTCAATGTGATACGGATCATTTACTGAATCAATTTAAGCGACGTTATTCCGAATTTTCTGGGTTTCATGAAATTTACGTTTATCAAGATTCTCCAAATACTTTTTGTGTTTCCTTTGATCCTGAATTAAAGTCAGCTCTTAATTCTGCTTATTCTCCATTAGAATGGAATATCGGAAAAGTAAAATGAGTATTGAAGAAAAAGAACCTCTTGTCGCATTCTCGACTCCTACAAAGTTCTATGAAGAAATCACAGATCTTGTATGGGAATTCGATATCAGTTATATCGAAGCCATCGTTCATTATTGTGAAAAGAAAGGTCTTGAAATCGAGACAGTCGCAGGATTAATCAAACAAAATCCGAATCTTCAAGAACTTCTTTCAGAGGATTTTGAGAAATTGAATTATCTCCCGAAACGAACTCGAATTCCTGGATTTGAATGACACCTTTCCAAGCATATCTGATGTTTCTCGCAATGAAGAGGCATTGGACTGATTCGAATTATTGTTATCACAAATATCTCGGAAAAGTTAATGCTTCCTATTCGGCATTTGAGAAACGAAAAGATCAATATCATTTTGGAAAGCTTGCAAAACATCAAGACCTTGAAGGATTCTTGATTTCTTCTTTCATTCATTTCAATCCAAAGAGCGTCTATCCTGGTGGTATTGCTTTCAATAATGAATATCAAGAAGCATATGCCAAATGGAAGAAGCGAATTGATGCAGTCGAATTTAATCTAAAACAAGAAATCAATGCTTTACAGAAAGAAGACTTTGTAGTAAAACAAGGTCAACATCCCAAAGCATTGATCAAGTATTTCAACAAAGAACTTTCTTTGGAATCTCTTACAATTCTCAACAAAGAATTGAAGTTCTTTGAATACTGGAATGAAAAAATCTATGACAATGTTGTTTGGCCAGATGTTCGAGAGAAAGCTTTGAAGTATCAAGGTTTTCTGAAATACAATCGACCAAAAGTAAAACAAATTTTGAAAGAACAATTCAACCATTCATAAATAAATCACATTTCGAATATTTCGTTCATACTTCGTTTACAAAAGGATACTACGAAAATGAAAACATATATTGGTATTTCACGAGATCATTCAATCTCGATGCAAAGTCTCTCAAAAGCTGCTGCCAGAGACTATAATTCAAATATTGCTTCAATCAAGCAAGAATCTCAAAACAATCAAGTCGACACAATCGTTTCAGTCGTCAAATGTGGCGTAGGATCATATGCAACGGTTGAACGCGAAATCGTCAACAGTAACGTCAATGTTCTTCAACCGATTCCAGAACATGGTTACATCTGCAATGGTCGAGCAACGCCTCTTTTCGATTCAGTTGGCGAACTAATCACTCTTCTGGAAAGTGTTCCAGATGCAAATGATCCCGAAGTTGCGTTTCTTATCATGATTATCACCGATGGTGAAGAAAATTCATCAAAGACTTGGAATGCTTCGAAACTTTCAGCAAAGATTCAAGAACTTCAGCGGACCGATCGTTGGAGTTTCATTTTCCGAGTTCCCCGTGGCCAAGAACGAACTCTTGCTCGTTTAGGAATTCCTGAAGGCAACATTCTTTCATGGGATCTTAATACTCGTGGCGTCGAAGTTGCAACTGCTGCAACCAATCAAGGTTTCAAAGATTTCTATACTGCTCGAAAGACTGGCCAAAAGAGTACGACTACTTTCTATGCCGATCTTTCGAACGTTTCAGTGAATGATGTCAAGACTGTTCTGACAGATATTTCTTCAGAGATTGAAATGTATCCTGTCGAAATGAAATATCATGATATTCAAATTGCAGATTTCATTTGGAATGTTCGTCAGAAAGATCTTGTCAAAGGTAAAGCATTCTATCAGCTGACCAAACCAGAGAAAGAAGTTCAAGAGAACAAGAAAGTTCTCATTCGAGATAAGGTTACTGGTGCAACTTACGCAGGACCTTCAGCTCGTCAAATGCTAGGGCTTCCTACATACGGATCAGTTCGCCTTGTTCCGGGTAATTTCAAACAGTTTGACGTTTTCATTCAATCGACTTCAATCAATCGGAAAGTCAAGAGTGGGACGAAAGTTGTTTATTGGGAAAATGTTCGATGATCTTTCAAAATCTTGATGCAGCATTTGGAGTTCTAGCTGTTCTAATATTATCCATGGGTAGTATTAGATGGATCAAATATGAACTGAGCAATACAGTAGATGTTTCAACGTGGATGACAACCTTTCTGTTTAGCCTAGGAATATTTTGCATATTTTTAGCAATTCTTTTTTATACTCCTTAAAGGAAATACTCTATGAAACTCAATATCATTGATGATGTATCGGTGACAGATTATCCAAAAGATGCTCCACATCTTGGTGGTCATATGAATGAAACGCATGCAGATGAAGGTGCTCTCAAATATATGTGGGATAATTGGGGTGCTCGATCGATGATCGATATTGGTTGTGGTCCAGATGGCCATACCAAACTTGCTCGTGAACTTGGTTGGGAAGTTCTTGCAGTTGATGGTGATTATGAATCTCCAAAAGTCATTGATGATGTAGTGATTCATGATTTTAGTAAAGGTCCTGCTCCAGGTCTTCCGGGTAATGTTTTTGATGTCGCCTGGGCATGTGAAGTTCTAGAACATATCTGGCCTATCTATGCACCAAATTACATGGAACTGTTTAAGAATGCTCGTTATGCAGTATTTACGATGGCAGAACCTGGGCAACCCGGTCATCATCATGTTAACTGTCGAACTCCAGAGTATTGGGTCGATGTCTTTACTTTCTACGGTTTCGAAGTAGATATTGAAGAGACTAATAAGATTCGTGAAGCATCAACAATGACCGCCCGATACATGAGACAACAGGGTGTAGTATTTCGTAATACTCGTTTCCATGGGTATAAAGGAGAATATCTGTAATGTTCTATACTGGCGAAATTAAGCTGAAACGTAACCCATTTCTGAAAACATCTCCAGAACAATTTCGAACAGGTATTGATAACATCTATACCACTGCCGAGAAACAAACAGAACAATTTTTCAAAGCTTTTGGAATTGATGTGAAATTTGAAGGATGGAATAAGAAATGAAACTTCAACCTTGTTACTCTATATGCTCCGTCGATTAAATTCCGATGAGTATATGAAAGAAACTAGATATCATGGTGGATACTATTCTTATGTAACACCAAAACTTTATTTGCTTCCATGGGCAAAAGCTGCGTGTACAATTCATAATCGAATGCAATGGATCAAAGGTCGAGGAAATCAACCAAATCCTTGGATCATTGTCAAAGTGACTTTGAATGTTTCTGAGAATGAAATCGAAAGACTCCCATAACAACGTAAGTCTTGGAAAAGAAAATGAAATACAGAATCATTCAACCAGATAGAAATCAAGAAACCTATCAAGTTCAAATGAGTTTGTTTCCTTTTATTTGGACCAATCTTTCTTCCAATACTTTATCTTTAAAAGTGCGTTAGCTTCAGTGGAATTTCATTTAGAATATGATGAAACTAAAAGGAACGAACGCAGAGAAAAGCGCAGAAGGAAAATGCGAGTCGTTAGAGTATTTACAAGTAAACGATAAAGGAGTATAAGAAATGTCTAACAAAATTAATAAGGATCGTTCTTCAAAGATCCAAGGAAAATCTACTCACGAACTGAAGCGTATTGCTGCATCTGGTAGTCTTTCAAGAGCTGCTGCAGAATATGAACTCAGGAAGCGTGGAGAGATCGCTTAAATAAAGCGACGTGAATTTATCAATATGAACATTATGAATGAGGTGACAAAACAAATCGTTATACATCGATATACAAGGATACTACGTAAATGTCATTTGCAAATCTAAAACGCAACAAAGATAAATCACTCGAAAAACTCAACAAAGAAGTCGAGAAACTCAATGGTCAACGCGACAAGTCTGGTGGTGATGATCGTTTCTGGAAACTGACAGTGGATCAAGCTGGTAATGGTTCGGCTGTTATCCGTTTCCTTCCTGCCCCAACAATCAATGATGTTGAGGAACCTGTTCCATTCGTTCGTGTTTTCAATCATGGTTTCAAAGGACCTACTGGTAAGTGGTACATTGAAGACTCTCTGACTACTATTGGTCAAAAAGATCCAGTCTATGAACTGAATGGCCAACTGTACAATGCTTCAGAAGATAAAGATTCATGGCAGCGTAAACAAGCCTCGGCTCAAAAACGTAAAGTTCGATACATTTCGAATATCTATGTTGTCAAAGATTCGGCAAATCCAGAGAATGAAGGAAAGGTTTTCCTTTACTCATATGGTAAAAAGATCTTTGATAAGCTGAACGATCTGATGAATCCTGGTGAAGACGATATCGAACCGCAAAATCCTTTTGATTTCTGGAATGGTTCGAATTTCCGTCTTCGTCAACGTAAGGTCGATGGATGGCCAAATTTTGATAAGAGTACTTTCGATTCACCTTCAGAACTTCTTGGAGGTGATGATGAGGCTCTTGAGGAACTGTACAACAAACAGTATTCTCTTCAAGCGTTCCTCGATCCGAAGAATTACAAGACTTACGAAGAGCTTGAAAAGCGTCTGAATGAAGTTCTTGGAAAAGACTCGAAAACTGTTCTGGATGGATCGAAGAAGTCTGAACCGAAACAGTCTCGCGAAGCTGAAGAACAGAAGACGCGAGAAGAAGATGATATTCCATTCATTCCAGATTCGTCTTCGAATGATTCTTCTAGTGAAGATGACGATGATATGTCATTTTTCAAATCGTTAGTTGAGGAATCTGAAACAGACTAAGAATTTTTTCTTTTTCTAAGTCTAAAAACTTTCCCAGGAATCCAATGGATTCCTGGGATTTCTTTTTGGAATTTATTTTCTATTCCATTATTCCACCATTTTCTTCCTGTCCCATCTGTACCATTTTTTCTTTTAGTTTCTACAGCTTTCATTGCTGTTATTTTGTTTGTGCCATTTCGTTTTCTAGTTTCGGCAGTTTTTAATGATGCAGATTTTGTTTTTTCGTTGCTGATACCAACATTCCACGGTTTTATTTTTCTCGCTTTTCTTGTTTCAGAAATTTTATCTTTATGTTCTTGTGTAAGTGGTGTAAATTTACCTTTTCTTGTAAAAATTATTTCATATTCTATACCAACTAATGGATCATTTTTGTCTACTAAGAAAGATTTACTTTCAGGTTCAGATATTTTTCTGACATGAACTTTACCTTTCTTAGACTTTGAAATATTTTCACGTTTTTCTTTAGATGTCTCTGACCCTTTAGGTCTCCCAGTAATTTGATTATATTTGTGAGTGCCACCTTTTCCACCGGGTCTTATATTATATGTATCTTTTCGTAATATCCATTCTTGATCGACAAAGAATGCTTCCATTTCATCCATATGGCCAGGATCATCACAAAAACATAGAATTTCTTTACTAAAATTTTCTTTGCCATATTTCTTAATTGCATTCTTTATACCATCACCTGAACCAAGATAAGCGTCATACGGATTTTCAGTTTTATGTTTTCCACGATATTTCATACCATTCAATAGATTTGTTGTTTCATAGATTGTGTAATAAGTATCCATTGCTGGAAAGACTCCTGTGTCAGCAGTTGAGCATCTAGAGGTCGGTGGATACGGCAAATATCGCGACCGACATTAATTAGCAAAATCGATTTTCTGAGGGTTTTCTTTTGATTTTACGTGAATTTTCAAAAATAAGAAATTGTATTCGTTAAACAAAAAGCCCTCTAAAACCCGAAAATTTCCAATAAGGACAAAGTTAGCTTCAAAACATTTTATAATACCTAAAATATCACGTTTTTGACTTTACTCTTTTTTCGAAATAAAGTATGGTTCAGTTTAACGAGTTGGTGTAGAGGACTTAAATGAAAATTCTTTTGGGAATCATTGTCATAGTTGGAATTATCTGGTCATCTTTTGATCTAAAGGAAATGTAAAATGAAATATGCAATCTATCGCGAGGAAGATGGAACCTATTCAGCCGATGCAACTGGCATGATTACTGATGATGTCGTTGCTTACGTTGAAGGTTATCAAGCAGCCTATGATAAAGTCAAAGAACTCAATGCTGGCCGTACTTCGACAAATCAAGTGACCCTCGAGAACCTTTCCCCGGAGCGCCTCCTGCAACCATAGAAGTATTCTTTTGATTGACGACTGTTGTTTGATTTCTTGCATCAACTGGAGCAGAAACAACAGAAGGAGTAGAAGATTCTTTCTTTTTCAATTGGGCTTGGCGTTTCTCTAGAGATGCCAAGTCCTTTGTTTTTGGAAGTGGTTCGTTTTGTTTCTTTTGTAAAGAACCTCCGGTGAAATGATCTGCAATTGCTCCACCAACTTTTGACCCACCAATGGCTCCTCCGACGCCTCCTACGAGGCTTCCAATTGCCGCACCAGGAACTGCCCCAATCCCGCCGAAAAGTGAACCAATTCCTCCACCAATAAGGGCACCGCCTTGCGCGCCTGCGACAGCACCAGCAACTCCGCCCGCAGTTGAACCGATTGTTCCTGCGACGACTTGTTTCTGTGATTGGCCTTGATCAATTCGATCTTTTGCTTCCAGTGCTGCAGTGACCGGAATCGCAGCAACACCAAGACCCTTGGCAGCTTTGGGGAGAAGTTTACCAGCACCTTTTGCAAAATTTCCAAGACCAGATAAAACACCCTTTGATGACGTAGCAACGCCATCCACTGCTCCAGCAACTTTCGGGAGAATTTTTGATGTCGCACCTTTGAAAAGATTCTTTGCACCACCAGCGAAAGATGCTGCTGCTTTGGAAACACCTTTTCCACCCATTCCAAGAAATCCACCAATAGTTGATGCTATGTTTCCAACAGTAGAATTGTTCTGTGGCATATTCTGTAAAGCTTCTTCAAAGACCGTTCCAATTTGTTTGACGGCATTTTCAGAGAATGAATCAATTGAAACATTTTTATCTTGTTTTTCAATCTTTTCATTTTGTCGATAAGAAGAAGTTGAAGATTCTCCAGTACTAGCTGCAACTTTCGGCTGATTGATTTGTTCATCTTTTACAAATCTTCCAGATTTCAAATCACGAATAACTGGTTGCCCGGTCGCAAGAATTTCTTTTCTTTGAATTGGTTGTTGTGCTTTTGGTTCAGGTTGAGTTGTGTTTGAATCCCGCTGTTTTGGTTCAACAACATTAATTGGTGTTATATTAGCACTCGAAACATTATGTTTTGGTTCAACAACATTAATCGGTTTCTGAGTAAATGTCTCTTGAGTTTTCAGTGCATATTGTTTAAGAGGGCTTTCATCCAGTTTCTGAGATTTGTTGAAAAGAGGTTTCGTTTGTATTTCAGCAGAATTCTGTTTCTCAATTATCTTTTCAGCAATTTTTACAGGTTCATGATTTTTATCTTTTTTGTTCGAATTTTTTGTAAGAACTGTCGCAATTGAAGATACAACTGCTTTCAACGAATTGATTGATGAAACAATTGAAGTGAAATCGTATTCAGGATTATTCAACTTTGAAACTTGAAGAGAATCTTGTTGCGGTCTGTAACGTTTCCCGAGGGCTTCTGTGAAAGCAGTTTTTGCGATATACTTTGATTGTTTTCCGACAACTTTCAAGCTAGAAACAAGAGGGTTGTCTTGCTTTGCTGATGTTTCTGAATTATCTTTACTAGACGAAATCGGATTGACAGAGTTCTGAATCTTTTCATTCAATCCTGCGAAATCATACAGATCGTTCTTATCATCTTCGGATTGAATTTCTGGAAGAGTCATATTATTTTTCGTTCGAAGAGTTATCTTTTAGTTTCGGAGCAAACTTCTCAAGACCAACCATTCCAAGGCCGGTACACACAATCCATTGAAATGAATCATAAATGAATTGAGCAATCTGTAATCCAAAGAACATGTTTCCAATAAATGCAACAATCATCATCACAAGAGCAATTCCAGTAACAAGACGTTTACTGGAAAGTCCTCCTTCATGATCTTGAAAAAATTCTGAAAGAGCCTCTTTGATTTTCATTCTGAATCTTCCTTATTTCTTTGTTCAAGATGCATTTTGTAAAGAGAGAAATAGATTTCTCTTTCAAAAGGAATCATGTTTTCAATTTCAGTCAATGAATACTTATTCAGAACAGCAGTCATATAATGATTGAAAAAGTAGTAATTGCTGAGATTATTATACCCCAGCATCAAAGAAAAAAATCTTTGAGTCCCTCCAAAACAAATTTACGATCATTTCCAAGTGAGTTTTTGTAATGAATTTCATGATAAAGTTTTGGGAGTTTCTCAAAGAATTGTTCAATTTTCAACATTGCATTTTTCGGAAATGTTTCGACCCATGCTTCAAGTTCTTCTTTTGTGATCGATGAAGGATCAATGATTTCATCATTCGAATAAATTTGTTCAATGATTGAAGCAACAAGCGCGATTGTATGATTTGGATTTTTTGAATTGAAATTAATCAATTCTTCAAATTCTGAAATGCCGGGACAACGAAGCTTGATGTGATTGTTTTCATCGAGTTGAATGATATTATTCTCTTGATTGTATTCCATTTTGACATCTTCAAGATTCAACTGTAAATCAATGATCTTTTCATCTTCGAAATCTTGAATCTTGAATTCCACGATTTCACCGACAGATTTCATTCGAAGTTGAAGAAACAGCCATTCAAGATCAAACATCGGAAGTTTTTCAAGCTCAATTTCCGAAATTATGCAATTCGAAAGAATCTGTTTGATTGCATTGACAATGTCATTGGTTTCATTCGATTGTTCAGCAATCAAAAGAATTTTTTCTTCTTTGACAGAGAACTGTTTGAACTTTACTTTCTTTCCGTTTGACGGTAGAACTGTTTCAAAGATTGCTGTTTCGATTTTTGGAAGAGCCATTCTCTTTTCACTTTACTTTCGTTGAAAGATGCTTTAAGAAGTAATTTAGAATGTATTATTTGATCATTGGATTGACTTTATTTCTTGCAGCATCTGGAGGAATGAATTTTCTCGCAGACTGGACAAGAATTGAAACATGGAAACAATTTATCGCTCGATACTGGGCAGGATGGAACGTTTTTGTCACAATGGTTTTTGCAATCACATTCATTCTTGTATCAACTTTAGGAATTTTCAAATTTGACTGATTGGCCTGAACTCAAACCAGAACATATCAAATATGTTGCATGTCGATTTGATGACAAAGTTGTCGTTGGTCCAATGCCATATCGACATCATCATATTGTGAACATTGCATCACAATTGGGGTTTAGGTGTTCACAATATGATCAAGGATTTTCAGTTGATGGTGAAACATTCATCGATCGAATCCAAGCAGCAAAAATTGCAATCGAAACAGGCCAAATTCAAAAGCTTAATTGGCCTCCAAATCTATATTCAGAAGATCTTTGGTAACCATTAAGAAAGGAAATATACCAATGAAACGACAAGGCACTAAATTCCCATTCCCGTCAACTATTGATGCAGCATACTGGAAAATTTCAGTATCTCCACATTTCTCGACATACTCTCTAAAAGAAAACGGAGATGGTCGAGTTGGTCTTTGGAATAACAAATTCCAGACGTGGTATACTTTCACCGATAAGGAAGTTACCAAAATTCTTAAAGTACTTCAAGAAAAAGACAAAGTTCTTGAAACTCTTTTCATTGGCCAGAAAGCATTTTTCAATGTCTGAGTATGATGCAATTCTTCGTGACTGGGCTGAAGTCAACTGGGGAGATTCAAAAGTTCTTATCGGAAAGATTTTTGAAGACTCCAAAGGAAGATTTCTAGATGGAATGGAAGTTAGAACTTCTTCTCTGAAATCAATTGTCGACAATATCGCAACGACAAAGAATACTCGATATCTTCTAGAGAATCCTCGTTAGATTTGAGGTCGAGTGACTCTTGAAGAGTTCTGAACAACCCCAGCCAATTGATTATTTTCCATTGGCTGATTGACACCAAATGCAGGATCTGAGAAAGATTGTCCGAAAGACTTTTCTTTCCAGGTCCTGTATTTCCATGTCACCTGAAATTCTGTGATTTCATCTCGAGAAAACCAACGAACACCAATTGGTTGAATTTGAACTGGAAATGCATCGATGTATGTATATTCCAGAACAGGATTTCCTTGCTCATTGAACTGAGTTGTAACAACTTGAGCAATGTATTGATCTTTGTACGCGACTCGAAATTTCTGAGATGCATCTGAATCGACATCAAAGTCGATGATGTTTCTGATCCATTCGTTAAAGAATTTGATCAATTCACCATTAGAGTCTGCATAGAAATTCGTCTGAAGATCAAAGAAAGAGATTCCTGTAGGGAAATACTCCAGGAATCCTTGACCATATCTACGAATGTCAATTGAATCCACATTCGTTCCAGGAAGTTGTGAGCTGTTACAACGAAATCTGATTTCTTCCGAGAGATTACTTGATGTGCTCCAAGCAGGCATTCCAGGAATTGTCAATTCAAATTGAGATGGTCTCAGAAAACCGTTTGCTCGATCAATTTCTGAAGTGAAATTGGTGATATTGAAAGACATTATTTCATTCCCATAGCAGCAAGAGAGTCCTGCCAGACTTTATACTTACTTGCTTTCTGGAAAGCTGAACTGTCAAGAAGAGAAACGTAATTCCATTCTTCTGGAGGAACTGGTTCAAATAGTGACCTGAAATGATCATTAAGATATAATTTAACACATGGACCAAATTCTGGCCAAGTTTTGATTGTATTAATCATACCAATTGTAAGTTTGTATTTGGTTTCATCAGTTTTTCCACGAAGTTCAAAGATTTCACGAATCTTGTCAAAGAGTGCTACTCTGAGTCTTGGTGGCAAATAATGCAAATTAATTGCGAGAATGTGCTTTGGTCTATATGAAAATGGAATGATTAATGGGAAGGCGTCCCAATATGGCAATTCTTTTTCATATTTTGCATGGTAACGAACCATATATAAGTTGCCAAGTCGAGGACGATTTGTAGGACCATCGCCAACTTTGTTTGCTCTGCGTGAATAGAAAGCTTGTTTGACTTTCAGATCGCCGTCACCATGAGCAATCTTTACGACTTTATCGCGAAGCCATTGAACACTCTTATCTTGTTCTTTATCGATCTGATGTTTCGCGATTGCCGACTTCAAAAATTCTGTATGGGGACCGATCTTACGTGGCATGCTTTCTTTTCACTTTACAAGAAGACGAAATACTTATAGAGTGATCTTCGATAGAGTTCATCATAAGGTTGATAGAGGAGAATTTGTGATGGCTACCAAAAAGCAACTGAACGAAGTTCTCAAGCCGATGTTTAAGGCTTGGGATCGGTATGCTCTTGGATTGACTACTGGTGGAACTCCTGCTCCTCTTCCTCAACCAATTCAATGGGAAGGATATGAAATCAGTATCCAACTCGTTCGCCGAGGCCGAGTGCTTTGCGGAGTTCCTTTCCCTTTTGCTTTGTTCGAATTTTGGTATCAAGCCAGTAAGGAAGGGAAACGAGTTGTTGGCGGGCAAACCATTCGTGGTGAATTCATCGATGCTCTCTTTAAGCGTATGAAGAAGGAAATGGTATGACCATCGTGAATCATTATCCTGAGAATACCAAACAGACTCTGTATCTAGAAAGTGGTTATGGAACGACTGTTGAAGATCTTCTGGAAAGAATTCGTGAACATTTCGGTGATGTGAATTTCGCGGATCTTAAGATCACCAGTGAAAAGATTCACACTCGTTGCATCACGTATGACCTCTATGATGGCGCAGATTGGGATGATTACATTATCATCTCTAAGGAGTAGAAACTACTATGAATTACCATACTCTTAATCAATGGATGAAAGATAATCCAAAGTGGTCATATTTTCATCGTGCACGCAAGTATAAAAGGAAAATGAAAAAGTTTCCCGAATATTTTTCTATGTTTCTGGATGTTTATGAAGAATTACAGAAGCCGAAACGTTCGCGACGCAAATTTGCTCATGGATTGTCTTCTAAGGATTGGTAATGATTCATCTCAAAATCACATTGGAACCTTTCATCGAAAAGGTTCAAGAAACAAAGGATCTGAAACCGATTCGGAAAGCTGAATGGTTTCTGAAACTTTGTACTCTTGATGAAGAAACTGTGAGTATCAAGCAAATTGAGACTTTACAGAATGAAATCTGTTTGAGTAATATCGGTGGAAAGAAAGTCCGCACTGATGCGTTCCGCCGACTTGAGTTCATTAAACTCGGCATCATCCAAGAAGTTCAATTTTTGGGAGACATGTGTTGTATCTATCCTGGTGATCCTGATGGATCTATTTCAAAGGACATTTGCCGTCTGATGGGAAATGAATGGAAAGAACCTGAAATTATTGTGAAATACGAATAGGAGATTAGAATGACTGATTTCAATCCTCAAGTCGGTGACCAGTTCCTCGTAAAGAAATATGGCGAGGATGGTGATTATCTTGTCACTGTCGTTTACGTGAAAGAAGAGTATCAAGATATCATTGTCGATTGTCCTGAAATCAAGCGTCTTCAGATCATGTCGTTCTGGAGTCTCAAACAAGCAAAGGAAGTGTGATGAAGGCTCCGGTAACATACTTTCCAAATTGGATCAGTCCAATTTCGCAAAATTCAATTTTCGATGAACTGTTGAAGATTGATTGGGTACAAGTTCCTGGAAGGCCGAGGCGAGAATATTGGGCTGCAGAAAAGCCGTATACTTACGGTAGTGGTCTTGCAACTCATACATACGATCCACAGCCTTGGCCAGATATTGTTCGAGATATTTGTTCTGATCTATCATATTTTGATGATTGGCAAGGCCTCGATTTCGATGGTTGTTTTCTGAATCGTTATGATAATGCTCGTGATCATCTTGGATGGCATGCCGATGATTCGCCATCAATCGATCATGAAAGACCAATTGCTATTGTGACTTTGGGCGAAGGGCGTGAAATTCAATTCAAGGAACAAAATCCAGATTCAGAGATCGAAACTCTGTTTCTGGAACCAGGATCATTGTGTATGATGCATGCCGGAATGCAACAAACTCATTTCCATCGCATTCCGAAATCGAGTAAATCTCATATTGGGACTCGTATTTCACTGACTTTCAGAGGATTGGTTTGATGGGAAAATCTCTCGCCGATTACCTGGCTGAAGGTAAAACCAAACATCAAGCATGGACTGAAATGCTTGAACTCACTCCAGAAATTGAATTGACTGCAAAGAAATGGCTGGAAGTCGAGGGAAGTTTCGCAGTTTACAATTGCGATGTAGATGTCTATTATGATTATCTGAAAGAATCGAAACCTTTTGCGTATTCAAATTTGATTACGAAAGCAAAATTCATTATTAATGAACTTGATGGTGATGTTGGTGTGCTGTACGGATTGAAAGGTGTAACAATTTAATGACTGTCAAAGATCTTATTGAGAAGCTACAAAAATTCGATGAAAACCAAGTCGTAAGACTTCGTGTTACTGACGAAAAGTATGAAGGATTTGATAATGTTTACGATTTTACTCTCGAAGAAATGGTAAATGAGATTGTGATTTGCGAATGAAAGACTTTCTTGGAAACATTCTTGAGCTTGGCGATGAAGTCATTTTCATGCGACCAGGTTATCGCGATTTTGTATTTGGTAAAATCATCAAATTCACTCCTCAAAAAGTGAAAGTCGAATATCAAATGCATTATTCATATCAAGATGGTAGGCCATATTATGATACGTATATGGAATATCCAACATGTTTCATCAAACATGAAAGGAAAGAACCGTGACTCAAGATTTCAAGAAAATTGAACTCGCTCTTTCAGATCGAATGCTGAAAGAATTCAAAGGAGAGGATGTCAATCATCCTGAAACCTTTCATCGAATTGTCATGAGGATTGCAGAAGTTCTTGAAGAAGAGTTCGGAATTCTTCAGCCATTCAATCTGGATTTCACAGAGGAGTTTTGTATTCCTTTGATTGACATTCATCCTGTTAGTGAAATTCCAGAATGGAATACTAAGAAGAGTTAATACATCCCTTTTGGTAAATTTTTCTCACTCATCACTCGGAATTCCCAGTTTCTTTCAGCACAATACTCACGAGCGTATTTCCATTTGTCTTGATTATTCTGCCAAGTAATACATTCAGAAATATATTTCGGAGTTTTTCGTGATCTTGGAACAGGTTCTTTCAAATCTGAGGAATGTTTAATTTCAATCATGATTGTTCGCCCATCTTTGAAACGAACCACAAAATCAGGAAAGTATCTTCTCACCTTCTGCTTCGTTGAATCGTAGTAATTTACTGTAATTGTCTCACTTGACCAGAATTTAACTTCGGGGTGTGTGTCAAACCATCTCATAAAATGCCACTCTATCTTCGATCTGAAATAGACAGGACGATTTTGTGGATCGATATACTTCGACGGATTTGTTGGTTTAAACGTCCCACTCCAAGGAATTTTCAAATCTCCATCATTTTCTTCAAGAATTCACTTTACTTAAGAATGATGAAAGGTTAGAGTTCATTATTGGTTGAAAAGAGGAGATTTCAAATGGGTACCGGAAATCCGAATTATAATCGTTCCAAAAATGATTGGAAAATTGCTGCGAATCGAGCGATGGCCCAGCGAGACAATCTTCTTCGAGACTATGGATTTCTGATGCCCAGTTCTGTTTGGAAGCTTCATCAGAAATATCTTCATGCTCTTCAAATGATGGATATCACAGAATGATCGGTGGATTTATCGTTACTCTCGTGATTTTGGCAATTGTTGCCTATGTTAATTCTCGCGAAGGAAAGGAATTGTTCTGATGAAAGTCAAATGGCGAGTTTCTTATACTGAATATGAACGAGGTTGGGGTCAAAGACCAGATGGTTTCAAAGATTTCGATTCTTATGAAGATGCATACAAGCATTACAAAGAATTCAATGCGCAAAACAATTTGCCATATGTTCCTGATTGTTATTCTGTAGCACATGAACCGAAAGCGATTCACGAATAAGTAATCCTGAATAACAATCAGGATTCTTAATGGCCAATAAAACAATTGATCCGAGGACCTGGATTTCTCGAAAAGAACTTAAAGGGAACAAGACGCTATCCTTTCCTGTAAATCTGGATGCGACTGTTCCCCATTTCTTTGAAATCAAATTCGTAAATTACGAACGAAATGCTTCGCTTGAAAAGGCGAAGCAGACACCAAATTCGGTTACGATCTTTCTTCCAACGCCTGCAAACATTCGAGACACAACTTCACTTGAATTCGATGAATACGAATCATTCGGCGGTCTTGATAACATTCTCGAAGCTCCGACATCTTCACAACAAGTTGCTGCTGCGAAAGAATCTGGAATGGGATTTCTTGGAGCAGCTGTTTTAGGAACTCTCAGACACTTCTCAGAGACTGGAACAAACAAGCTGACAAAGGGACTGACTGGTGATGGTTCGCTCGGCTCACGAGTCTCTAAAGTCGCTCAAAGTCAGGCAGGAGCTATCATCAATCCAGCTTTGGCTGTCGAATTTCATGGTGTTCAACGAAAGAACTATCAATTCTCCTGGAGAATGGTAGCAACAACTGCTGAAGAATCTCAGAAGATCAATCAAATCATTGATTGCATTCGTTGGAATGCTCTTCCTGAAAGAGTTTCGGGCGATTGGATTTTGACTTATCCTAACATTGCTTTCATGAAATTTCATGGAACTCAATCTTACGGCAATCCTCAAACCCCTCGACAAATGATTCAATTTGGTCCTCAAGGTTCCTTCGTTTCTTCAATCAACATTGAAGTCAATGGATCATCTGCAACTCAAGTGTTTTTCAAAGATACTGGAGAACCTGTCGAAATTTCCATTTCAATCAATTTCCAAGATCGCGGAATTGTTACTCGCGAGATGGTCGATTCAAGTTGGCAGAATTAAGATGAGATATTTCGAAGCCTTTCAAACCATAGATTATAATAATCAGAACGCCCGAAACCTTTTGACTCGTGTCAGGTTTCTTGAAAATGCGAAAGATGTCATTTCGATCTATCATCCTTTCACGATTCAAGATGGTGAAGATCCTCGAAAAATTGCATACGATTACTATGGTTCGACTGATTATGTATGGATCATTTTCCTTGCGAATAATATCATCGATCCTTATCACGAATGGCCTCTTGATACTTTTGAATTCGAAGAGTTTCTGAAAAAGAAATACGGATCATTAGAAACTGCTCAGAGTACAATTCTCTACTATCAGAAGAATCCTGAAATCTATTATGTTTCTCTGACTGATCCTAGAAACTATCTTTCATCTTCTGAAATTGGATCGGCCGATCTTTCTTCGTTCACTCGAATTGAACAAGATTCACGAGTTAAAATTACTCCAGAATCGTTCGAAGTAAATCCTTCTGATGATTTCTTTCCAGTTTCTGCATATGATTATGAAATGAATTTGAACGAAGAAAAGCGAAACATCAAACTGATCGATAATTCGTATGTTCGTATGCTTGATCGCGAATTAAAAGCTGTTTTGAATCAATAAAACGCTTTACTCCCTTTCGAAAATGATCTAAACTTCATTCAAGTTAAATGAATGGAGATTAACTAATGAAATCTCGCAATGTTCTTGGAGAAGAACGGAGAGAAGCAGTGAGACTTCTCCGCCGAATTCAGAAAGCATATAACGAAAATAACAAAGATTCGTTAGAATCTTTGATGAAATTTGTCGATATATTTCTCGAGAACCGTGATGTCTGATCATTGCCCTGAAACTCGCGAAGAAGTGATTTCTCTTTCGGTTTTGTCAAAATAAAATCATCATTATTGAAAGGTACTTCTGATGCAAAACATTTTCGGTTTCAAGCGAGGTGAAAAGAACACTGGTCTTGCTGCGATCGCTAATCCTCATGCCCATGTTCATATCAAACATAAAAAGCAATGGATTGGACAAATCATTCCACCTTCTGTTTTTGGTGAAACAAAGTGGAAGATTGGCCTGATGATCAAGGATCCTGTTGCACACTGCGGTTGGCGTTGGATTTGGTTCACCAAACGATTTGATGCTGAAGATGAAGCTCGAATTTGGGTCAATCAACAAGCTCAAGGCATTCTCAACAAGTTTGATCTGCATTATATGGACCCTTACTGATGACCACACAAAAAGACATTATCAGGCAAGCCTTGATTTACGCAATTCAGGGTCGCGAATCTTATCTTGATGTATATCGCGGAGATGCTTCTGATGAAGGGATTCAAATTCGCAAAGAAACGCGGGATGAAATCAAGAAATTTAAAGACCTTTTGAGAAAGAAGTATAATGCTATTACTCATGATGATTGGTTGAAACAAAATTCGACTTCAGTATGAATCTTCGATTTGATGGAAAATGATACTTTCGGAAAAATCATGAGCGAACATTACCCTGAAACTCGCGAAGAAGTGATTTCGTGGTTCTGTGATCCACATTTCAGAACCGGAAAGCTCTATTACGTTCGTGAAATTGTCGAAGAAATTCTGGACAAACTCATTCAATGGGAAACGAATAGTGCATCACGAGCATGGAATATCATGCTTGATAATGGATATGCTGTCGACATTGATGTAGCAATTCAAGAAATTCTTGAGAGAGGATTGCTTGTCACCGATCGGCCTTTCAATTGTTGGATAACTCGTGAAGGAAAAGTTTATACCTGTAAATGGGCTGGCCACTCTCGACTTCTCGATATTCTTTTGATGAATGAACATGAAGCCGAAGAATTGGGTTGGACAAAGGTTTCTAATAACAATGTTTTCTGCCTGTTTAAGAAATCTCGTGAACAAATCAAGATCCTTAAGAAACTTGGCCATGTGACCGACAAATCTTTGGAACGACTGAAACCTGTATGGAAAGAAAAGAGCTTTACTTCCTAATCTTTTCGCGGTATAGTTCATTATAAGGTTTTAATGAAAGGATTTGTAATGGCTAAAATTGAAAAACTATTTCGCGTTTACGTTTTCGACCAAGATGGTTCCGAACGACTAGGTGCCACTGTTTTTGCCAAATCTGAACCTCATGCAAAAATCGTCGCCAAAGGGCAAAGAATCCATCCTCGTTCAATTTCATGTGTTGTGGAATTGTCTCAGAAAGGAACGTTTTAATGGAAAAGACTTGGTCTCGTGAATTCTTTATGAAACGCGGCGGGCGTTACATTTTCGCCGATGTTCTTCGATTTGAAGAAGTGAAAGTTGAAAATCCTATGTTTGGTATGGAACGCGGTGTTATTCGAGGTAAGGCTCGAACGAAAGAAGGTCGTGAATTTTTCTTTGAAAGTGGTATGGGTACTATGTGCGAAGTCGAGTCGCGCCATATTCGCGATGATATGATGGGTTACAAGGATATCGACGAAGAAGCTTTTTTCAATGGTGTTTGGGATTACTGAAATGATTTCCAAGCGACGTAAATCAAGCAAAACCAAGAAGAATGTTTCTTCGTTTGCTCCCTATCAAGAAACTCAATACTATTTCGAAAAGATCGACAATGCTATTCGAAAGTCTCTTGAAACGAAGCAAGCTCGAAAGCAAGTCACTCTTCGAAAATTCAGCTGGGAAATTACAGCATGAGAATCAACATCGAATTTAATCTTCGTGAAAATGGAGAAGATTTTCAATATCGTTTCGAAAATGCAATGGATCAAATCAAAGAAAAATTGATTCCAGAATATTTCGAAACTGGTATCATTCGTGATATCAATGGCAACAAAATTGGTGAATGGAAGGTTCTATAAAATGCCTATTCAATTATTTCAATCAGACGATGAAAATTATGGAGATGTTTTCGAAATTCGTCTAGGATATGGTGATGTTCTAATCGGAACTGCTGAAAGACACAAAAAATCTGAAACGCCTCCAGCATTTGGAATTTCGTTTCAACAGATCGATGAACCAGGTGAAATTGGCCAGAAGTATCCTCTTGAAACAGAAGAACAAATCAAAGATTTCATGCAAAAAGAGACCGTTTGGTTGGTTCTTGAAGACATTCGAAATGCTCAGATGTTGAAAAAGTATGCAGAAAAAGCGATTAAATTCTTTGAAGAAAATTCGGAATAAGTATTCCTGATTAACATTCAGGAATTTTCTATCATTGGCTCAACAAGGAATTGAATCATTCAACATTGGAGGCAAACTTCAGAATCTTGAAGTCACTCTGACGAATTACAAACGAGACAAAATTCTCGACATTCGCAGTATTGTTTCTGATATTGTATTCTATGAAAACATCTTTGCCGAGACAATGCATGGTCATTTGACGATCATCGATGCTGTCGGGCTTCTTTCAGGATATGGACCTTTCCAAATTCTAGGAGAAGAATATCTAAACATCAAGTATTCTATTGGAGATCCTTCTCGACCAGAGCGGGATCTCACATTCTTTGTATATGACATTGGTCCAATTGTCAATGCTCAGAACTTGAAACATAAACGATACATGCTTTCGTTTTGTTCTGAAGAGAATATCATCGATGCTGCGGTGAACGTTCAGAAGAGCTATCGTCAACCTCATTCTGAATCTATCAAAGATATTGTCAAGAATTTCCTGAAATCTAAGAAACCAATCGACGTTCTTGAGACAAAAGGAATTCATAGAATTGTAATTCCTCTTCTGAGTCCGTTCAAAGCAATCGATCTTCTTCGCAGGCGTTCGATTTCAACTTTATATTCTTCAGCATCTTATCTTTTCTTCGAAACAGTTGAAGGATTCAAATTCAAAGACATTGAATCTTTGATTGTTGATGGTAAAAAGAAAATCGACAAAGATCCAAAGTATTACACTTACACCATTACAGAGTCTGGATTACAGAATACAGGGAGTGAAGAAAGTTCCGAAACAACTTCTGTCGATGATCCAAGAAATTACAATCAAGCTCAGTTCAAGACACTTTACAATTTCACTCAATCAAAGAAAGCAGATACAGTCGAGAAATTGAAACGAGGAATGTTTCATTCTACGACAATGTCATTTGATCCTGTCAATGTTTCTTTGAAATCTGACGACTATCGATTCAACTCATCAAAAACAAAATCACTTGGAAAGTATCAGGAGAATTCGAAAGCGTTCTCCGATGATTTCACGAACAATTCAAATTACACAACTAATTTGTTTGTTCAGAAAGATTCGAGTGATCTTGATTCGTTTGTCGATGAAATTCTTCCGAACCGACTGTCTTACATGACAAGACTTGCTCAGAATGTTTTCAGTGCTGATTGTGTCGGTGATACGGGAATTATTGCAGGAGATGTCATTCGAATTCCGAATGTTCCTGCTTACAAAGACATTGATGGTAAAGGAAATACTGACGAATTGCTTTCAGGCGATTTCTTGATCACTGGAATTGTTCACAAACTCACTCAAGAAACTTACGCTCAATCTCTTGAAATTTACAAAAATGGATATGGAAAATCAGTCGAAGATTCGACTCAATGATGCTTTACTTTTGAATCTTCTCGCGGTATAGTTCATCATAAAGTTTGAACGAACTCATTAAGATTTGAACGAAGCAAGGAGAAATTATCATTATGCAAACGGAACCTTGGACTTCTGATTGGAAATTGTTTCCTTATTGTGTTGTTGCTGATGCATTTGATCCTGATCAAGATTATCGCGGAATTCGAGTTGGAGAACTTTCTGCAAAAGATCAATTTCGAAAGCTCATCGAAAGCAGTAACTATAAAGAAGTTGCAATTTTCCAATTGTTTTCGGAAACTGAAATTGTAAGAATCGAACATTGGAAATTCGAAGAATAATCTAAACATTTCAAAATCAATCTAAGTATGCTCGTCTTCAACATTAAGGCGAGCATTTTCTTTGCTTATTGATCTCAAAGGCTTTTTTGGAACAGTAGAATCAAGAGATGATGAACTGAAACTTGGAAGAGTTCAGATTAGAATCATGGGTCTTCATCCAGAAGATAAATCATTACTTCCAACAGAAGATCTTCCTTGGAGTATGCCTCTCCAACTCGTTCAATCTGCCGGATTTGCTGGTGTCGGTGCATCACCGACAGGAATTCTTGTCGGTTCGAAAGTCTTTGGAGTGTTTCTAGATGAAGATCGACAAATTCCTTTTGTTCTTGGCGTTGTATCTGGCGGTGTGGGCCATCTTGGATTTGGTTTATCTCAGAATTCTGCAACTCAAGCGGCATCTAATGTTCCCGCTACTTTGGGCGAGATACCAGAAGCGACTCAAGAAAAGGCTTCAGCACTCACCAAAAAGCTTATGGAACGATACGGCCTGACAGATTATCAGGCTGCTGGGATCGTCGGCAACCTCGTTCATGAATCTAATCTAATTCCTAACCGAATTCAAGGTACAGGAGTTCAGACAGGCTCGCCAGATCCTTCAAGTAAATCTGGTAAAGGTTATGGATGGGCTCAGTGGGATAATGTTCGCCGACAAAATTTCATTAAATTTTGTGATCAAAAAAATCTTGATATTCAATCAGATGAAGCAAATTATCAATTCCTTTGCCACGAACTTGATACAACTGAAAAGAGTACAATCGTTGCTCTAAAACAAACTTCGAATGTCAATGATGCTACTTCAATTTTCTTGACAAAATTCGAGCGGGCTGGGGTTTCTCATATTGATCGGCGCGTAAATGCTGCAAACATGTCTTTGAAAGGAGTTAATGATGCAAACATCCCGATCAGAACAGTAGGAACAAACGAAGCTCAAACTGAACCAGCTCCAGACGATCAACCAAATCAAACGCCAATTGGAAACGAGCCTCTTCGTTCGACTTACCGAGGAGTCTATCCATACAACAAAACATTCAGAAGCGAATCTGGCCATCTTCTTGAAATTGATGATACTCCAAATTCAGAAAGGCTTCTTCAATATCATACATCTGGAACATATCAAGAAATTGAAGCAGACGGCCGAAAAGTCGTAAAAGTTATTGGTGATAATTACACAATTGTTGCTCAAGATGACAATCTATATGTCCAAGGCAATGTAAATGTTTTTGTCAATGGTGATACAAATCTAAAAGTCTCTGGTTCTTGTGTTTCTCAGATTGCCGGCAATTTCACTCAAGAGGTTTCTGGAGAATTGCGTTTGAAAGCAAATGGAATTCGAATGGAATCTTCTGGTGATATCAATCTTAAAGTTTCTGGTAATTTGAATCAAAGTGCTTCAGAAATCAATCTGAAAGCCTCTGGAAATCTTAATGCTGATGCTTCAAAAATTGATCTTGCAAATGGTTCTGCTCAAGAAGCAGCGGGCGTAGGAACAACAATCGCATTAACTCCTGAAGAAATTTCATTCGCTATCGACGACGATTTTGATGGAACTCTCAGAGATCAGGCAATCGAAGATGGAATGTTGCCTCAATCAATTTTGAATGATACTCCGTCTAATGCTACTGGATACGATGAAAGACAGGGGCAGAAAACTTCGACCATTCCAGGAAACTGTGATGGAATTGATAAACTAGATTCATTTCCAGATTCTTTGAAAATTTCAAAGAATTTCACGCTTGGTTCTGTTTCATCTTTCACAGCAGTTAGCAAATATTCTATCGCTGCTCAGAGAGGATTAACCAAAGGACAAATTGCCTGCAATCTTTCAATGCTTGCGAAAAACGCTCTTGATCCAATTTTTGCAAGATATCCAAGTATGATTATTACTTCCGGATTTAGGCCAGTGCAAAATGGCAAAAGTCAGCATGAAATTGGCCAAGCAGTAGATGTACAATTCAGAAATGTTTCTGCATCACAATATTATGACATCGCGAAATGGATTCGCGATGAATCAGGAATTCCTTTTGATCAATTGCTACTTGAATACAAATCAACAGGTAGCAAAACGCCGTGGATTCATATTTCTCTCAACAGAACAGGAAATCGTGGGCAGGTCCTGACATTGTTCAATGGTAAAACTTACGCAAAAGGTATCGTAAATCTTGCCTGATCTTGCTCGACGAAACGTTGATTATGCTGGAGGATTACTCATTCAAGGATCTTCGAATGTCTTTGTCGAAGGTTCAGGAGTGGTCAGAGTAGGTGATTTGGTTCAGCCTCATGGAAGTCACGTTGCCCCAATTACAATAACCCAAGGGTCCTCAAAAGTTTTTGTCGACGGCAACGCTGTTTGTCGAGTTGGAGATCGTGCTTCATGCGGCCATACAATTTCTTCAGGATCATCGAAAATTTCTGTCGGATAATGCTTTACTTTTGATTATCCTCGCGGTATAGTTCATCATAAGGTTTGAACGAAGCAAGGAGAAATTCAAATGCTTGCTCATGCTTCTTATATACAATTTGCTCGTGAAGATCTCGAAAAGGTTATTCGACATCTTGAAACGAGTCATAATGAAAGTGGTGATTTTATTGTTGGTGAAATTATCAATAATCTCAAGGATTGTCTTGAAACTCTTCAATCCAATACGTATGAACTGTTTCCGTCGCGAGAAATTACTCTTGCCGATATTCTGATGGGTAGAAAGTCAATTCAAGCATACGATAAGAATGATAATAAAATCAACTTTGCAATATTGGAAGATGACTACGTTGCAGTAGTAGAATAAACATATTTTACTATACAAGAAAACCCCTCTGGAGTACTCCAGAGGGGTTTTCTTTTGAAATACTTCGAAATAATTCGTTATCATAAAACTCAAAATAATGCTTTACAAAAAATTTGAAGTCTGTATAATAGAGCGTAGCGATTTCGCCTTTCGAAGAAAGCCTTTCAAGTTTCTTTTGTTACTCAGCTTACGCTGCCACTTAAGTTTTCTTACTTTCAAACAAAAGCTTTCTTCAGTCACTTCGTTCCTTCAGAAAGTGTTTCTTTCCAAAAAACATCAAACCACTGTTGATTCTTCCTTTGAGAATAAGTATTTCTTAAAAAGGATCATAAATGGCTTCTTCAGCAATACAAACTGAAAAGATTTATACAGACATTCCTACAGATTTTTCATTTCATCCTATCAAAAAGGATCTAATGATTATCTCGAACGAAGAAGCTGTAAAAACATCTATCAAAAATCTTCTTCGTACCAATTACTATGAGAGAAATGATCCTCTTATTGGTAGTAATCTTGAATCGCAACTCTTTGAGTTGACTGGCTTGCCAGCACAATTGGTTATTGAAGAGTCTATCAAGACGACAATCGAAAATCATGAAGATCGTTGTCAGATCATTTCAGTCAAAGTTGCAGTCGATCCAGATCGAAATCAAATTAACGCGACCGTTACATTCTCGTTGATAAGTAATCCTGAACCAATAACACTAACAACAATTCTGACGAGGGTTCGGTAATCAATGGTTGCTAATACAGCTCAACTCAACATCACTGAACTTGATACAGATCTTCTGAAATCATCTTTCATCGATTATCTGAAATCGCAGACGATTTTCAAAGATTATTCGTTCGATGGTTCAAACATCAGTGTTATTCTTGATCTATTCTCACGAAATTCATATCTGAATTCGTTTCTTCTGAATATGATTGCAAACGAATCTTTCTTGGACACTGCTGTTCTAAGAGATTCAGTGATTTCTCATGCGAAACATTTGAATTACGTTCCTCGAAGCACAAGAAGTTCTTCAGCATCTCTGAAAATTACAGTCACTACTCCAAATGAACCTTCAACAATTCTGACAATTCCAAGAGCAACTGCATTTACTTCTCGTTCAGATAACGAAGTATTCACTTTTGTTACTGACAGAAACATTTCAGTGAGTGCTTCTGGTTTCATTCCATCTTCAAATTCTTATGTATATACTTTTGAAGATGTTGACGTTTTCGAAGGAACTTACGTCACCGAAACATTTACAGTCGATTCAACAATTACTGATCAACGATTTGTTTTGAGCAATCAAAACATTGACACTGAATCAATCTCGGTTTCAGTTATTCAATCTGCTACAGATTCAACTGCGATCATTTTTTCAAAAGCTGATACATTACTTGGAGTCACAAGAGATTCTGAAATCTTTTTCCTTCAAGCCGCTCAATCTGAAAGATATGAAATTGTTTTCGGTGATGGAATTCTCGGAAAGAAACCGCAAAATGGTAACATTGTTTCAGTAACTTACAGAGTTTCTAGAGGATCTGAATCAAATGGATGCGATACTTTCAAACTTGTTTCGAATGCAATTGCAGGATATACTTCTTATACTCTAGAAACGGTCGATCGCGCCCGAGGTGGGGCTGAAAAGGAAACTCTTTCGTCTATCAAATACAACGCTCCACGCCATTATCAAACTCAAGAACGTGCGATTACTACTGAAGATTTCAAGACGATTTTAAAAAGACAATTTCCGGAAATCAGAGCAATCAACGTTTACGGCGGCGAAGAAATTTATCCTCCTCAGTATGGAAAAGTTGTTCTTTCAATCGATTTGAATGATACAGACGGTGTTCCTGATGCTAAGAAAAACGATATTATTCGATTCATCAAACCGAAAGCTGGAATCACGACAGGAGTTCTTATCGTAGATCCAGAGTTCTCATACGTTTTCATCGACACTTCTGTCAAATATTCTCTGAACGTTTCATCGTTTTCGGAAGAAGATATTCGCACAAAAATCATTGATGCTGTATCAGAATTCAATAATGAAAATCTTGAAGATTTTGATGTTCTGTGTAACTATGCAGATCTTCTTGATACAATAAAAAATGCAGATTCTTCAATTTTTTCCAGCAATACAAAATTGAAACTATTCAAAAAAGTTATTCCTACACTGAATACAAATTTCACTTCTACTTTAGAATATCAAAACGCTATTATACAAGGAAGTGTTGTTTCTACTGGATTTACTTTTAACGGAATTTCATCTTTTCTCATTGATGATTCAAAGGGATCACTTTCAATTGTGACAACTGTGAACAATATCAATTCTGTGATTCTTTCAAATGTCGGTTCAGTAAATTATGAAACTGGTCAAGTCATCATACGAAACTTGAATGTTTCGGCGTTCACTGGAGATTCTATCAAAATTTATACTCAAACTGTGGAGCAAGATATTATCGGAACTCAGAATACAATTCTTCAAATCGCAGTAGATGATATGAATATTTCAGTAAGCGCTGTTCGCTCATGATTGAATTAGAAAAAAATATTTCGAATTTCGTCCCAAGTCAGTTTCCAGCATTCTATCAAGAAGCTGGTCCAAATTTCATTCTATTCGTAAAGGCATATTACGAATGGATGGAACAAAATGGAAATCCTATTGGAGAAGCGCGAAATCTACCTTCATATCTCGATATCGATACGACGATTGAAGAATTTTCCAAATATTTCAAATCGACATACCTGAATAGCATTCCTTCGACTTCAAAAGCTGATCGTGCATTTTCACTGAAACATATTCAAGATCTTTATAAGGCTAAAGGGACTACAGAAGCCGAGAAGCTCCTTTTCAGATTGATTTTTGATACAGATGTCGAAGTATACAATCCTGGGAATGATGTATTGAAACCTTCAGATGGTATCTGGAAAATTCCAGTCTATATTGAAGTCGAACGTAATGACCTTACAAAAGGTTTCAAAGGTAATAAAATTACTGGGGCAACTTCTGGTGCATCTGCTATTGTAGAATCTATAGTGGGTCGAAATATCAATGGAAGGTTGATTGATATTTTATATCTATCAGATATTGTAGGATCATTTCAAGTTGATGAATATGTTTCAGATACAAACGATTTAACAAATGCACCTAGAGTTGTTGGATCGTTGACTTCTATTAAAATTCAAGATGGTGGATTTGGTATTGCTAATGGTGAAATTTTTGATGTTTACGGTGATTCTGGAAAATATGGTATTGCAAAAGTCGTAACAACGGTAAATGGTTCAGGGCAAGTTCAATTTGAATTGATTGATGGCGGATCGGGATACGAAGCAAACAACACTGTTTTGAAAATTTCAAACAGCGTGGTATTCCATGGTGGTAATACTTTCAATGGTTCATTTGTAATCGATGAAACTATTGTTCAGCCAATTTATCAATATTCGACTACAAACAATCAAATTACAGTTGCAGGATCAAACGTTTCAGTTCTTGCTGCAAATAATGCTGTAGTTGCAAATGGTGTTGTTGTTTCAGGTAATACATCAACTTTGAAAATTTCGACCACGAATCTGTTTTCTTCTGGAGCAACTGTCGTTCTTTCTTCGAATGCTTCAGTAAATTCTACAGTTTCTAATGTCGTGAATTCTTCAGTTACTGCAAAAAGTATGCAGGTCAATGCAACTGCAATTGGTTTAATAGACATTTCAAATCCATTCACAGTAAATGCTTTCATGAATGGTCTAACGTCTAATGCTTACGCATTGAGCACAAGAACTTCGGTAGGCAATGGTGCGTCATTTCAAATTGGTGATATTTCTTCAACTGAAACTTTGAACCTTTTTGATACAGAGTATCTTTCATCAAACAATGCTTTCGGTGTTCCTATTTTGAATTTGAAACTAGATGGATCAAATTCAAACACAGGAAACTCTTCGTATGGATTTGCATCAAATACTGCAGCAGGATATACTTCCTATCTCGGTTCAACATTTTATTATCAAAATCATACTTTTGGATCAATTCTGAATATTCGTTCAATTCGCCCTGGAGTTGGTTATGATACTCCTCCGATGATAAGCATTGTGAATCCTTATAGCAAACCTCAAAACAAATATGATTGGTTGATTACAACAGAAAATCTTTCTGGTGTTGTCGCCGTTGGTCAAAAAATCGTTTCATCTTCGAACGGTTCTGGATTGATTCGTGAAATCAATGATGCGAATATTTTGATCAAAAGAAATTCTTGGAATGGTTCTTTTGATGCGAACGGATCATTTACGACTTTCAATTCTTCCAATACTGCAGTCGGATCTGGAAACATCGTTTCATCTTCATTCTCTTCTGAATATGGTCAGATGGGAAACAATGTTCGCGTCCAAGATAACGTTTCTTCTTTCGCTGGCGTTGTTTCAGAAGTTTCAGTTAGAGATTCGGGGTATGGTTACAGAAACAATGAATCTCTCACTCTTGTCTCTAGAAGCAATTCAGAGCATTCTATCACAGGAACTGCTGTTGTTTCTAGACAGGGTAAAGGTGAAGGTTTCTGGGAAAACAATCAAGGTAAATTGAATTCTGACAAATACATTCATGACAACTTCTACTATCAAGGATACTCTTACGAAATTCAGTCAGAATTGTCTATTGACAAATATGCCGACGTTTTGAAAAAAGTATTTCATACTGCTGGAACTCAAATGTTCGGTAAAGTTGTCAAAAGTCCAGAATTTAATGTTGAATTTGGTTCTACTGGATCATCAGCTTTCAATAATGCTTTACCTCATCGTCTTGTATTCTTATATGCAATCAATTCAGGATATATTGGAGCCATTTAATAAAAACTCAATAAGTATTCTCTGAAAACAATCGGAGAATGAATAAATGGCATCAAGTAATACAATTTACTTCAATATCAAGGATGCCAGTGAGTATTATAATCCTCTAAAAGGGATTGCCAATGGCGCTTACTATATGTTCGCCGCCAAATCGACTCCTTGGCCAAACGATCTGCAAGTGCCTAATGTAGATGGTTCAGTATATCTGACTGATTATCAAGCATTTGATGAAATGCTTTTCGGGAAGAAAATTGAATCGACCGATTCTTCCCTGATGATCAAAAATAATGAATGGGTTTCAGGAAACGTTTATGATCGTTATGATCATTCGGATCCCGATTTATATTCAAAAAATTTCTTTGTCGTTTCATTTGAAGCTGGTGGATATCATGTTTTCAAATGTCTAGATAACAATTTTGAATCTCCTTCACTTATCGCGCCAAAATTTTCTGAAACTGATGTCGATGAAAATCAGTATTTCACTTCTGATGGTTATCAATGGAAATATATGTTTACGATCCCTTCAGTCGATTATGAAAAATTTTCGACGGAACGATACATTCCAGTTATTCCAAATGCGAATGTTATAGCATCAGCTGCCAATGGTTCGATTGATACTATCATTATCGACAATCCTGGTCAGAACTATTACTCCTACACTAATGGTTATTTTGATTCGGTTTATGTTTCGGGTAACACTCAAATGTTCGCATTAGGGTCATCCGGAAATCTTCGTCTTTCAATTAATTCTTTGACAGGAACATTCCAAGTTTCAGAATTTGTCACACAAACATCTTCTGGTGCATCAGGATATATCAAAGCATCAAACACAACTTCAGTTGAACTAAGAAATATCAATGGACAATTCGTCTCGAATGCTGTATTGTCTGGATTCACTTCCAATGCTCACGCGAATGTGACATCTATTACTGATATTGATATTTCTTCAAACAATGATTTTTATACAGGATCAAGTCTTTATATTAAAAGTGGCAGCGGAGCAGGAGAAGTTAGAAAAATTTCGCAATATAATGTTTCTGGCACTCAGAGAATCGTGACAATTGAATCACCGTTCTCATCAAATGTTGACTTGACTTCTGTTTATGAAATTGCTCCCACAGTTTCAATTACTGGCGATGGTTCAGGTGCCATTGCAATTTCTACTGTCAATACTTCAACTTTCGGTATTCAATCTGTAAAGATTATCAATCCGGGCCAAAATTACTCTTATGCAAATGTAACAGTCACTGGTAATACTGGAACTCTTGTCCAAGCAAATACCGCTTCAGTTCGAGCAATTATTCCTCCGAAAGGTGGTCATGGTGTAGATCCTTTTTCAGAACTTGATGCCGGATCAGTTGGAATTTCAGTGACTTTTGCAAATACTGATCCAATTCCGAAAAGCGGATCTTACCGCCGAATTGGTATTCTGAAAGAACCGCACTATTCGAACGTAGTTATTGGGACAACATCAAGAGTTGGTTCTCCGATAGTCGGTGAAACTGTCTATCAACAAAAGACTTTCACATCAAACACTGAAATTGTTTCTCAAATTCTTCAAGTGACTGGTGAAACTGTGGCTTCAAATGCTACTACTATCACTCTGAAAAATGTTTCTGGAATTTTTTCAAATTCATTCCAAATTACTTGGAGTGCAAATGGTCATGCAAATATTGCTAATATTACTGGCCAAGGGTCGACATTTGATAACAGAATTTCAGTTAGGGCAACATATCAACCGGGATCTGCGAATGTTGCCCTTAATGAACAATTGTTTCAGTATGATGCATCAAATAATGTAGTTGCATTTGGTTACGTCCATTCAACTGAAGGTTCGTCGAATACTATTACTCTGAATCTTACCGAGACGAAAGGGGTTTTTATTCCTTCGTCAAATGTTCAAAATAAGTATATTCAAACTTCTTCTGGTGATAAAGTTTTGAAAATAAATACGGTATCATCTCCTCCACTTGTTAAGTATTCGGGAGATATTATCTATCTTGAAAATGGTCCTCCAATCGTCAGAAGTAATACTCAATCTGAAGTTGTTCGTCTTGTTCTCTCATTCAATCAATAAAAGAGTTTTGAATGTCAACTGAAATTTTAACCGATATCGCGCCATATTTTGATGATTACGATGAAAGTAAAAATTTTCATCGTATTCTATTTCGGCCGGCAGTTGCTGTTCAAGCTAGAGAACTCACACAACTTCAATCCATTCTTCAAAATCAAATCGAAAGATTTGGTGATAATATTTTCAAGTCTGGAACTATTATCAAGGGATGCAATTTCATCTATGATAACAACTATGACTATGTGAAATTACGAGATCTTCGAGTTGATCTTGAACAGAATGTCGTGGAAAATCTCGTCGGATATACTGTAGAAGACGAAGTATCTGGACTACAGGCTCTTGTAGTTAATGCTGTTGATGGTTATGAAACTCAGAATCCTGATATGAAAACCATTTTCGTGAAATATCTGAATACAGGAACAGGCGAAAAGAAAGTTTTCGCGCCTGATGATACACTTTCATTTTTCTTGAATGGTGTTGAAGATACTGCTCTTTCGACAAAAGTTGTCCCATCTATTCTTGACGGAGTTCCTACTAATGCCATCGGCAAAGGCTATGGTTTCTCTGTTTCCGAGGGGATCATTTATCAAAAAGGATTTTTCATTCGTGTTGAATCTGGGACTTCTGCAATTATCTCGAAATATTCGCAATTTCCTGATAATCGAGTTGTAGGCTTTCAGACAATTGAAGAAATTGTCACAGAAGATACTGATGAATCGCTTTATGATAATGCTCAAGGATATACCAATCAGAATGCTCCTGGTGCACATCGTCTCAAACTTTCTCCAACACTAGTTGCGTACGATGCCGACGAAATTCCGTCTGAAGATTTCTTTGTCATCGCGGAATGGCAGGATGGAAACATCGTAAAACAGACAGACAATACGGAATATAATGAAATCGGTGAAGAATTCGCGCGGCGGACATTCGAAGAGTCGGGAAATTATGTCGTTAAGAAATTCATTCTTGATACAACCCCTGCGAACACTTCTCATTTTAATTTGAATCTTTCACAAGGTCTTGCTTATGTCAATGGTTATCGAGTCGAAAAACTCAATGACCTAACAGTTCCTGTTCGTAAAGGTTCTGATGTCGTAACTGTTACTTCACAGAGCATTGTTCCCAATTACGGCAACTATGTTCTGATCAACGAAGTTCTCGGTTTCTTTGAAACGAATAAAATCACTCCAGTTTCACTGAGAGATACTCCTGGTACTGGCATTACTTCTGGAACATATTCAAAAGGTTCTCCTGGTATAGAAATTGGTAGAGCTAAAGCTATCGCTTTCACTTATGTTTCGGGGACTCCTGGAACTGCTGCAGCAGTTTATCGTCTATATTTGACTGATATTCAAATGAATTCCGGGCAATCATTTTCTAATGTTCGTTCATTAGCATCATTCAGTTCAACTATTACTGGTATCGGTAATGCTGTTTTAGAAAATTCCAAGGCGGTTCTAAAAGAGACTGATTTTTCGACTCTCCTTTTTAGTCTTGGGCAAAATGCCATCAAAAGTCTTCGTGAAGGTGCGAATAATAACAATCAGTACATTTATCGTGGATCAAATACAACCAGTAAAATTTTAACAAATGGCATTCTTGGCCCAATTACTCTTACTGGAGATGAATCATTTCCATATGGTATCGGAACTCTAAACGAAACCCAAGAAGCTTCTGTAATTATCGTTCCATCGAATGGTGCAAACAGTTCAGTGATAAAAAGTGGTACTGTTTCAATTAACGCATCATCGGGTCTTGTTACAGGTTCTTCAACTTCATTCTTGAGTCAATATCAAGTTGGTGACTATATCAATTCTGGAAATACGGCCCGAGAAATTCTATCGATTTCAAATAATACTTCAATGGTCGTTCGAGCTGGTATCGGTTCTGATGTTTCTGCGAATGATCATTTTCGATATTTTCCTCCGAATGTTCCTATACCGATTGTCAATAGAAATTCAACGATCGTGTTATCAAATACGACAAGTATGACAATCAATCTGTTGACTTCAGGAAACTCCACTGAAACTCTTTCAGCAAACCTTGACTGCGCTGTTCTTTTTGATATCAAGAAAACTCCTGCAACAGAAATTGCTAAAGAAGTCAAGAAATCTCATTATGTGAAAATCAGTTGCTCAAATAACGTTGCGAACACTCTAGGTCCATGGTCTTTGGGTATTCCTGATGTTTTCAAAATTGAAGGTGTTTATCGTTCGAATACCTATGTAGAATCGAATACAACAAATATCTCGGACAAATTTGTTTTCGATACAGGTCAACGGGACGCTTATTATGATCTAAGCTATCTTAAGATTAAACCTGGCTCTGGATTAGTTCTTTCAAATACTGATAATCTTTTGGTAAAACTTTCAGCATTCAAGCCTTCTTCGTCGATCGGGCAAGGTTTCTTTACTGTTGATTCTTATCCAATTGATGATGCTAATACGGCAAATGCCACTGCGATCACAACTGCAACAATTCCTATCTATACATCACCAACTACAAATCAAAATTACAATCTTCGTAACTATATCGATTTCAGACCCGTTGTTGCGAATACTGCAGTTTATGCAAATACAGCAGCATCTGCTACTATCAATCCTTCGAGTAACTCTTCTTTTGGTGCAATTGAAAAGTATGTAGTGGCTCCAAATCAATTGTTTTCTTCAAGTCTTCAATATTTTCAAGGTAGAGTTGATAAACTTCTTCTAGATATCTATGGAAATCTTTCAGTTCTTGAAGGAGTTCCTGCGGCAATTCCTACTCCACCATCAGATGTCAATGGCTCAATGACTCTTGGTGAAATTTCAGTCGCACCTTATCCTTCATTAAGTGCAAAAGAAATTGCTCTTGGAGGAAATCCTGCTTATTCTTCATCAGTGAATTCTACTCAAATTCAACGTTATACCATGAAGAATATTGAATCACTTGATCGACGTCTACAGAACGTCGAATACTACGTTTCTCTGAGTCTCCTAGAAAAACAGGCAGTTGAAAAAGTATTCCTTGATTCCAATGGATATGAACTTGTCAAAAATGGAGTATACGTCGAAGATTTCTCGAGTCTTAATGCTATCAATTTCTCAGATTCCGAAACTTCAGTAGCTCTTGATCCGAATGAAACGACAATTCGACCAAGAATTCAAAACGGATTCGTCGGTCTACAAGTTTCAAATACTTCTAATGTTACAGTTTCTGGTAATAACGTGATGACTCTTGCGTTTACTGAATCTGTTGCAATTTCTCAACCAATCGCTTCAAAGAAACGCCAAATTTCACTTTCACCGAACTGGAACAATCCTGTAATTACTGTTCCTGTAGACTATGACCCATATCCTGATATTACGACACCACCTACAACAACGATTTCCCCAATTCCTGATTGGGTTTACTATCTGTATGATGGAAGTAAAGCAGATGGTTCGTTATATATCGGCGGCGATACTTCAGTCACTCAAGATCAAATGAGAAGCGCTGCGAAATCGTGGTGGGATGCTGCAATTACTGGAGCATTACCAAATGCTACAATTGACGGCAAAGCATTCGATGATGTCATTACCGACGAGTTTTTCGCTCAATATGGCCTAACACCAAAATCTAATTACTATACTCCAACGTAATCTTTAAGGAATTCTAATGGTAGACAGTATCGTTCCATTTATGCGAGGACAAAAGATTGATTTCTTCGCATATGGCCTTCGCCCCAATGCGAATATGCACGTCTATTTTTCGGGAACTCTTGTAGACGAATATATCAAACCAAAAAGTGATGCTAATTCAATTTCTGGGCGGCGCGGGGACCAATTGGTATCCAATTCACGCGGTGAAATTTATGGTAGATTTTTTGTTCCACCAAGCACTTTTCTAACAGGCACAAAAATTCTTGCAATTCAAGATGGTCTTGGGGATGATTATACTTCTCGAGCAGAATTGATTTATACTTCATATAAAGATACGTCTACAACTTCATCGACTTCGTATTCGGGTAGAGATTTAACGCCTATCGCGAATAGTGATAACACTTCTCAAACTGATCCATTTTCGCAAACTTTTTACGTTTCTCCTGAAATGTGTAAAGGTAAAGATGGAATCTATATTACGAAATTTGAAACTTTCTTTTCAGATAAAGATGCCAATCTTGGTCTTGCTGTAGAAATTAGAACAGTAACAAATTCAACGCCAACAAGAACATCGTATCTTTCAAGTAAATGTCATAAGACTTCTGCTGAAATCAATACGTCTACTGACGGTCAAACTTCTACTATCTTTTCATTCGCTGCCCCTCTTTACGTCAAAGCAGGATCGTACTATTCAATTTCTATTATTCCTGATAGCGGTTCAGTGAATTATTCGATCTGGGCTGCAGAAAGTTCAGGGGTAGATGTATCAACTCTAAAACCATATTCTGATTCTTGGGGTAAAGGTAACCTATTTCTTCCTACAAATTCAAGTAATTGGACTCCTATTCCTGGAGAAACAATTAAATTCAATCTGTATACTGCGACATTTGCTTCGAGTGGATCTGTAACTCTTACAAATAAAGATTATGAGTATTTGACTCTTGCAAATACTACTACAACAGAATTCATTGTTGGTGAAAAAGTTGCTCAACTTTCTGCAAACAATTCTAATGGAACGATTTCTCTTTCATCAAATTCTAATATTCTTGTAGGAACAAATACAACTTTCACGACTTCGTTTTCGAATGGCGATTTCATTACACTTATCAATTCTAATACTGATATTGATGTTCTGAAAATCAATTCCATTGCGAACAATACACAACTTACTGTTCAAGATCTTCCAATGTTCTCGAATACTGTTGCTGTATATCAAAAAGTTCCGTCAGGAACTGTCGCTTTCAAAGATGTACTGAGTAAAAAGCTTCATCTTGAAGATTCTACTGCATCAAACACTTCGTTTTATTTTGTTTCTAACACTACAATCGTTGGAGCAGATTCGGGGGCAACTGCTAAAATTGTTTCGGTAGATAACCAAACTGTCAATCGATTCAGTTCTGTTATTGATCATACTCTTCTGAATGAAACTGATGTTGTTTTTACTGGATCAATTTTAAAATCAGATTTCTCTGGATATATCACCAAAGAATTTGATCTAGATTCAGCAAACGATATTCTTGAAGCTCCAGTTGTCGTTGCGTCAAAATCGAACGAATTGCTTTACAATTCGGGCAATAAGAGTTTGACAATGACTCTTAATTTTGTTTCAGCAAATTCTGTTGCGACTCCAGAATTCAAAATTTTGAATTCTGGATTGGCGATTTACGGATATACTATCAATAATGATGAGACCAATGAAAATCTGAAATCTGGCAATGCTCTCGCAAAATGGCCGTCACCAGTTTCTACTCTGAATACAGACGCAGAAGATTTGAAAGTATATGTTCAGGCATGGAGACCCGTCGGAACAGATATTTCAGTTTATGCTAAAGTGTTGAACAGTGCAGATACAACTGCTATTAATGATGCACAATGGACAAAACTTAATATTTCTAGTAATGCACAGTATTCAGATCTTCAGAATATGACAAACTATGTCACTCTTGAATATTCTGTACCAACAAGCCCTCCTACTGGAAATACTGCTCCTGGAGTTGTTACAATCGCATCAAATACTGCGAACGTTGTAGGTGTTAATACAACGTTCCAAACATCATTCTCAAACGGGCAAATTGTTAAACTAAGCACTGGTCTGAATACATTCGATATCGTAAGAATCAATACGATCACTTCAAATACTTCCATGACTTTGACAAGCAATGCTTTTTCAAACTCTTCTACTGCCACAATTGCTCCATTGAGTACTCCTTATACAGCATTCAAGAACAATAACAACTCTGGAGTAATTCGTTATTTCACTGCAAATTCTGGTTACTATGATACTTTCAAAACGTTTGCTTTGAAAATTGTTCTAACTGCAAATACTACAAATATTGTTCCTATTGTCGATAGTGTTCAAGGTATTGCTCTAAGTGTTTAAGAGTGATGCCTTTACCCGAGATAAGAAGTCAAAGGCTCTTATAAGTATTGATGACGGAGCTTTAGAACGGCGTAAAAAGTTCAGAGCTAAGCTCAAAGAACAGGAAATGATTTCAGAACGAATTGAGAAACTTGAACAAGAAGTTTCGTTTCTCAAAAAGTTCATTGAAAATAAATTTGGAGTCTTGGAATAGATGGCAAAATCGGTTTATGTTGGCGCCAATCTGGTTCCTAATACTACGACGTTTGCTAATATGTTGGATAGACTCAACGCAGTTTCGTCCGATTTGGGTAATGCCGTTGTAACATTTTCACCAGATATTAATACTGGTGATGTTCTGATTAATGGTTCATTTCAAAGTCAAACTGCTATCATTGTTGGAACTCTTCGGGGTGGTAATACAACTACTTCGAACACTCTTAATATTTCTACAAACGTTGCAATGGCTGCAAACGTTACCGCAAACGTTGCAACTTTCAACACATCAAACATTTCTAATGCTGTAATCAATGTTGCTACAATTACTACTGAAAATACAGGAACACTTACAGTAGGTAACGGCTTTGTAACAGCAAATAGTTCAGTTGGTGTTTTGGGTAGAGTTGCAAATACAACTACTCCAGCTGTAAACGTTTCTTCTAATACACTTCAGACAACTATTACTGAAACAGCCAATACTTTTAGAACTGTTATCGGTTCTAATGGAACCTGGGCATTGGTTTCGAATACTGGAGCAAATATTCTTTCTTGGAGCACTTCAGGTAATACTTTGAATGCCGCTTACAACTTTACTTTCAAGACTATAAGAGAAACTGTTGCTACTCCAACAATTTCTTCAAACACTCTTACTCTTGATCTTGCTTCTTCTGGTGTATTTGAAGTTACGCTTAATTCTCCGATCACTTCGATTATTTTGAACAATCGACCCATTTCTGGAGAACTTGTCACATGGCAAATTCGTTTCAAGACGACTTCGAATACCGTCTATCCGATCACATGGCCATCAACCCATAAATGGGCTGGAGGTCTACCACCAACATTCACTTACGCAGCTAATACAATTAGCACCTGCACTTTCCAAACAACTGACGCAGCAAATACTTCTGGAGTCATCTCGGCGTTTTTCTCAGGATCGACCTGATGAGTAAAAAACTTCTTACTGCAGGATTGCGTCTTACAACATACCTGACTTCACGTCTTACTACAAAATACGATCCTGGCGGTTCGTATTATACATCATATACGGTAAATGTTCAGCGACCGACAACTGTATATGATATATGGTATACGTCTAGAGTTACTTGGGATGTTATAGTAGGATCTGGTGGAACTCTGTATAATACAAATTTTAGAGCAACATATTATTACTCTTATGGGCCTAAAGAATTTATCACAGCATATCAATCCTATACTCAAATTCTAACTACATACGATCCATATTATTATGATGATTATACATACTACACTGTTCAAAAATATACAACATGGTGATTAATGCGTTTACCTCTTCACGACGAACGGCTTGTTGACAAGAAAGTTCATGAAAAAAAGATTGGCGACAAACAACATCTGAGAAATCCTCATCTTCAGGATTTAAAAGATCTTGAGCAAAAGATCAGAGATTATTGTCCACTCGATTATTGTACGTATGATGTGGTAAGATTTTCGAGGCCATATTTCAAAGAGTTTTCATATACTGAAATGTTTGGTGGAATTCTGGTTTCTCCTGCATCATCTGAAATTGCCGTTCAACTTTCAGAATTTGGTTTGAATCAATCTGTTCCAGTAAATGATTTCGAACATCTTGAAAAATTTCTTCAAGATCGATTAGACTCTCAAGGTTCTCTTGACAAATATTCTCTGAAGAAATCACCATCATTCAATTCAGTCGATAGAATCGTTTTTCTTCCTGGATCAAACCTCTTTCCAGAAATGGTTTCAAAAGAAATTCTTGCAAGACTTCTTTGGGAAAATCCGGACGTGCTCGCCAAATTTCATCCTTTCACGAATGAAGGGACAATTAGAGCAATTTGTGCAGATTTTGGATATGATCGTTTCATCGATGGAAACGAATCTGGTTGGCATTACCTAAAAAATGCCAAAGAAGTCTGGAGCACTTCTGCATCTGAAATGGGCCTTTATGCAGTTCTTTTTGGAATTCCTCTGAAAAATGTTGGAAATTTCTTTACAGAACATAAAGGTGCATTCTATCCTGTTTTCAAATTTGTTGCAGATAAACCTATCGAAGTAGCTCAAAGAACTTTGAAACATCTTCTAGCTTCTCCATACTCTGGATTTTTTATTCCATCTGATCCGAATGTTGATGAGAAAATCCAAAAGTATTTCAAGAAAGCAATGGAATTAAGAGAATTTCATAAGCCTTCTATCTTTGAAGCATACAATCTTCAAATGGTCCCAGTTCATCCAGAACAATCCGGTAGACCAATTCCTTCTAAGTAATTGAAAAGAAGGATGAACAATGGCTCAGAATCCAAACAGTCGAGAAACTTTCAAGCAGTATTGTCTTCGTCGACTCGGTTTCCCTGTCATCAAGATCAACGTTTCTGAAGATCAGGTCGATGATAGAATCACTGATGCTCTTCAATATTACGCCGACCATCATTACGACGGATCTATCAAACAGTATTACAAATATCAAGTGACAACTCAAGATAGAAACAATGGGTATATTACATTACCAGAAAACATTGTAGGCGTTGTAAGAATTTTTCCCATTGGTCAATATGTTTCAACTACCAATTTCTTTGATATTCGTTATCAGATTGCGTTAAATGATTTGTATGATTTGACTTCGGTGAGTCTTGCTCCATATTTCATAACATTGCAATATCTTGAATTGATTCAACAAATTCTTGTTGGTGAACAACCACTTCGTTACAATCGTCACATGAATCGTGTATACATTGATATGAATTGGGATAGAATTGATGAAGGTGAATATGTCGTCTTTGAATGCCAACAAGTAATTGATCCAGATGAATACGATGATGTTTGGAATGATCGTTGGCTCAAAAAATATGCAACAGCATTAATCAAACGTCAATGGGGTGAAAATCTTACCAAATTTATCGGACAAAAACTTCCTGGCGGCGGCGAATTCAATGGTGAACGAATTCTTAATGATGCAATAAAAGAAATCGAAGAACTTGAAGCAAAGGCTCCAGAAAGCATCGGACCGCAACTCGATTTCTATGAAGGATGAAGTGATTGTCTACCAACCCATTTTTCAACAATTACGATTTCACATCCGAACAAAATCTACTCGAAGAACTTTCGATTGAAGCAATTCAAATCTATGGTATTAATGTAATCTATGTTCAGCGTTCTCATATCAACATTGATCCGCTGTTTCTTGAAGATCCTTTGAGTCGTTTCGAGAACACAAAAGAAATCGAAATGCAAATCAAATCATACTACGGATATGGTGGTATGAGCGATATGTTCTCGAAATTTGGAGACATTTCAACCAACGACAAACTCACTCTTACAGTTGCTATCAAACGCTGGCAAGAGGAATTTCCAGGACTTACAAGGCCTCTTGAAGGAGATCTTGTCTATATTCCTATGACTAAGGCTGTTTTCGAAATCAAATATGTTGAACACGAAGATGCTTTCTATCAACAAGGAAAACTCTATTACTATGATCTCGAATGTGAACGATTCACTTACTCGAATGAAGACTTTGATACAGGAATTGATGCTTTGGATAGAATTGAAAATCAATTTTCTTTCGATACAGATCCTTTCACTGTTCAAATTTCTGGAGGAGAACTTCTTCAGACTGAAGATGGCGCGACAATCCAAGAAGAAAATCTTGGATTGTCGTCTCTTGAAATTGATCTTGAAAATGGAACTTCACTTGAATCAGAAAATCATCAAGAAATGAAAGAAGATAAAGCATCTCCTAAAAAACTTTCTCAGAATCAATTGTTTCAAGATTCATCTGAAGATATCATCGATTTCACTGAAGACAATCCATACGGAAGATATTGAAAATGGCTGATCAATACTATCATGGATTAAATCGAAAGTATATCACGGTTTTTGGATCTCTTTTCAACGACATCTATATTGATCGTGTCGACGCCGAAGGTAATACTCAGAAAACAATCAAAGTCCCGTTGAGTTATGGACCAAAAGAATGGTATCTTGCTCGACTCAAAGATAATCCTGATCTAGCAAAAGTTATTTCAAGAGTCGTTCCAAGAATGGCTTTTAATCTTGTTTCATTTCGTTATGCCGAAGAACGAAAACTGAATACAACAAATCTTCAAAAGAAGCCGAATGAATTCGGTGGAACTTTGACGAAAATGTCGACACCTGTTCCTTACGATCTTCATATTCGTTTGAGTATTCTTGTTCGAAATGCCGATGATGGAATGCGAATTATTGAACAAATTCTTCCAAGATTCACTCCAGAATTGACAATTCCAATGAAACTCATTCCGGAAATGAATGAAACCAGAGATATTCCGATTGTTCTTGGAAATGTTGAAGTCGAAGATACTTACGAAGGATTTCTGAAAACCGACGAACGAGTCATTGTTTGGAATCTGGATTTCATCATCAAAGCATTCTACTATGGCCCGATTGGGAAATCGAAAGTCATTAAACATATCGATCTTTCGTTTTATGGCGACATTTCAAAGAAAGATTTCCTGCAAAGAATTCATATTCGCCCTGGTCTTACAGAAGATGGTTTACCGACAAATGATCCTCTTCTTTCAATCGACGAAGGATTAATTAACAAAGATGATGATTATGGATTCATCTTTGAATATTTCGGAATCAACCGCGATGATACTCCAAGCATTGAATATGGTAATCTAGAATTCGATGAAAATGGTAATTCAAATTATATGCCAGTCATCACTTGATCATAAGTATTTCAAACAAACTATAAGAGAGTAGAAATGGTCGATCAATTCATCATTCGAGATGGTCTGAACCAAAAACTAAATTTCAATGCTCTCAAAAAACCCTTGGGTGGTGTCAATGATATCTATACACCGATCCAAATCAATATGGTTTATGATTCTGATGGCGATCTTTTTGATCCTCACAGTTGTGTGCATCGATATTCATATGACGCTTCGGGTAATATCACTTCAGATCTTGCAACTGATCCGACAACTTTAGTAAACAGAATCAAGAATTACACATTCTTAAATAACAAAAAGATTATGGAAACCGCGTGGAATAAAACAAATCAATCCGCATACTCTGGTTCAATGAATCTATTTGTTCCAGGTAATGCATTAATTGGAGCCTTATAAGAAATGACACTTAATGTAGTTACCGCAGACAATACAATTCTGTCTCTCGGAACAACTGATCTCGGATCAAACACTGTCGCAACAGTGCATCACGAAGATGATGCTCAACGTCTTGTTTTGACAAATCTCATTGCAAATACTGTAGCATCTTTACAGACAATTGCAAATACTATTACCGCGAACGTTTCAGTTCTTATTAAAAATGCTAATGCTATTCCAGTAAGTCTTTCGAATTCGACATTTTCTCTGGCAAACAATACCGTTGCTCTAGCGAATAACAGCGTTGTTGCTTCACCGTCCACTGATCAAGATCCTGTTCTTGATTGCGCTCTATCGATTACTGCTTCAGTGAACGCTACCAGTACTGTTGTTTTCACTCCATCAATTTCCACGAAATATGTTCGAGTTACTGCCGATTCTGATATTTTTATTCGAACTGATGCGAATGCTGCTTCAACTACTGCGAATGGAACTATGAAAATTTTTGGAAATACTCCAGAAGTTGTCCCAGTAACTGGTAACGTCGCAATTACTGCTATTGCAACATCCAATACTATTGCTCGATTTACACCTTTCAAGGTTCGATAATACATTCAATTTTTAACGAAGAAAAAGCTCTGAGATTTCTCAGAGCTTTTTCTTTTGAATAAGTTAAAGAAACAGTTTTCATAAAGCAGTAACATGATCAAAGATTCTTTAGCAGAAGCATTTGGAGTAACTCCTCTTCACGAAATTCAACAAGACGAACCTGAAACTCTTCCTGTGATTCAATTGCAAGACGAGAAACCTCAATCTTCTGAAACTGATTTCGAATTTGCTCAAGAACAAATCAGAAAAGCAATCGAAAAGGCTGCGGCTGCATTAGATGATATGGTAAATCTCGCCAAAGCTTCAGAACATCCAAGAGCTTATGAGGTTCTTGGAGGAATGCTTGCTCATATCACAAAATCTTCTGAAACACTTCTTGATCTTCACAAAAAGAAAAAAGAAATCATGAAAGTCGATGAAAAAGATCCAAATGCTCCAACGACTATCAACAATAACCTTGTCATGACAACTGCAGATGTTCTGAAACTTCTGAAAGGAAATCAAGAAGTTTCAGAATAGATTTCTTCAATATATCCTTCAGGCACAACTCGAAACCAATATCTTCCATTTCTTGGAGGACATTTTGCAATTCCGATAAGATTTCGAGTTGTTTTACTCATGATAGATCTATAAAATCCAACACTTCCTTCGATATACATGTCGGGGCGGATTTTGTAAATTTTTTCAATCATTTCATCCCAGGTGTCAGCATAATACTTGACACCATATTCAGACGAATTGTATCTCGTGTATGCTGATTTGGTGACCATCAGTAAGGTCCGTTCTCGAGCCAGTAAAGGAAATTGGTTCTCCAATAACCAGGTTGACCATTCGGCAGAGTTTTATCGTAACCCTTTCGATTGTCACGAAACCAATTCTGCCATTCTTTGAAACGAGGATGAGCAGCCAGTTCGTCATCCTTTTGCTGTTGTAGAGTTTGACGAAGCCAATCCTTGAAATCCGAACTGTTTACCATGAGTCGCTGCATGTTGTAACGATACTCACGATATTTCGGAAACAACGGATGCTTTTCATCTTCAGCTGTATAACGTCCAGCACGAGCAGGAAAACAAGCAGATGACATATCCATGATCAATTCTCCTTATTGAGGATGATAATGAACTCTAACCTTTCTTGATAATTCTGTAAAGCAAATAAATCACTTTACTTTATTCTATGTTGTAGTATAATATTAGATCCTATAATATGAATCGTGTGAAAGGATCTAATGAATACTTGTATCTAAGGAGTATTAGTAATGTCAATTAAAAATTGTTTATTTTGTGATAAAGAATTTCGAGCGAAATCTTATAATGCAAAATTTTGTACACCACAATGTAAGAAAAATTATAAGACTTCTCAAAATTATGCAAAATGGTCTGAAGATAAATTTGTTGAAGGAATTGATTATCATGAATGTAGATTATGCGGATTCAGAAGCGACGATTTGGGTTGGCATCTAAAGAAAGTTCATGGTGATGAAATTACTCGCGACGAATATCTTAAGAAATATAATCTTAAAAACCTTAAAGGATCAAAACAAGTAGAACGATTACTTGGTGATAAAAATCCTGGATATCAACATGGTGGAAAATTATCTCCATTTTCTCCAAAATTTGTTGGAGATTATGATCCGAAAATTCATGATCGTGTTTCTAAAACAAGAGCAGACAACGGAAATAATTCTACAACGATAGAATATTGGCTCAAGAAAACTGATGGTAATGTCGCAGAAGCTGAACGATTGCTTTCAGAAAGACAATCAACATTTTCTCTTCAAAAATGTATAGAAAAGTATGGAGAAGAGGAAGGTAGAAAAATTTGGGAAAACCGGCAGAATAGATGGCAAACTTCTCTTTACGAAAAACCTCAAGAAGAAATTAATCGAATTAACAAATCTAAAAATGCATCGGGACCAACTTCAAAAGCTGAACAAAATTTCAGAATTAAACTTGAAGAAAAATTAGGACAAGAAGTTGACGTTCAATTCTCTTTGTATAATGAAGAATTAAACAAAAGGTATGTTTATGATATTCGATATAAAAATAAGATCATCGAATTTAATGGAGATTTCTGGCACATGAATCCGCAAATCTATTCAGCCAATACTGTTAATCGTGTTAATGGTACGATTGCTGCAGATACATGGAAAACCGATTCAATGAAAATAGATTACGCAAAATCCAAAGGATTTGGCGTCAAAATTGTTTGGCATTCTGATATGAAGAGGGGTAAACAGTATCAAACTATTGACGACTCTATTCTTTTTCTAAGATCATAAACAAATTTAAATTTGTAATACTAATTAATCCCAAGAGTTCAAACCCTTGGGATTTTTCATGACTGTTACTTCATATAATGGCAACCCGAATCTTAAATCGCCATACACTGAAATTGAATATACTCCACATCAATTGCAAGAATATGCAAAATGTGCAGCAGATCCAATTTATTTCATTAACAATTATGTAAAGATCATCACACTAGATCATGGTCTAGTGCAAATCAAACTTCGTGATTATCAAATCGAATTCATTCGAAAGATGCAGAATAATCGACGAGTTGCATGTATGCAATCTCGCCAAAGTGCAAAAAGCACTACTGTAGCATGTTTTATGTTATGGTGCATTCTTTTTCAAGAACATTATTCAATTGCAATTCTTGCTAACAAAGCATCACAATCTATTGAAATTCTTTCTCGTCTTCAATTAGCATATGAACATATTCCAAAATGGTTACAGCAAGGCGTAATTTCTTGGAACAAAGGATCGATTGAACTAGAAAACGGTTCTACAATTATTACATCTGCAACTTCTGGTTCCGCTATCAGAGGTAGATCTATTTCTTTACTCTACCTTGACGAGTTTTCGCATGTCCCTAGAAATATTCAAGAAGATTTTTTCACTTCAGTTTATCCTGTGATTTCTTCGGGTAAAGATTCGAAAATCATCCTTACTACTACTCCAAAGGGGTATGATCTTTTCCAAAAGATCTGGAGTGATTCTGAACAAGGTAAAAATGATTACGTATTACACTTTGTTCATTGGAGTCAAGTTCCCGGCCGGGATGAAAAATGGAAAGAAGAAACAATCAGGAACACTTCACTCATTCAATTCATGGGTGAATTTGAATGTGAGTTCTTAGGTTCATCATATACACTCATTTCTGGTGCATGTCTTGGTCGATTGAGTTCTGTTGATCCTTTAGAACGCTCTGAACAAGTATATGTCTATGACAGACCCAAACCGAACGGGAATTACGTCATCGTTGCTGATGTTGCTCGTGGAGTGGGCAATGACTTTTCAGCATTCGTGGTATTCGATATTACTGAATATCCTTATAAAGTTGTCGCAAAATACAAAGATAATACGGTATCACACCTTATCTTTCCGCAATACATCTATCAATTTGCAAAATCTTATAATGACGCTTTTGTTCTAGTCGAAATCAACGATATTGGTCAAGTTGTTTCTGATATTCTTTTCAATGATTTCGAATACGAGAATATGCTTCTCGTACAAGCAAAGGGACAAAAAGGACAGCAAATCGGCGGAGGATACGGAGGAACTCAACCAGTTTTTGGTGTTCGTACAACAACACCAGTCAAAAGAATTGGTTGTGCAAACCTGAAATCAATGATGGAAGGTCAGAAGCTCATCGTGACTGACGAAGATATTATCGATGAATTGAAACACTTCGTCCAATCGAAGAATTCTTACGCAGCAGAAGAAGGATCACATGATGATCTCGTAATGTGTTGCGTATTATTCGCATGGCTTGTCAATCAGGAGTACTTCAAAGAAATCGCAGATGCAGACATTCGAGCAATTCTTTCCAAAGACAATGAAAAGTTGATCAGCGATTCAATGTTACCTTTCGGATTCATTTCCAATGGTTCGGAATTTGATGAAGATGAATTGGAGATGCCTGCGACAATTTCATTCAATAATCATGATTCAATGTTCGGAGAATGGTAAATCAGTATTTGTGATCCTCTAGAAAATTTACAATTGCAAATCGTTCTTCTTGAGAAAGATTGAATTCGGTTTTTGTAATTGCTCCACCTTTATGATAGTAACTCAGGCGAATTTCACTGCTTCTGAAATATCATCGGGAACAATTTCTCGGACAGACAACTGTAATGATCGACCATAATCAATGAATTCATCAGGCTCACGAGTGATTGTCAAATCTTGTTCAGTCTTGACAATTTTACTTGTATCTACAATTTCGACACTGTTTTCTGCCATATGACTTTCACTTGAACATGTATCTGAAAATCCTAGACGATCCTGATTGACAGTGTTTTTCGTATATTTGAAAACAATAACAGTATCTTGAATGTATGTTACTTCAAATTCCAAAATATCACCATCGAAACTATATCGATACTTCTTTCCAACTTCAAGCATTGTTCTTCACCCTTTCTTGAGCATCAAAGAGAACATTATGAAAATTTTGAGCATCTTTTTTGTTAAGATACCCATTACTCTTGAAAGCGGTCTTAGGAAGATTATCATTCAGCCATTTGTCGATCAGTCTCCAATCTACAACAGTACTCGTTGCATCAATCTTAAGAATTGGTAGCCCATCGACCACGACTTTCCTAATGCTTATACAGACTGGCATATCTGCAAGGTATCCGACTGTCGGACCATAACCGTGGCGGGATTCTTCCCACTTATATCGTTCATGGTTTTCTTTCCAAAGCATCATACGACCATATGAGTCACATTCGACTACTCCAACGACATCTGAAAGAAAATCAGAGATTTCTTTCTTGTATGCATCATCAATGTAAGACATTTTAAACCTTTATGATTGCTGTGGCTTCATAGTGATTTTCATCGATTAAACGATGAAGAGTCGTATCACCATTAATATGAAATTTCTTCTTATATTTCTTGGCATGTTTTTTCAATTCACCTTTAGATGGGACATATGAAAATGAAATCAAACATTCACCGCCACATACACCGTCATAATCTCGAATAACATAAACATGATTTTTCATGAAATTACTTCTTTCGTTGACAAATGACTTTCGCCAGGGAAATCGCCATAATTTCCATCTGAATCAAGTGACACGCTTCGCGGCCATTGAAACCTTCGGTTTCCAGAACATCGAAAATTTCACGAAGCTTGGAATTAACCATGCGAACTGCATCATCAGCTTCTTTGCTGAAAGTACCATCTTCATTAAAAGTGCGCTTCGCCATTTCACTTTCTCCTTCGTTTCAACCAAACCTTATGATGAACTCTAAAACTCGTTGAAACAGAAGTAAAGCGTTAAATAATGAGAATGCTAGCAAAAGAGAAATCTTATGGACAGAATTTTCAAATATCCCGTTCCGATTACACCAAGTGATTCAGCAAATGTTTCACCATCAATTCTAAGATTTAAGGTCGGTGTTGCAGGAAACGTTGCAATCCAACCTCTTTCTGGGGCAAACGTTGTTTATGTTGTCCCTGCAGGTGGAACAATAGAAATGAAAGCTCAAAAAGTTCTTGCGACAGGGACAACTGCAAACAATATCATCGGTGAATACTGAGACTGAGAGATAAATTCCTCTCCTTCCTAAATATTCTCTGAACATTTCGAATACTTTCAAACAAACAAAAGGAAGAGGAACAGATGGCATTTTCCGTTTCGCCGTCGGTCACAGTTTCAGAAATTGATGCAACAGGTGTTGTTGCCGCAGTTTCGACAACTGAAGCAGGCTACGCTGGTGTTTTTCGTTGGGGTCCAATCGAACAAAGAACTCTTGTTTCTTCGGAAGCAGATCTTGTTCGCATTTTCGGTAAACCAACCAATCTCAATCCAGAAACATTTTTCACTGGTGCTCAATTCCTTGCTTATGGAAATGCACTACATGTTGTTCGAACTGCCGAAACAACTAATGCTAACACTTCACTGAATGTTGTTTCGGCATATTCAAATACTGCCAACGTAACAGTTGCCCCTGCAGTAAAGAATTATTCTGATTTCGAAACAAGCGTTCTAGATTCAGCTCTATTCTATGTTGCAAAATATCCAGGAGCTATGGGTTCTTCACTGAAAGTTTCTCAGTGTGATTCAGCAAACGCTTTCGGTTCAACTCTGACAATCACTGATGCTGGAGTGACGGGAACTGCAATTACGTTCACTCCTGGTTCAAATGTTGCTCAACTGAGTGTTGCCGCGAACTCTGCTTCTGTTGCAAATACTGCTGCAAACACTTTCCTGAGCAAACTGAATGTTGGTGATTTTATCGAAGCTGGTAACAGTTCAATCGGTAAAACTCAACTGAAAGTCACTTCAATTGGGGTCCCCGTAACATCGGGTAATACGGCTACTGCAAACATCGCTCTTGCAGCACCATTTACTTACGCTTCTTCATTTACTTCAAATACTCTCAATCGTTCATGGGAATTTGCTTCACTATTCGACAGGGCTCCTGGCGTTTCGGCTTTCCAAGCCAATTCAACCAATGCTTCGACAGTCGACGAAGTTCATATCGCAATCGTCGATGAAGATGGATTGTTTACTGGTGTTCCAAACAGCGTTCTTGAAACATGGCCACGCCTGTCGCGTGCAACTGACGCAACAACCGAGAATGGTCAATCAAACTATTATCGTAACGTTATCAACACCAATTCAGAATATGTCTACATCGCTAAAGATCGAGCGAATGCAACTTCAGCAGTTTCTGGCTCTCTAGCCAATTCAACCAATGGAGTAGCTTATACTGCTTCACTGATCAATGGTGCGGATGGCGCCTCTGAAAATACAATTTCTCTCGGTAAACTTGCGGCAGGTTATGATCTTTACAAGAATGCTGAAGACGTCGATGTTTCGATTATTCTTCAAGGTAAAGCTCGTGGATCTTCACCCGATTCAGAATCAGCAGTTTCTTCGAACTCGGTGACATACTCGACTCTTGCAAACTACATTGTTTCAAATATCTGTGAATATCGCAAAGATTGTATTGCGACAATTTCTCCTGCGAAAGTCGACTCACTTGTCGGTGATCGGGCGACCAATGTCACTCAATATTTCACCAACATGAATATCGGTTCGAGTTACTTTGTCGGCGATTCTGGTTACAAATACATTCTAGACAAATACAATGATGTTTATCGCTGGGTTCCGATGAATGGCGACGTGGCCGGCACTATGGTTCGAACTGATCAGACAAGAGATCCTTGGTATTCTCCTGCTGGCGTTGAACGAGGACAAATCAAGAATGTTATCAAGCTTGCTTGGAATCCAAACAAAGCAGAACGTGACATTCTGTATAAAGCGTATATCAATCCTATTATCACACTGAAAGGTCAGGGAACTGTTCTTTATGGTGATAAGACTGGTATTGGCCGGCCTTCAGCATTCGATCGAATCAATGTTCGTCGCCTCTTGATTGTTCTTGAAAAAGCAATCTCGACTGCTGCAGCAGGACTACTGTTCGAATTCAATGACACTTTCACTCGAAATCGTTTCATCAATATCGTTGAACCTTTCCTGAGAGATGTTAAAGGTCGTCGCGGGCTTTATGATTACAAAGTTGTATGCGATGAAACAAATAACACTTCTCAAGTAATTGATTCTAACGGTTTCGTTGGAGACATTTTCCTCAAACCAAGTAAATCAATCAATTACATCCAACTCAATATGACTATTGTGAATTCTGGCGTTCAGTTTTCTGAAGTCGTCGGCTCGAATTAAGGAGAAATAGAATGTTCAATATTAACGAGCTACGAGCTAATCTTTCTCTCGATGGCGCTAGACCGTCACAGTTCATCGTAGAGATTCAAAACCCATTCAATTCTTCTGCAACTCTCAAAACTCCATTTCTTGTAGAAGCCACTTCAATTCCAGGACGTAATCTTGGGAGAGCCTCGGCATTTTACTTTGGTCGTGAAATTAAGTTTGGTGGCGATTCAACATACGATGATTGGGGTGTACAAATTATCAACGATGAAGATTTCATTCTTCGAAATGCAATGGAAGAATGGGCATCGTCAATCAATAGCCCAGAAGGAAACATTCGCAGAGAACCTGGCCTAACTTACAAATCGTCTGCGATTGTTTCTCAACTTTCGAAAACTGGTGATATCATTCGCCGTTATCGTTTCCAAGGCATTTTCCCTGTTAACATCTCAGATATCGCGCTGGCTTGGTCAGCACAAAACCAAATCGAACGTTTCTCAGTAACGTTCTCGGTAGATGAATGGATTCCTCTAGATGGCGTTGGGGGTCCAATTTAATCCTTAGATTTGGTCTAAGTAAAAGACCTTTCTTAGATCGAATTGACGAGTAATTCATGGAACTATTTGGTTTCTCTATTTCAAAGAAGGGCTCTGAGGAAGTAAAAGACCTCAGGGCTCTTGCTCCTCCAGAACATGATGATGGCGCGCTGGTTGTGGCACCAGGCGGTTCTTTTGGCGTTTTTCTCGATCTTGAAGGATCTGCAAAAACTGATGCAGATCTTATTTCAAAATATCGAACGATGTATAATCAGCCAGAATGTAAACGCGCTGTAGATAAAATCATCAATGAAGCAATCGTTAAACAAGATGATAAACCTGTCTGCACAATTAATCTTGATCGCCTAAAAGTTTCTGATAAAGTCAAAGATGCAATCAGAAAAGAATTTATCAAAGTTACCGAACTTTTGAATATCAATAACGAAGGTTACAACATTTTCCTTCGTTGGTATGTTGACGGAAGAATTAATTATCAAACTATTATTGATTTCAATAATCCACGCGAAGGAATTCAAGAAACAAGATATCTTGATCCAAGGAAACTTCGAAAAGTAAGAACAACCAAAGCCAAAAAGAATGGTAGAGTTGTAACTCTTTCTGACGATCGTGAATTTTATCTTTATAATGATAAAGGGTTTGATTCAAAGAAAGTTTCATCGAGCTCCGGTGTTCCGGGGCAAATGTCAGGTATCAAAATTGACGCCGACAACATCGTTCAAGTGACTTCAGGGCTGGTCAACGAGAACAATACCATGGTTCTCGGGTATCTTCATCAGGCAATTCGCCCTCTGAATATGCTTCGACAACTTGAAGATGCAATGATTATCAATCGTGTTTCAAGAGCAGCTGAACGTCGAATTTGGTATGTCGATGTCGGCAATCTTCCGAAAGCAAAGGCGGAAGAGTATCTGAAACAGATGATGGTGAAACATAAAAATAAAGTCATCTATGATCCAGGAACTGGTGCAGTTTCAGACGCAAGAAAGTATCAGACGCTTTACGAAGATATTTGGATGCCTACTCGCGGAGGAGACCGTGGGACACGTATCGATACTCTTCCAGGGCTTTCAGGAGGAACTGCTCTCGATGACGTAAACTACATGAAAGAGAAACTTTATGATTCTCTTAATGTTCCTCGAAGCCGCCTTGATGATTCTAGCAACACTTTCAATCTCGGCCATTCGTCTGAAATTTCACGAGATGAACTCGAATTCCAGAAATTCATCGATCGTCTTCGTACAAGATTCTCTCAAATCTTTGATCAAATCCTTTCAAAACAATTGATTCTAAAAGGAATTATCACAGACGAAGATTGGCTAGAATTCCAAAATAAGATTGATTATGATTTCGCAAGAGACAATTACTATGCTGAATTGAAAGATGCTGAGATTCTTCAAGAACGTCTCACTCTTGTTTCAGAAGTCGATAATCTTCAAGGAAAGTATTTCTCTAAAGAATGGATTTGGAGAAATGTTCTGAAAATGGATGATCAAGCAATTGCTAAAATGAAAGCTGAAATGGAATCCGAAAAAGAAGATGATCGAGATTCTGATGGGGCTGAACCTCCTATGTATCCTGGACAAGATCAACCGTCGGATGATGGTTCTCAAGGAGATTTTGATACTCCAACATATCAAGACTATGTTTCAGGAGATTCTCCGAATCCTTATCCACAAGCCAACGTCATTCAAGTTCCTCAACAATAAGTATTTCTAAAGTTTCTCCTAAGGATTGATAAACCAAATGCCAACAGCTGCCGATATTGTCGATGGTGTCCTTTCACGAGAGTTTGATAAGCTTGACAATGCTTTCAATGCTCTTATGGATCTTAAGATCGGACCAAAGGTTGATGCAACTCGCGAAAAAGTTATTGCATCGTTCAATGGCAAAAACATGAAAGGTGCTGAGTAATGGCAGATTACGGTTCGAATTTCATTTCACCTGCCGATCAACCAATTTGGGCTCTTTCAGTTGTCAAGCGATACACTGACCCAAATACAAAAGAGGTTCAGTTTGATGGAGGTACATCCAAAGCTCCTGCTCGACGTGCAGACAATCCAACTTTTGTAGGAACTCAGCCTCCAGCATATCTGAATGCTGTTGTGAAAGCTCTTTCAGGAATTCGTGAGTCTCTTGAACTTTCTGAAAGTGTCATCGGGCAGTTTAAAAAGAAACATGTCCAGGGCCTTCATCATTATACGCATTTCGAAGGACCCCACGGAACCTTCGCGCAAATTAAAAATACCCAACACCATCATTCTGTTTACCAAGATAAACAAGGAAAACAACATACTTTTAACAGCTATGAAGATCTTAAAGCCCACATTGAAAAAGATCACGCTTTAAAAGAATCTTTAGACGAAGCTGCTCCTCCTTGGCTGAAAAAGAAATCAGACAAGAAAAAAGAATATGATCACAAAGATGGTGATAAGAATCATGATGGAAAGCCTGATAAACATCAAGACGATGATGGAGACGGCGATTACGACGATGCCGATGACAATGTCGAAAAGAAATTGAAAGATAAAGATTCAGAAGATCAAGAGAAAGATGATGATTCTGAAGAAAATGAGAATCAAGAAAAGGATTCAATTCCTGCTCCAGTAAATCCTGCTGGAGGTTCTGTCGATGGTTCAGAACTCAAGCAATCACTTGAACAACTTGCTCTTCAAGCTGCTGAACTTTACGCTGAAGTCGATGACAAACAATCATTCAGCGATCAAGCGAAAGCTGAACTTGATAATGCTCTAGAAGCTCTTGGAAAAGTTAAGAGCGCTCTTGAAAAAGCAGAAGAAAATGATGAAGATCAAGAAAAAGATGCTCCAGGAAATTCTTCTCAAGATACTCCTGCCGGCCAACTTCCGAAAGATTCACCAAATCCTCCAACTGGCGTTCAAGAAGCAATTTCAAATCTTGTCAAAGGAGTTCTTAAGAAATGAAACTCATTACAGAACTCTATGATTGCCCAGTAGAATATCTTTCAGAAGGTACAGGCGACGAAAAGAAACATTACATCGAAGGCATTTATCTTGTCGCTGGTGTTCCAAACAAAAATGGCAGAATTTATCCCCCACATCTAATGGAACGTGAAGTCGAGAAATACACAACTTCACATATCAATGAAAATAGAGCATGGGGAGAATTGGATCATCCGCCTTCGCCTCAAATTTCTCTGAAAAATGTTTCACATAGAACGCTTTCGTTGAATCGTGAAGGTAACAATTGGATCGGTAAATCTATCATCACAGAAGATACAGCGATGGGTAAAATTGCTCTCGGTTTGATCAAAAGTGGTGGTAAACTCGGAACTTCTTCAAGAGGCCTCGGAACTCTTCGAAAGAATCGTCAAGGTATTAACGAAGTTCAAGATGATTTCAATCTTCGTGTTGCAGGTGATCTTGTTTCAGATCCTTCAGGGCCAGGGGCGTTTGTCAATGCAATGATGGAAAATGCTGAATGGATTCTTGATCCGATCACAGGCAATTGGGAAATGCGAGAACTTGTCGAAAACATTCAGAAGGATGTTCGAAATACTTCGAAATCTGAACTTTCTGAAAAATTCACTCAAGCATTCCAAGCTTACTGTGATAAACTCATCACAACTTCGTCAAAATATTGAACATCCTAAATATTTCAACTCATTCAAGGAATCGCTTTAAATGGTAAAGAAAACCGAAAAAATCGATGAAGTTTACGGATCAGATGGCCAATCTGACATCCCTACTCCAATCGACAAAAATGGTCACGATAAACGTGATCTTGATCAAGACAATGGTCAAAAATCTCAAGCCATTCAAGCAGCTGTTGCTCAACTGATTCAATATTCTGCTGCTGAGATTTCAGATTTCACCAAAGGTCTTGATAAATCCAAGAACAAACGCCCTCTTGATCAAGACAATGGTCAATCTGCTGCAACCCTTGCAAAAGAAGATCTTGAAACTCTTTTCTCAGGAACTGAACTTTCAGAAGAAGTTCAAGAAACTCTGAAAACCATTTTCGAAGCTTCTGTTAATGCTCGTCTGATGGTCGAGAAAGTTGCTCTGGAAGAATCATTCGAGGCAAAGCTGACTGAAGCTGTTCTTGAAATTCGTCAAGAATTGACCGAAGCTGTCGACAAATACATTACTGAAGCTGCTGAAACTTGGTTGCAAGAAAATGAAGTTCCTCTAGAATCTGCCCTTAAAGTTCAGATTGCTGAGAACATGATTACTTCAGTTCGCGATCTTGTTATCGAGAATTCATTTACGCTTCCAGAAAATGTAGAAGTTGTTGAAGATCTTACTAACCGTAATGCCGATCTTCAAGAGCAACTTGCTGCTGCTCAAGAACAAATTGCAACTCTCTCGGAAAGCGTTCTTGAAAACGCTGTTTCAGAAACTTTCAATGAATTGACCGAAGGTCTTGCTTTGACTCAAATCGAACGTCTTCGCGAACTAGCCGAAGGCATCGAGTACAAGACTCCTGAAGAATTCACTAAGAAATTCTCAGTTGTTCTTGAAGCTTTCAGCGATAAAAAGAAAACTCCTCCAGTAATTACTGAAGAAGTTGTCGAGATCAATGAAAACGAAGCTATCAATGAGTCTGTCAATGCTTATGTTGGTCACATGAAGAAAAGAAAATCTTCATGAAAAATCGAATCAACCTAAATAATTTCAAGTTTTCTCAAGGAGATTAATCCAGTAATGTCAACCAATCTAAATGAAGAAGTCCGCAACAAGTGGAAACCAATTCTTGAAGGCGTCGATGCCGATGGTGATTCGCTAGGTCTTGGTCCTGCGCTAACTGGCGCCAAGGCCAATATCACTGCTCGCCTTCTAGAAAATACTGAGAAATTTGGTTCAACTGGTGGTGATCCAGAAGCCCTGAACATGACTCAGATTTTCGAAGCTTCAGGTGCTGCTCCAACAACTGGCGTTGCTGGTGTTCAGAATTATGACCCTGTTCTAATTTCATTGATCCGCCGCACGACTCCGAACCTGATGGCTTATGACATTGCTGGCGTCCAGCCAATGAATGGCCCAACTGGTCTAATCTTCGCGATTACTCCTCGTTATACCAACCAAACTGGTTCTATCGCTTGGTTCAATGAACCTAATACCGGTCATTCTACCATTACTGCCGGTAACACCACAATCGGTCAAGCTGCCAACAACGTCGGTACCACCCCTTCAGGTAACAGCTCGAACTATAACTTTGCTGGTGGTATGTCAACTGCTCAGGCTGAAGCTCTCGGTTCAAGTGGTAACGCTGATTTCCGTGAAATGTCATTCAGCATCGAGAAAGTCTCAGTCACCGCTAAAAGCCGTGCTCTGAAGGCTCTGTATTCTCAAGAGCTTGCTCAGGATCTAAAAGCTGTTCATGGCCTGGATGCTGAAACTGAACTTTCAAGCATTCTGACTACTGAAATTCTTGCTGAAATGAACCGTGAAATGGTTCGTACTATTTACGTCACTGCTACAACTGGTGCTGCAAATACTACTACTGCCGGCACTTTTGACCTTGACGTCGACGCCAACGGTCGTTGGTCAGTTGAAAAGTTCAAAGGTCTTCTGTTCCAAATCGAAATGGAATGTAACGCCGTCGCCAAAGCTACTCGTCGTGGTAAGGGTAACATCCTAATCTGTTCATCGAACGTTGCTTCGGCTCTGATGATGGCAGGCGTTCTGGATTATGCTCCTGCTCTGAATGCTAACAATGGCCTGAATGTTGACGATACTGGTAATACTTTCGTCGGCGTTCTAAATGGTCGCATTAAGGTCTTTATCGATCCTTATGCTTCGAGCGAATATTTCGTCGTTGGTTACAAAGGCCCAAATAACTACGATTCGGGTATTTTCTGGACTCCTTATATTCCTCTACAGATGGTTCGTGCTGTCAATCCAGATAGCTTCCAACCAGCAATCGGTTTCAAAACGCGCTACGGAATTGTTGCCAACCCGCTATCAAATGGTGCTACTAACTCTGATGGCACGCTCGTTCAGAATACTAACGTGTTCTATCGTAGAATCGCCGTCTCTAACATCTTCTAAAATAAAATTGACTATCAACTAGATCAGGGACCTTCGGGTCCCTTTTCTTTTGGAATTATTCACAAATTTTCTCACAAAGCCATCCTTTATTTTTACCTTTTTGAGACATACATTGTTCTGTAAGATTATGTGTCCTACAGAATTCTCTAAGACCTTTTATGATGTATACATCACCTTCAGGGCTTGTGACTTTATATGTTTTCTTTTGATTTTCTCGACGAGTTTCATATTTCCCTTCAGTCCAATGATCTTTCATGGATTTCTTTGGTTGAATGTCCATATACTCTGGATCGACTGAAATTTCTTCCGTCTTATTGAAAATCCATCGAACTTTACCGGCATCATAAAGAATCCAATATCCTTGTTGATGCATGTATTCCGTTTCAGTAATTTCTAGATTTTCAATTCCAAGTTTCTTTTTGGTTGCACTTTGTTTTGATCTAACTTCTCCGGTTTTACTTGAAACATAGAAACGATCTTGTTTGATATCTGCATCTTTCACGAAACCGAGTTTCTCATAAAGACCTCCATCTGAAAATCTATTATCAGACCATGTCACAAGATTTTGATAATTCTTTTCTTTTACAGCAAATGTTAGAAGTTTACTTGCACCACCTGTAACATTAATACCAGCTTTCGTGCAATAACGATTAAGAACAGGAATTGATTTTGTCTGCTTTCTTTGATGTGAGCCGAATGTCATAATCGAAATCAATTCATTATCATAATACAAACCAACTGCATAATTGATTCGATTTTTATGGATTTCCTGAATATGATATTTGTTTACAAATTCAACTGCATCATCTTTTGAAACTTCTCGAACTTCTGTTTTTCTGGCAAAAACGACAGTCTTATTAAGACCGAGAGCAGATAAAAGAAAATTCTGGCATTGTTCTCGGCGGTTGATCCATTCGAAACACCAAAATTGAATTAGGCGAATTCCTACTCCCTTTGCTCTTTCATATTTGTATCTATGATAACTTGGAAACAGTTTATTGCCCACATTTGATGCATGCCAATAAGAACCATTATGTTCAATACCAATTTTCTTCGATTGAACCATTATATCAATCGACATTGGTTCAATCGATACCCAATCTGCCAAAGTATCTGATTCTTTGATACCATTCGCAATTAAGAATTCGGCAATTTCGTTTTCAGCTTCTGATCTACGACGACCAGTATTCATAGGATGATTGCCACCATTAGCATCTTTTAATGTTTCAAATCGATCCTTATAATGGTTTTCGCCATACCGTTCAACCATAGTGATTTCGGCTTTTACGCGAGCTTCTTTTGCTCTGCCTGGTCTACGATGAGGATGCTCTACGCCATAATTTTTCTTGTATGACTCTTTTCTCTTTAGATCAATCTCCGTTTTACGTTCTTCAGAACGATTTTCAGCAGCAATTGTAATTGTCTTTCTAATTTCTGGATCTTTGTTTCGACACGAAATACTACAAAATTGAGCGTCGCCGATGAAACGATTCGAGCAATCAGGATGTTTGCAAACTGACACAGACGCTTTACCAGCAAGAACAAAAATTTTCCCGCGATTATCATTGATATCTGATTCAAAAGAACTCAGAAACGACAAAACGCCCAAATGTTCCAGAGTTCTATTCTGGAACATTCGAGCATTTACTTCACCATTCTCTTTGAAGAACGTCGAACTCCACCAATTGCTGTGACACAATTGGTCTTGTGAAGGTTTCTGCAGTTTACTCGACAAACACGAATCCTTTTAGTGAATATCAATAATTTAAATAATTTAATCCACTCCGAAACATACTGAAAGTAAACTCAAAGTAACTCAATTTTCAACTAACACTTCTATAAAAAACTCACGAGTTTTCTCAATTTCATTTAAAATGAATTCAGCATGATCTTTCAGTGGACCACGAACATAACTGAAAGATGAAGGATATTCTCGAAAGTAATATCCTATCTGATCATTTTTAGAGATCTTGAAATTCTTATTGTCAATCAGAAGATTTCGAACAAGCCTTTCAAGTCGTCTCATTTGAACATCAATGAGTTGTTCATTTGTAACGGTATATTGTCTAGACATCATGGATAATCGTGGATTGTTTCGACAACAGGAGGATCTCGAACAAGCTTGTCATCCAGAAATTTTCGAGCAGCCTCTAAAGAACTGTAATTAACTCTTCCATAACAATCGATAAAATCTCTCCATCCAACAATTGTAAAATACTGAGGATAGAATGAATCATTGAGTTGACGAATTCTATATTTTCCGAGTTTGATATTATGACTCAAACAGAGAAATATGAATAACAAAAACGAAAGAATTGCAATGAACTCAAACATTCTCAATTTCTTTCAAAAGATTCTGAGCAGCTTCAAGTTCATCTAAAGCTTTCGTTTTAAGCTTCTCGCCTGCTTCTCGAAGGATTTTCGCAGCAGTTTGGAAAAGTTCTTTCTGATGAATGTTCATCGCTTTGACAAATGCTTTCTGAACACTTTCTTTGTCATAAAAACTCAGAATACTCCCAACACTGGAATTACCATAGTATCCTGCATAAGCATAATACTGGGTATCGATTTTGAAACACCAGTAGTTTGGATTATTTCCAAACGATGCATCTTTCTTATCACAATGAGAATCTGAAAGATACGTTTCCTGATATTTTTTATGAAAGTTTTCAAGAGTTTTTGCATAACTCAGAAGAGTTTTGATTGTTTGGAAATTTTGCATTATGATTCTACCTCTTGTTCACACTTCTACCAATTTCACTTCGACAATTTCAACATTATCTGGTGTTTGTGAATACGTAATTGAATTACTCACATCACAACGACGCCCGTAAATTCTGGCTTTGTCAAGATCGTCTACAAGTTTCCATGAACCATATGTTTTAGCACAGGCCCAATATTTTCCAGTTTCATTATCTTTGAGAACAAATGGCATTATCGTAAATGATCCTTATATTCTTTCCACTCAATATCCGAAATACTCACGACTGGTCCTCCAATATCATCACCATTCCATCTTCCAAGACGAATCATATCGTATCCAGAAACATAGGTACAATATCCAAATTTCCATTCTTTGGAGTTATTATACCTCCAGTAACACATTGATCCCGGAGGAGGTCGATTATATGCCATTATTCTTGACTCTTCCAATATTCTTCAGAAGCATCAATGAGTTCTCGAAACTCTTTCAGAAAAGCATTACGAGCATTGGTTCGTTCAATTTCATTGGCATATTCTTTCTCATGATATTGAACTCGCCACTCAAGAGATTTTCGTTTCGACTCAATCCAATCTGAAAAAGATAGTTCTTCTTGAGGGTTCCCGTAATCTGAGTATCCGCAATCGAAATCGATCGAAGATTGTAGTTGTTCTCGCATAAATTTCTTTGCGCCTTGAATTTCAGAAGTTTCAGGAACTTGCCATGCTTCGACTTTCGCAAGCATTGTTTGATAACGATTTCGGTAAAGTTCTTGCGTCTCTAAAGTTTTTTGATAAGCTTTGACTGAATTTTCATATTCAGTCTTTTGTTGTTCTTGGAGTTCTTGAATAGTTTTCGAAAGAAATTCTGTAAGATTTTTCTTTGCTTTAGCGAGTTCTTTCAAATGATGATCAGATGGCTCGAACTGTTCTGGAATTTCAGCATTCCAAGGTTCGTCTCGCATCGTGATTGTTACACCAAGACCTCGAAGACATTTGAAAGCAAATTCTCTGAAATCAGTTACCGTTCCATCTTGAACTGAAGCAGTATATCCTGTAGGCATTTTGACTATTCCTTTTCGATTACATCAATCGTATAAACTGGTCGAGTTGTTTGAGGACCAGGAGTTATCCAGTTCATTTTAGAACATTCTTGCATCGCAAAATCAATGCAATCATGAGAAGAATGAAATTCTTTGGTTTTCTCTGTCGTTTTAGAAACAATGTAAACTTTATTCGACAATCAAATTCTTTCTATGAAATTTGGCGATCGCAGTAGGACTCGAACCTACAACCCCAAGCTTAGAAGGCTTGTGCTCTCTCCAGTTGAGCTATGCGACCGTTTGAAACATTTTTAAATTAAGAAGTTTCGAAAGTAAACTTTATTTGTAAAGAAATACTTTAGAAACATTACCCTGCAAACGACCTTCAATTGTTTGAGAAGGTTCGCCCCCAAAGACTCATCTTTAATGTATAACCATTTTGAGTGAGTTGATCTGCAAGTTTACCAGCTTGTGCAAGAAGGCGATTAATTTCTTGAAATTTCTCATAATCGACATACGGCGTGTTGGTTTCATTCATACGATTCATTAAAATTCTCCAGAGATTGGATCATACCAACGATATGGATCAAGATTCTTTCGACGTTCTTGAACAATTTCCATACAAAGATCAACACATTCAGAACAAATAAAAGCATTAACAGAAGCAATCAAAGTTTCAACCTCACGATGACTCTTTCCACAAAACGAACAATAGAGTGTTTGTTTACTTTTCATCGATTGCTTCCAGCTCTTCTTCCTTGACATGTTGGAGGTAATCAAAACCAAGTTGGAAATTCCGAACAGTTTCGTCGAGAGACATCATGTAAGGATACGTCGAAGTTTCATCGACTCCTGTGACAGTGCCAGTTACTCCACGAAAAGCATAGTCAGGATAAAGTTTCGTGATACGAACTCGTTGACCAATTGCAAATTTCATAATGATTTCTCCTAAACTTAAAGTAGTGGTAATCCAAGTCGGACTCGAACCGACACGTCACTAGGACAACAGATTTTGATTTTTGGAACTTTGAGATTTGCACTCTCAGAAATTAATCTGATCTATGAAGATATCAACCTTCACTTGTTCCCGTCTGTCGCGTCTACCAATTCCGCCATTGGATCACAATAGAATTTCACTTTACCTTATTTCGATAGGAAGTAAAGTTCTTTATTCCTTTTCGATCTTAAAACCAGTCACACGATAAGGTATCATTTCCTCCAGGAAAGCGATTTTCTTATCATCATCGATCGGGAGAATATCAACCAATTTACCCAAAGTCTTCGAAAGAAATTCGATACGATCATGTGCTCGTGCAAGAGCATCGTCCGAATATTCATAAGCGGCCTCTTGAACCATTTCCGAAACGAATTCATCGACCGAATAATCAAGATTCCTGTTAGTATTACGAACATCATAAATTTTCGTAATCTTGAGAGCCATTTGATTTCTCCTTCGTTTCACTCGCTATAATGAAATATACCCTGAACAATAATGAAAGTAAAGCGAATCTTTGAACTTTCTTTTCGATAAATTCTAAGGTATAAAGAATTCTTCTCAAACAAATCAAAAGGATCGTTCCAAATGGACGAACAAGCAATTTCAGAAACCTACTGGCAAGAACATGAAGGAAACTATTTTACAAGAGGATCCTACAAGCTTTCAAATGGAAGAAAAGTAGCACCTTATGAGGTAGCATCTTTCGAAGTCCTGACAAATCATTCAGAATCCTCTCAAGCATACTGGAAAGCTTTCGGAATGAATCGTGATGCTTCTGTTCATACTCTTGATGGCAAACGATATAAGTCAATCGAAGCATTCATCAACAAAGAAGCTACTGAATGACAGATTTTCTTTCGCCACTTGGTTTTCAATTCCAATGTGATCTTCTTCCAACAGTCTCAGACTTTGTCCAACAGGTCAATGTTCCTGGAATGTCAATTGGCTGGACTAACACTCCAACACCATTTGTAACACTCTCTCAGACGTCTGATCATGTCGATTTCGATGGAATCTCAGTTCGGTTCAAAATCGACAAAGAACTCAGAAACTACGAAGAAGCATTTCGGTGGATTGAAGCAGCGACATTCCCGGATTCATATGATCAAAGGAAAGCTTTCCAAGAAAAGAACAAGACCTTGAAAGGGAATGGTTCGCTTGCTTTCTTGAATGCTCAATTCTCGAAAACATGCACATTCTTCTTTGAAGATCTTGTTCCTGTTGGTCTTTCAGGATTTCAGATGAATACTGATGCTGCTGGAGTTCAGTATCTCGATTGTCTCCTGACAATGAAGTTCACTAAGTTTCGTTTCGAACGAAATCAGGAGTGATTATTTTTATTCGTCAGATATCGTGCTCTGCGATGAGCTTCGGCTTTAGTAGCATAACGTCCTTTACAACGATTGAGATATCCAACAGGAGCAAGAACAACCCAAGAATAGGTTGAGCAATACTTCGATTGAGAAACTTCATAAGAAATCTTTTCCATTTTATTTCTCCTTCGTTCAACTAAACCTTAGTGAACTCGTTTCAACCAACCCAATAATGAACTCTAACCTTTTATCATAATAGAAGTAAAGCATGAAATTAGAAGAAATTCAACAAAAATGGAATGAAGATTCTGAAATCGACGAACATAATCTCGCGACAGAATCGACGAAAATTCCAAAACTTCACTCAAAGTATTTCGCAATTTTCAGCAGAGAACGATTACTTCTCAGAAAGATGGAGATCGATCTTAAGGAATTGTCTGCTCTTCGATATGAATTTTACACAGCATCCTTAGATGATGAAACCATTGAAAAAATGGGATGGACTCAAGAGTGGCGAGACTTTGGAAAGAAAGTCCTAAAAGGAGACGTCAATCGTTATCTTGAATCAGACAAATACTTGAATAAAAAAATGCTCGAGATTGCTTATCAGAAAGAGAAAGTTCTTTTCTGTGAGTCAATCATCGATACAATCAAGTATCGAAGTAATACGATACGAAATGCAATCGACTTCTTGAGATTTACAAACGGCTCATGAAAAAGGCTCCCAAATTGGGAGCCTTTTTGTTTTATTCATTTTTCAATGAAATGATTTCGATTTTCCTTAGCGAACCACCAGAACCATAAGAAAACCACTTCTTTTGTTTCATACCCCATTTAAGAGCCTGAGACATGGTTCCTTGAACAGTTCCAAGATAAGGTTCGTGATGACAACCACCGAAATCAGCATTGGAATCTTCTCCTCGAACTTCCCAAATACCAAAAGTTTGGAGATCATATCCTTGTTGTTTCAGACCTTTGTAACAATATGAATTAAGGAAATCGTCAATAGCCCGTTGTTCAGGAGTTTTGTCGATTTCAACTTGATGTGTAATAGCATCCTTACTGTTATTGAATTCTTTACCATCTGAAGTTTGAAAAATTTCAATTTCTCTGATAATGCGTTGTACCATATTCAATTCTCCTCAATATTCATCGCGATGTTGTTCGCGATCCCAATTTGCCTCTAGATATCCTCGATACCATTCCTTTCCTTGATCAGAAGTTGAAGGATAAGGACATTGACGGTCAGGATCACCTCGAAGTTCGGCATCATATCCTTCATTGAAGAAACGATTATCGAGATCCATAGGATCATTGCTATATTGGCTGTAATCTTTCATGATTAATTCTCCTTTTAACCGATAAAGCCGATCCAGTGAGCATTCAGGCGATCAAGATTCGTATGATCATACGAGAGAATCGCCATATCTTTGGATACGGAACTGATGTTCTCCATAACAATTTGACGATTCGAGCGATCATATTCCATCTTACACTTACCATTCATGGAATAGATCCGAACGATATTACCAGAGATCAGACGAGCAAATTCAGTTTCCGTAACCAGATTCTTATTTTTGCGAACCATTTGATTTCTCCTTCACTTCAAACCTTAGTGAGCTCGTTTCACTTGTTATAATGAACTCTAACCTCAACAGCTCATTAAGTAAAGGAGAAAACAATCATACGACGAAAATATTTTGAAACATGCCGCAAACATCTGATATTCATATTCGCAAACTCAATAATGTTCATGCAATCATTGATTGTGATCAAGGAATTGCTCAAGAACTCCATGAACATTTCTCATATTTTGCTCCCAACTATGCTTGGAGTCCTGCATACAAATATCGTGGATGGAATGGTAAACTTTACGAATTTCGGCTCAAGGATCATACAATTCGAGCAGGACTTATTCATGAAGTTCTGAAATTTGCAAAGAATAGAGATTATTCAATCTCTCAAGATGGTTCTTTTGGATATACAGAATTTTCTGTAAAAGAAGCAGAAGATTTCATCAAGACTCTAAACATTCCTGAGAAATATACTCCAAGAGATTATCAAATCAAAGCTTTTGTGACATGTATTCGCGAAGGAAGATCTATTCAACTTGCCCCAACAAGTTCGGGCAAAAGTCTTCTACAATATTTGATTTGTCGCTATTACATCGATGTAATGGGTTCAAAATGTCTTGTCATTGTTCCAACCATTGCTCTGGTCGCTCAGATGTCTGGAGATTTCAGAGACTATGGATACAAGGAAAGAATTCATCAAATCACTTCAGGAGTTGCGAAATCTGCCGAAGTCGATATCACAATTTCGACGTATCATTCTCTAGTGAAACAAGACAAGTATTACTTCGATCAATATCAGCTTGTCATGGTTGATGAAGTTCATCTTGGAGAAGCGAAATCAATCACTTCAACCATGGACAAATGCCTTGAAGCTCCAAATCGTTTTGGTTTGACTGGCACTTTGACAGATTCCAAAACTTCCGAAATGGCCCTGACAGGAATGTTCGGAAAGATTCACAAAGTCATCACGACTGCCGAGTTAATGGATCAGGGATTTGTCGCTGATTTAAAAATCAAATGCCTTGTCCTCGAACATCCTGAAGAATCAAGGAAAGCTCTTCACAAAAAAACCTATCAAGATGAAATCAAGTTTCTTATCAATTCTCCATCAAGAAACAAATTCATTGTCAATCTTGGATTGTCTCTTCAAGGAAACTCTCTAATCCTTTTCAGAATCAATGATCATGGGAAATATCTCTATGAGCAACTCAAATCTTCTGTGAAAGAAGGGCGAAACGTTTACTTCGTTAATGGAGGAACTGAGAAAGAGGATCGTGAGTACATTCGAAAGATCATCGAAGAAGAAGATGATGCAATCATTGTCGGGTCGAAAGGGACAATGTCGACGGGATCGAATACAAAGAAACTCCACAATCTTATTTCGGCTCATCCAAACAAAGGAAAGATCATCAATCTTCAATCGATTGGTCGAGCTCTTCGATTGGCTTCCGGAAAGACTTCATCGACTTTCTTTGACATTGCAGACGATCTTTCATGGAAAGGTTCAAAGAATCATACTCTGAACCATCTCATTGAAAGAATCAAAATCTACATCGAAGAGAAATTCAATTACAAGATGTATAGAATTACTTTGAAGTAATCAGTCCGTCTCTACCAAAAGAACCATACTTTGCAAATTTCGAAACCCATCCACCAGTATCACCGAAACATCCAAGACTAATCACTGCCCAATCCGGAACAGTTTCTTCATCAATGGTAATCCAACCAAATAAACCTTTCTTTTGGAGATACTGTTTACGAATCTTTTCGTTATCAAGATAACCCTTTTGTTTTGGAAGGGTTTCCGTTACTGCATAAACTCTAAGTTTTTCATTCATTATACAATGCCTCAATTGCTTCTAAAATATCGGAATATCCTGAAATATAGCACGCTTCTTCGGCCGTTCGACCTTCTACATAATATTCAGGTTGTCTGATGAATCCCTTATGGGATTCAGAATAAACCCAACCGTTCTTTTCGGCAAGAGGCTTCCAGATACATTCAATCTCAGAAGCTTTGATATCTGCTTCCATCTGTTCAGGGCCCAGAAAAGCAATATCTTCTTGATCGGTAAGCTTTGTCATGATCACCCCCCTTCTTAATTTCACCAAGGAAAGCTTCAGCAGTATCAATGGCATCCTTACTATTACGGAAAATCTTATATCCAAAGAAATTGTCGACGATTTCATAACCCTTATTACGAAGAGCTACCATTGTATCATATTGTTCACAATCGTTGACAAAGGTTAGAACCGTCGGTCCTTGTTCGGGACGTTGAGGATTCTTGACAGTCAATTTACCAAAAGTCTTGATAGTCATTTAATTTCTCCTTCGTTTCAAACCTTATAATGAACTCTAAAACGTTCTGAAAAGAAAGTAAAGCCAATCTAAGTAAATTTGTATCATACAAGGAGTAGCAAAATGTCAGACGAAACTTTCTCCGATGACGAAAACGAATTTCTTTTCGATGAGGAATTCGAACCTTGTGTGAAAATCATCGAATTGAATTCTGGAAAGATCATTACAGGATTAGTTTATGATGTTCCTGAAATTGATCCAGAAGCAATTCGAGTGAAATTTCCAATGATGGTTCTTTACAATCCTGTTCAGATTGCAGACGACAATGGAGATATCCTTGCAGAAGGTATGCGAACAATTCTTCTAAGATATGCTCAAGGATCATTTGAAGGAACTGTCAAAATTCATCGTCAAGCAATTTCGATGATGTCTGATACAGACTACGATTTTGATGAAATGTTCTTTGATCGTATTGAAGAACTCTATCCAAATGATGAATATAACTACGAAGAAATGGAACAAGAAAATAACATTGCTAAATTTCTTCTAGAGGATGATCCAGAAATTGAGAAAGAAGTTGTAAAGAAAACCATTCAAAATCGAGCCAAAAGCGTTACCGAATTGATTGCTTTACTTTCTACTCCAAATGAAACAATAACCAAACATTAAAGTTTGATGCTTTGGAAAGCAACACTTTCTGAAGGAACGAAGTGACTGAAGAAAGCCATTACAACTTTGTAAGAAAAGACTTGAAAGTAAGTAAAGGCTTTCAAAAGTCTGAAGCCTTTTGAAAGGCGAAATCGCTACGCTCTATTATACAGACTTCAGATTTTTTGTAAAGCAGAAAGTTACAAAAATTATATTAAATGTTTTTAATTTTTTCTTCTAGAATAATCAATTCCATAAAACGTTCTCTACCAACAATCACATAATCATTGCCTGAAGAATACCGTTTAGTTCCAGAACCTTCCTCAATAACATGTTGAATTGCCATCTTTAGAAATTGATATTCTTCCCATTCTTTTTGAGTAAACATGTACCACTCCTCCTTAATCTGGAAGTTCTACAAACCGTTCTTCAATTTAAAATTCTACTTCAGGGTGGTTCTTTTCAAGATAACGATGAACATTGACCGCATCATCGAACCAGTCGATAACTTCCGTCGTCCAATTCTTTCGACCATATACGAAATAAAGCGAAAGATTGCCATCCCATTCGAAAGGGATCCAAGAAGTTTGTTCACCAGTAGGGGGATGTCAAGCGAATGAAATTGATTTGCTTGGCAGACATTTGAATTTCTCCTTGCTTCGTTCAAACCTTATGATGAACTTTAAAACGATCTAATATGAAAGTAAATCCCTAAACGTGATTTTTCGGACAAATAAATATGTTTGAGTAAGGGTTTATGAGCTAATCGTCATTTTGAAGAAATTCATGAAATTTAATAAAATAAGACCTTCAATTCTTTAAAGAATAAAGTCATATTTTGATAAAACGTGAAGAATTAATACGTTATAAATATTTTTGATGAATGTTTTACAAATTTCTTTTGGGAGTTTTAATGCTTGCTTTACCAAAATCTCTGGGTCTTGTTGGGTCTCCAGCTTCGCTGAAATCTTTGGGTTATCCCCTCACCCTTATTAAGGGTGAGGGGGTCATCTACGACTTCACGGTCATCGCCCTGACCCGCGTCATCGGTTCCACCACGCAATTCATCGACACGAGGGCCGCATGACCCTGCTCGGCACAACCTACAACGGCGGCGAACTTCGCGATGCCGTCAATGGCCTGGCTACACCAGGGCAAGCGCTGATCGACATCCCTTTTCCGAGTTCAATTCCACGCTCTGAGTTTTTTCTGCCGAATGATTTCTTGGGCAGACTGGAAGACAAGGGGTCTGACAGTCGAGCTTATGCCCATTGCAACTACACGGCCGAGCAGATTTTCGATCTATTCTCTACAGCCCGCTCGGCTCCTGTCAACACGTTCGTGGTTGATCCGACCAGTGGAAACGACACGACGGGCAACGGGCTGACCGAGGGCACGGCTTGGCAGACCATCGGGAAGGCGATCCTGGCCGCCAACGCGACAGGTCAGCCCGCAAAAATCCGCATCAAGGGTGGACAGGGCGCGAGCATCGAGCTACCTAAGAGCAAGAACTTCGCGAACGGCTCATCGAGCACGACCTACGACCCCACGGTCGATATATGGTTTGAGTTCTATGGCGGGCTGCTGATCGTCGGCTCTCACGTTGATTTCTCAACCCCGTCGCTACACACTGGCGCAAGCTTTACTTACGCTTGCGCGGTGACAACGGCAGACAACGCCCTCGACCGCCTCAACGTGGATGAGGACGGCATGTTGACGCCGTTCCAGTATGTCCCGTGGGTTGCCAGCGGTGACATCCCGCCTGGGTGCTGGACGACGGACGGAACCACCACCCTCGTGCGTCGCGCCGACAATTCTGCGGTCACTATCGCAAACACGCGCGTAATCCAGCGTGTTCGGAACTTCCACGCCGGCAAGAACATCTCGATCGGTATGGGGCCAGCCACCTCTGGCGACGTGATGATCTTGGAGGGCGGCGGGGGCGGCAACGGGCCTTTTGATTATGTGGTCCCGACCAGTGATACAAACGTGACGCCGCGTTGCGTGGCGGTGAGGGGTGTTCGGTTCCATGGATACGGCTTTTTGACCACGGGGACGGGCCGAGCGGTCACTGTTGATGCGCTTCACGGCCTCGCGTGGTTTGAAGATTGCTTTTTCGGCAGGTCCAAAACGGACCACCAGAACATCCATAATCAGCGCTGGCAGCTCGGACTGGGCGTCAAAACTCGCGCGCTGTTCGTGAATTGCGTCGGCCGAAAAAACGGCGTCACGGTGAACGCTGCTGGCCTTTCCAACCCCCTCTCGGCCAACGCCCACACTGGTCATGAGGACGTCATCACCGCCGACTATGCGGGCGACTATCGAGATTCGGGTGGCGGCTGCGTGCGCTCGATCGACTCGTCCAAGGGCATTTTCGCAGGCACGATGGCGCACGACCGAGGTGACCGCCGGTTTGCAGGGACGACGCCCCCGACCGCGTTTCGGGCTGACGACGACGCACAGTTCTTCCTCTTCCGTGTGCGGACGCCGCAAATGTCACCTGGCTCCTACGCCTACATGACATCCGGTTCTGGCTCGGCGATTTACCTGCGCGACTGCTGGCCGGATCGCGGGGCGCGTATGGGTAACGTCTCGACCTGGTGATCCTCCACCCCACATCAAGTGAGGGGAGGGTAAACAAAAAACTCTCTCCTCATTCTTGATCTTTTTGATGAATAAGATTGAAAATATCTGCGACTCTTTTACCAGCATCCATACTATGCGAATATGTTTCAAGAAAGATTGAAGAAGATTTCCAACCACCGGCATCCATTGCGACTCGAACACTGACTCCAGCATTCAAAGCATTTGTCGCGAAAGAATGTCTTCCAACAGTATGAGATGATTTGTATTGAATTCCGGCCCGATTACAAACTGCTCCAATTCTTTCATTGACGCTGAAACGACATTTGTATTTGAAAGCACGATCCTCGGGGCCAATGTTCAAATCTCTTAATCGTTCGACCAAGTGATCAGGGAGATACCGAATACTATTGAAATCGGTTTTTGTTTTAATAAGAATTGCTTTACGTTCTCTTAAGTTGATATGCTTTCCAAGAAAATTAACAGCCTCTGAAACTCTTGCTCCGGTAAGATTCATGAAAAGAACGCAAGCTGCCAAATGAGGTAATTCATCTTTGTCGCATTGATCAATGAAAGTTTCTAACCATTTTCGATTTGCAGGAATTGTCAATTTGGTTTTCGGAGCGTAGAATGATTTGATTTTTGCAGGCATTCTCCAACCCATTTCATGGGCATGATACAAGACTGCTCTCATTGGAGTGATGACTTGACGATTGTGAGTTGCCGGAGAAGAATTCGGAAAGATGATTTTCACTGAATTCCTGACAGCCATTGGAGTGATCTTTGAAACATCTTGATTTCCAAAATGTTCGATGAGTTTTCGAAGGTATCGTTCTTCTCCTCCATGTTCAACATAAGAAATTGCAGCTTCATGAAAAGTTAGCATTCTATTGATCCCTTTCACAGAATATTGATCCATAAAACCATTCTAAGTAAGAAGTGATAAAACTCTAATAACGTTTGAGATTAAAACAGTTTTAATGATGTTTTGCTTTACTTCTACTGAAAACGAAGTATAATTCAAATCTTCAAATATTTCCGAAAAGAAAGGTCATGGGCGAGATGGCTCTAAGACGTAAGCATGATTACGTAGACAATCATAAATTGTTTGAAGCGATGTGTGAACATCGAAAACGAGTTGAAGAAGCAAAAGCTCGTGGAGAATCACCAAGAGTTCCAGTAACACCTTATGTTGGTCAAGCAATCGTATTAATTGCAGAGAATTTTTCACACCGACCAAATTTCATCGGATACTCTTATCGACAAGAAATGGTTTCAGATGCAATTGAAACATGTCTTTCAAATGCTCATCATTTCAATCCTAACGCTGTGACAAGATCCGGTAAACCTAATCCTTTCTCTTATTTCACAAAAATCATCTATCATGCTTTCATTCATCGAATTACTCGTGAAAAGAAAGAAGAATATGTTCGATCGAAATTGACAGAGAATATGATTCTTTCAGGAACATTAACTTCGGGTCAAGAACTTTCGAATGTTGAATCAATGGTTGATTTGACGACAGAACATCATAACAAACTCCGAGATCTTTTCGAAAAACCAAAACCTGAAAAGAAAAAAATCGGACTTGAAGTTTTGGTTGAAGAAGATGAGGAGATTGAAAATGTCAAAGAAGCTTCTTAATTTTGCTTTGACTAATGATATTGCTATTAGTTTGTATGAATCTGAATTAAAAGGTGATGGTTCTTGGTGGGAATATCAAGAAAAGCCTCGTAAATATTTCGATTTGATTTCAGAGAAACGAATTGTTGAAAATTTAAAAGTCAACATATTTGTATTCATTATTGGAAAATATTTTGTTGCTGTTGCAAGGTTTAAGAACAAGTAAGAAAGGAGACTCGTTAGATGGCTAAAGTTGCTATCCTGAACGATATTCATTTTCGGAACAAGATCTGGTTCTAGAGTATTTCATGAATACTTCTATAAATTTCATGAACAAATTTTCTTTCCATATCTAAAAGAACATAATATCAAACATGTGATTTTGGCTGGCGATATTTTTGACATCAGAAAGTATGTCGAATTACGTATTGCTCAAGAAGCCCATGAAAGATTTTTCAAAGAACTCGAAAATCTTGGAGTTTCTACCTATGCTATAATTGGGAATCATGATTCCACATTTTTCCGTTCCAATGAAATTAATTCAATTCAGGCTCTTTATTCTTCTGGTCGTCAAACAAAGGGTATGATGATTGTTGATACAGAACCAAAAGAAATTGAAATTGATGGAACAAAAATTCTTCTGCTGCCTTGGATTGCATCAAGTCATTATGCAGATTTTATGAAAGTAGTGGATAAATCTCGAGCATCAATTCTTGTATCGCATCTTGAATTGTCTGGGTATGAGATGTATCGCGGTAATTTCATGGAACATGGAATGGACGAAAAACTGTTCCAAAAATTTGATATGGTTCTATCTGGACATTATCATCATAAGAGTTCTAGAGATAACATTCATTACCTCGGCACTCAATATGAAATTACTTGGGCAGATTATGGAGACCAAAAAGGATTTCATATTCTAGATACAGATACTCGAAAACTTGAATTCATTCACAATCCATTCAAGATGTTTCATAAAGTATATTATGATGATTTGAAATATAATACTCTTGATGACCTCCTAAATTCTATTGATACTTCAAGTATTGCTGGTGGATACGTAAAACTTGTGGTGGTGAATAAAACAAAACCTTTCTGGTTTGATCGAGTATTCGATAAACTTGAAAAGAGTGATGTAGTCAATTTACAAATTGTAGATGAGTCTTTAAACCTTTATTCAGAATTTGAAGAAACTCAAGGAACTGTCGAGGATACTTTGACTATTCTGGACAAGTATGTTGACGGATTGGATATTGATATTCAAAAAGAACCAGTCGTTAATCTTATGAAATCATTATACGAAGAAGCAGTAAGAGTAGTCGAACAAGCATGATTGTATTCAAGACGTTAGAAACATGGAATTTCATGAGCATTGGTGAAAAATCAATGCGCTATCAACTTGATGCTCACGCGACTACTCTTATTCATGGTAGAAATGGTTCAAACAAATCTGGTGGTCTATTAGATCCTCTTTCATTTGTGTTGTATAAGAAACCATTTCGAAATATCAACAAAGGTCAGTTGATCAATTCAATTAACAAAAAAGATTGTAAAGTTGAAGTAACATTTTCGATTGGTAAAAACGAATATCTTGTTCGTCGAGGCATGGCACCCGAAATCTTTGAGATTTGGGAAAATGGTGTCCTACTTAAAAATCCTGGAACGTTTGAGTATCAAGAACATTTGGAGAAGCGAATTCTTCGAATGAATCACAAATCATTTTGTCAGATTGTCATCATTGGGACAGCGACTTTTGTTCCTTTCATGAAACTTGGTTCAGGAGGACGAAGAGAAATTATTGAAGATTTGCTTGATCTTCAAGTATTTTCGAAAATGAATCGACTTCTTCGAGATCGTGTCGACGAAAATAAAAATGCTCTTTCAGAAATTCGCTATGAATCTGATTTGATTGAAGAAAAGATTCGTCTTCAGAAACAATTCATTCAAAATTCCAAGAACGCTGCTAAAGTCGAAAAAGATTCAATTCGAGAAAAAATTGAAGAAACGTCTCTTTCAATTGAAGAATTTCAAAAGAAAATTCAAACAACTCAAAAACAAATTGACAATCTTCAGAATTCAATTCAAGACCAATCGACCGTTTCAAAGAAAATCAAACAATATTCTACAGTCGAAGCACAACTAAGAGAAAGAAAATCAAAACTAAAGAAAGAATTGAAATTCTTTCATGATTATGATCATTGTCCAACATGTAAACAAGATATTGATGAAACTTTCAAATGTGATTCTGTTTCGAAAAAAGAAAAGAAAATTCAAGAAATCGAAAATGGTCTCGAGAAACTTTCTGAAGATCTGACAGTTCTTTCAAATCGTTCTCTAGAAATTCAAAATATTTTGGCTGAAATTAATGGATTGACTAGAACAATTTCAGACTACAATTCGACAATAAATGGGTTTCAAAAGTTTATTGTTCAACTTGAAAAAGAATTGAATTCTGAAACAAAGTCCTTTACAGAAGAAGTAGAACAAAGTAAATTAGAAGAACTTTATTCCTCCAAAGAACTACTAGATAAACGTAGAGAAGAACTCGTAAATCAAAAAGCAACTTACGATGTTGCTTCAGTTCTTCTCAAAGATGGTGGGATTAAATCCAAGATCATCAAGCAATACATTCCAATTATTAATGGAGCAATCAACAAATATCTGAATATTCTCGATCTCAATGTTCAATTTGAAATCGACGAAACATTCAAGGAAACCTTGAAAAGCCGTTTCAGAGAAAATTTTTCTTATGAGTCTTTCTCAGAAGGAGAGAAAGCTAGAATCAACATGGCTCTTATCTTTGCTTGGCGATATGTTGCAACGATGAGAAATTCTTCTGCAACAAATCTTCTCATTTTGGATGAAGTTGCAGATGGTGGAGTTGATAATGAAGGAATTGATGATCTTGTAAAGATTCTTCATTCACTTGAAAAAACTCACGTCTTTGTTATTTCCCATAGAGAATCTATGATGGACAAATTTGAACATACCATAAAAATCGAAAAAGTCAAAAACTTTTCGAGATTCGCGGAAGAATAAATGAATCTTTGTAAATCTGGAGGAGCTATAGGAGCAGATACTCTTTTCGGAAAGTATGCTCGTCTTTCTGGTCATGGAGTAATTCATTATCATTTTGATTACTCAAAGAAAAATTTACCAGATCATTCAATTCTTTCCATAAGTCAACTACTCGAAGCAGATCAATATCTTCGTAGAGCAAATCTGAAACTTCAAAGAAAATTTCCAACCAGAAGCCAATACAACGATAATCTTCTTAGAAGAAATTATTTTCAAGTAAATGATACTAAATCTGTTTACGCAGTCACTTACATTGACTGGAAATCTTCGAACATTGAAGGAGGAACGGCTTGGGCAGTTCAAATGTTCGAAGATTTCCAAGATGATATTGAACCATCACTATATGTATTTGATATGCATACTGAAAAGTGGTATACTCGATATATGAATTCTTGGATTGTTTGTAATGACGTCCCTAAACCTCAAGGAATTTATACTGGAATTGGATCACGAAAAGTGACTCCAGCAGGTGAAGAAGCAATCAGAAAACTCTACGGAAAATAAATATGTTTGGTAAAACTCTTCTGGACAAAGTAGAATTCGATCCAGAGTCAATTCATACTCCTTCTCAAAAATTTGATTTTCATAATTCACCTTGTGATCCAATCGAATTTGCTCGATTTCTTTCAGCAAAGATGATTACTGAGAAGGCAATTGGATTAGCTGCTCCTCAAATTGGTATTAATCTTCAAGTCATTGCGATTCAATCTAATCCTGTCATTGTCATGTTCAATCCAAAAATCATTGATGCATCTTATGAAACTCTGATTACATTGGAAGAAGGTTGTGTAAGTTTTCCGGGAATTTTCACAGAAGTTGAAAGACCTCGACGAATTAAAGTTCGTTATACCGAACCAAATGGTAATGTCGTTACAAAGAAATTTGAAGATTTTACTGCAAGAGTTATTCAACATGAAATTGATCATTTGAATGGTATTACAATGATCGATAAAACTACTGGCCTTAAAGGTCAATTACTCAAGAAACGTATCGCGAAGGTTAAGAAAAGAATGAAGTAATGTAAAGCTTATTAGTGATTTGTTGAGTATGATTAAAGTTGTAAACCGAATGAATGAAGTAAAAGGAAATAATAGAATGACTACTGTTCAATATTCAACTCAACAAGTCCAAGTGAATTTCAAGATGAAGACTGTTTCTGAAAACAAAGGTTTCTTTGTGCTACAAAAGAAGAGTTCAACAAATGAGTGAAACTCTTACAAAGAAAACAGAGAATATTCTGATCAAGTTCAATTCGATCAATTCAGAGTATCTAAATTTCATCGGAACTCCTGATGATGATCAAGCCAGAGAACGATTCAATTCAATTCTGAATGGTTTCATAGAAATCAATCAAATGATCAGAAATTTATTTGATGACATCGCAGAAACTCTTTCAAAAGAACAAACAGAAACGGTTGAAAATGGAAATTAATATTGAAATTTCAAAACTGCGAGAAAGATCTATCTTTCTCGCGCTCCCATGTTATGGTGGCAATACAGCAGCAGTGTTCACCAAATCTTTTGGTGAACTTTGTAGCACTATGACTGCTTACGGAATTCCTTTCAAGACTCATTTTCTCATGAACGAAAGTCTTGTTCAGCGAGCAAGAAATTATTGTGCCGATGAATTCCTTCGTAGTGATTGTAGTCATATGCTTTTCATTGATGCCGATATCGCATTTGATGCAAACGATGTTCTAACAATGCTTGCTCTTATGGGCGATGATTCAGAATATGATATTGTTGGTGGACCCTATGCCAAGAAATGCATTACTTGGGAAAAGATCAAACTAGCAGTAGATAAAGGTCACGCAGACGAAGATCCAAATGAACTTGAAAAGTTTGTTGGTGATTTCGTATTCAATCCCATCGAAGGTACAACTGAAATTAAACTTTCAGAACCTGCTGAAGTCGCCGAACTCGGTACTGGTTTTATGATGATCAAACGAAAAGTGTTTGAGAAAATGATCGAAGCCTATCCTGAAAAGGCATATCTACCGGATCACGTTCGAACAGCAAACTTTGACGGTTCTCGTGAAATTTATGCGTTCTTTGATTGTCCTATCGATCCTGTATCACGTAGATACCTTTCAGAAGATTATCATTTTACACAAGCTGCTCGTAAAATCGGTCTGAAATGCTGGCTATGTCCGTGGTTCAAAATTCAGCATTTTGGAAGTTATCTGTTTGGCATCGGCGGACTTGAAGGTCAGGCAAGACTCGGATCAAATCCTACCGCTGAACCAGAACTACTCAAAAATAAGAAATAAATCACTTTACTTCTTTTGAATCGTAAGCCATAATGATTTCAAGGTTGGTTAATCATCAAAGGAGAAATCAAAATGGCTTACGAAATTCAACGTGAAGATGGTTTCTTTATGTTCAATGTCTACAATTTCGAGGGTCAACTGATCGACCACGATCGTTTTTTCAGCAATCGCGATGATGCCGTTTTTGTCGCTGAAACGCTCTATCCCGGAATCAAGGAACTTGGTGAACTCTAATCTTATCCTAAAACTTCATAAGTTTGGACCACTCATTCTAGGAACTTCTGGCTTCCAGCCTATTTTCATTGGAATTGAATGGTGGAATGGAGAACTAAGCATTTTATGGTTGACTCTTCGAAAGGTGATTATCGGAAAATGAAAAAGCATGTTCAACGATTCACTGGGTGGTATGCGGCATCAGATTTTCGAGATTTGTTGATTTCGAAAGATCTAAATCCTTCTGAAATTTGGGAAGATGAATCCGAAAATGGTGGATGTTTTTTCACTGTTACTTGGTATGAAGAATAATTTGGTTTTGGTTTAACTTTCTCCTTAAAAGTTAAGCATAGGTTGTCAAATTAAATCAAAGGTAAACTGAATATGACTGAAGTAGCATCAGTAGATGTGATTAATACGACTGCGAAATCTCAACTGAAATCAATCATTGATCGGGTTGAACGACTTGTAATTGAAAAGAAAGAAATTCAAGAACAAGTTAAAGAAGTCCTAAATGAAGCCAAAGGCAATGGTTTTGATACGAAAATCATTCGTAAAGTGATTCGTATTCGCCAACAGGATCGAGCGAAGCGGCAAGAAGAGGAATCAATTTTGGATTTATATCTCACCGCTCTTGGTGAAATTTGAAACGACTAAGTGATATTGCTTACAGTTGTTACGCCGATACTCTAACGCCTCCAAATAAATCTTTACTTGTCGGTGAAAATGGCGTATACATTGATGTCTATCAAGTTCTTGAAGCAAAGCGAAACAGAATTCGTAAGTTCTTTTTGAACAACTTTCAAGAAACTTCTATAGATACTTCAACCAAATCAAAATCTAAACGTAAACGAAAGAAGAAATCAAAATGAAAATTAGCGCTGATACTATTGCTGTTCTTAAGAGCTTTGCCTCAATCAACAACGGCATTATTTTCAAAGAAGGTAAGAAGCTGGAAACAGTTTCACCTCAAAAGACTATCATTGCAAAGGTCGATGTTCAAGATGACTTCGATCGTGAATTTGCAATCTATGATCTTGGCCAGTTCCTGAATGTTCTTTCTCTCATGGATGAACCTGAACTGACTTTCAATGATTCTTACGTCACTGTTTCTTCGAAAGAAGAACGAGTCAATTATCGCTATGGCGATTCAAAACTGATTATTGCTCCCCCGAAGAAAGAAATTGAATTCCCGAAAGTCGATGTTGAAGTCACAATCACTTCAGCTGTTCTTGCGAAAATTCAAAAAGCCGGTAGTGTTCTGGGTGTTCCAGAAGTTGCTATCGTTGGCGAAAATGGTAAAATCACTGCTCGTGCTCTTTCGACGAAGGAAACTGATGGTAACAACTATCAATTTGATGTTGGTGAAACTGATCTAAATTTCAAAGTCATTTTCAAGACTGAAAATCTGAAAGTTCTGGCAGACGATTATACCGTCTCAATTGGTAAAAAGGGTGAACTCGCTCTTTCGCGTTGGGTTTCTGATCGTGCTTACTATCTCATCGCCGTCGAGGCTAATTCGGTTATTTCATAATGTGTATCGTTTCAGCAGTTACAGGGTACGGTCGTGATAATCTTTGGCCGGTTCCTTGGACTATTCCAGAATCCGATTATCCCGCTGCTCGTAAAATCGTCGACATGATTCGTATTGCAAAAGAACTCGATCGGGAAAAATCTCAGCCCGATTGTATTTCCGATGAAAATGAACAATGGCGAACCGATCTAGAACAACGAGTAGAACAACTCGAAAAAGAAATTGAACTTCGCAAAAAAATTCAATGTCTTGAAACTGAACTTGCAGAACTTAAGTCTGGTCCTCAACTGCTTACTGAATAGCAGTTGAGGCTTTACTTTCTTTCCTCTTTAAAGTATTCTAAGTGTCTTTCTAAAATATTGGAGTAAAGTATGACATCACTTGTGAGTGATCCAAGACATGTGGCCTTTGTTGAAAAATATAGACCAAATACTGTAGAGTCTTGTATTCTACCCGAGCGTTTCAAGAAAATCTTTCAGGCATATGTTATTGATGGTAAAATCGACAGTAACATTCTGATTTCGGGTACGGCTGGTGTGGGTAAAACCACAATTCTCAAGGCTCTTTTCAATCAGCTGAATATCGATTTTCTTGAAATTAACGCAAGTCTTGATAGAAATATTGATACTGTTCGAACAGAGATTCAAAATTTCGCTTCGACTGTTTCTCTGATGAGTGAAGGCCATCGAAAGATGGTTCTTATCGATGAGATTGATGGTATGTCAGAAATGGCTCAGAAATCTCTTCGCAACTTCATGGAAGCTTACGCGGCAAACTGCGGCTTCGTTGCTACATGTAACTACAAATCAAAAGTCATTGAACCACTTCAATCGCGATTTGGTCAAGCAATTGAGTTCAATTTCACCAAGAAAGAACTTGCTGATCTTGGAATGAAATTTGCAAAACGAGTCTATGCAATTCTTGAAGAAGAATCTATTCCTTATCAAAAGGAAGCAGTCATGGCCATCATTGCAAAATGTTATCCAGACTTTCGAAAGACTCTGAATACTCTTCAAGCATATTCCAAAACTGGCCAAATCGATTCGGGAATTCTTGTCGACTTTGGTGAAGAACGTTTCAAGGATCTTATCAAACTACTCCGCGAAGGTCCGAAACAATTCAATGCAATTCGCCGTTGGATTGGTGAAAACGAAGATATTACTTCTGTAGACTTTTATCGTAAATTCTATGATACTGTCAACGATTATCTTGTGCCTTCATCTGTTCCCCAGATGATTCTATTCCTTGGAAAATATCAGGATATGGAAACTCGAGTTGCTGATACTCAGATAAATCGCGCAAGTTTTCTAGTTGAAGTTCTTGCGGATTGCCAGTTCAAGGAGTAATGGTTTGAGTGAAGATGCTCCAACCAAACAAAAGAAACTTGATCCTTTCTCTTTCATTTCAGCAATTAATAGTGTAGAGAAAGAAAATCTTTTCAAGACTTATCCGTCGAAAGAAGAAGTCGAGAAAGCATATGCACCATTCATAATCAATAGAGGTTTGAGTTATTTCTCTGATACGGTGCTCTATGCTAATGAAGTAAATCAATATCCAAACCTTCCAAAGAATGCTCAATTTGATTTCTTGAGACTTTCAATTCGCCCAAGGAAACGATGGAGTAAATGGTGGAAGGGAATGGAAAATCCTGATATTGAAATTATCAAGAAAGTTTTCAAATATTCAAATGAGAAAGCAGCAGCTCTTTTGAATGTTCTTACAGAAGAACAAATGCAACAGTTGCGTAATGAAGTAAACCTTGATCAAGGTGGAGTTTAAGAAAGTATACCATGACAAATCAAAATAAATCAGTTGAAGAACTATTAGAATCATTTATCGAAATTGAACTCTCTAAACCCGAAGATTTCCTAATCGTCAAGGAAACGCTTGAACGAATTGGAATTAGTTCTTCAAAAACAACCCCAAAGACTCTTTATCCTTCATGTGTTATTCTTTTCAAGCGTGGTCGTTATTGGCTACTCCATTTTAAAGAATGTTTCATGCTTGACCGCAAACCGACTTCTTTCAGTGAAGAAGATCGTAAACGTCGAAATACAATTGCATGGCTTCTAAATGAATGGGGTCTTGTCACTGTCAAGAATACAGAAGTATTCAAAGACCTTGCTCCAATTTCTTCAATCAAGGTTGTCCCCTCGAAAGAGAAAAAAGAATTCCAAATTATTCACAAATATGTTGTGGGAAAGAATTAAAATGGCAAAGACAAATTTTGAAAAAGTTCTTCAGTTTCATCAGACTTACAATCAACCAATCGGAACTATTCCTAATCCAAACAATCTTTCAGTACAACGAGAAAATCTTCGCAATGGTTTCATTATCGAAGAGTTCTGTGAACTTTTAGATGCTCAGGGTTACAATCCTGCCGGTATTCATTTAATTCAGGCTGCATGGAAAGTCGCATCAATCCTAGATCGTGTTCGTGCTCCAGATATTGTTGAAATCGCTGATGCTCTAGCAGATATTGAATATTTCAACCATGGTACTGCTGTAGAATATGGTATCAATCTTGATTCAGTGTTTTCAGAAGTTCACTCTTCGAACATGAGCAAACTTGGTGAAGATGGTAAACCAGTATATCGTGAAGATGGCAAAGTTCTGAAAGGGCCAAATTACTTCAAGCCTGATATTGAAATGGTTTTGGTGACCCAGGATCCAATTTCATGACAAGAGTTTGGTATAATCTTCCGTGCTCTTTCGCCGCCGATCTTATTTCTAAAAGACTAGACCAAATTGAAAAATGGCGAAAGAAAAGGCAAGAAGAAAACATTAAACTGAATATTGGTAGAAACAAAACTGATTACTGGTTTAAGAAAAACGAGAAACATACCCGTGAAAGTCTTGAGAAAATGTTCGAAAAAGATCCATGGGCTTTTGCTCTTTATTCATATTGCTCTGAACGAAATGAATATGAGTTTCTTGAAAAAAGATTACGAGAAATTTTGCATCTAAACCAAAATACTAGCGTCAACATTGAATTTACAAGAGATTATAATGTCGATTGAAACATATTCTGAAAAGGAAACGAATCTTGCAATAAAGACTTTCTTTGCTGCATGTTCTTTCACAATTTTCACAGTATTGATTGGATTTTTCACTTTACTCCAAACTCCTTTTGGAGTAGTATATTTTACTCTGAAGTTCTTCGAAATTAAACTCTATGAACTCCAAGATCGCATCAATGAATGGATGATTAAATCGTGATTGGTGCGACCCTGACAGTATACTTTGTAGGTTGGTATATTCTTTCTCTGATGTTGATTCATCTTTCAGTGAATTTTCGTCAACAAGGTTTGAATTATCCTCGATTCGGCCCAATTCTTTTCATGGGGCTTCTTTGGCCTTTGTTTCTCTGGATTGTAATCACCGAAAAATGAAATTGCTACTTACTGTTAGGATTTAATCAGTAAGCAAAAGGAAATAATGAATGGTTAATGTTATTGTTGCTAAAGAAAAGATTGATTGTCAGCATCTTCTGGGGCAGTTTGCGGAAGATTCGCATTATGATGTGATTATTGATTCTGATACCAATTTCTATACGAAGCCTGATTGCTTTGTTTCAGATATGCTTGAATGTAATCAAGATTGTGCGTCATGTCCCCAAGCGATTGATGAAGCAAGAATTGGTTTGGTTTTCAGGAAAAATTACTTCACAAAAGAAGAACAACTTGGCGCATATCGAGGATTAAATCGCGCAGCCGATGTCCCTTCAAATAATCGTGGCTTGGCTGCAGGACCAAAAGTCGAAAAAGTCGGCAATAGAGATTGGGTTACTGCAAAAGAATGGGATATTATCAATCTATTCAAAAAAGGTGCTCAACCTCTTCCAGGATTTGATCCAATCGAAGAAATCTTTGAGAAATACAAAGATGGCGACAAAAACAGTTCAAGAGGATGCATGTGGCTGTATCATGCAACTCGAAATGATAATTTCAAATTCTCTGAATGGTTGGAAAGAGTACGGAAACTTTCTGTAGAAGAACGCAAGAAAGAAGCAGAATTTGTAGAGAAAAAATATATTTCAATCTCGACTTATGCTTCTCCTGTGAACTCTGGAGTTGCCGGTTCGCAACCACCTTATCCACGATACCCTTATGCTCGTCTTGCAGCATTCAATCGAAATAACCCTGAAGAGTTTGAACAAGCTTTTCCGTATCTTCAGAAACTTTCTAATGCTTTCAAAGAGTTCCTTCCAAAACGATGGAATAATCAAAATGAAGCATGTAAGAAAGTTGCTCCTGAATTCGTTGTTCCCGGAACAGTATTCAGCACAATTACTGTGAACAAAAATTTCCGCACTGGATACCATTTGGATGATGGTGATCTGGAAGCAGGATTTTCCAATCTTTCAGTACTGACTGATGGTGAATCAGATTTTGAAGGCGGATATCTAGTATTTCCAGAATATCGAGCATGCGTTAATATTCGTCCTGGTGATCTTCTTCTGATTGCAAATCATAATATCATTCACGGAAATACTCCAATCATTGGAAATCGTTGTAGTGTTGTTGCGTATTTCCGTGAAGATTTGATTGGAACCGGTTCTTACGAATACAATCAAGTAAAATTTCAGTATGTAGAAGAACGAAAGAAAGATCCAATTCTTTCGGAAGGGCGAAATTTGTTCAATGGCGTCACGCCAGGAATGTTTACTGAACAAGCATGGTATGATTACCTAGAATCAAAACTTGGAAAAGATGTCGTTCTTCAATATCATCCAGAAGCATACCCTCAAACAGGAGCTACGTTGTTCTGATGGTATTCAAACGAAAACCAGATGTAGTCATTGGAGGAAATGAAGACCCGTACCTGTTAAGGTGGTGGGTCATTCCCCGAAATCCTTTCTTTAACATCTATCTTCATAAGTTTCTGCGTTCAGATGAAGATAGAGCGCTTCATAGTCATCCGTGGTTGTTTTGCCTTTCTATTCTAATCAAAGGCAATTATATTGAACATACCCCAAAAGGAAAATTCATTCGAAAACGAGGAAATTGTTATTTCCGTTTCGGAGAAGCTTGGCATCGTGTTCAACTTCTCACGAAGTGGGTCAAACAAAATGATGGTTCAATGGTCGGATACCCTGATCGAGAACCTTGCACAACCATTTTCGTGACTGGACCAAGAATTCGAGAATGGGGTTTTGCTTGCCCTCAAGGATTTGTTCATTGGGGGCAATTTGATAAACAAAATGGGTGTGGTGAATGAAGCAGTTTAAAGTATTTCCTGATTATTATCCGGAAGCTACATTAACATTTGAAGCAGAAACAAAAGAAAATGCTGTCAAATTAGCAGCAGGTAAATTAAAATGGAAGCATTCAAAACGATTTTGGGTATATGATTCCGAATTAATTCATTCTGCGAATACATATGCTACGTATTATATGAAAGTCTCTCGTAAAAAGTTTTTCAGCAAAGAATTGACTGTACGAGAAATTATTTCATGATCATCGTAGAAAAACAATTTCTGGATGATGCTTGGGATTTCCTTGATAGAATGAGAGGAGATAAGATCATTCATGACTTTGGTCTAAATGATGATAACTCTTTCTGGATTTCACCACTATCCTCTGAATCTTCAATGGAAATCGCAATTAACGATATGATCAAATATACGAGGTAGAAATGAGCGCATACAAATATTACGATGATGAAGAAAAAGATGTTGATATTGAAGATAAAGTGATTATGTCTAGGAATCAGAACGCTACTGTAGTAGATAACGGAGCCCTTCGTTATAATGAAGGTAAACCGCGAATGGACCTCATTCCTCCAGAAGCAATGTTGGCTCTCGGTAGACATTTCGAAATTGGCGCCAAAAAGTATGCCGACCGTAACTGGGAAAGAGGGATGGACTGGGGAAAATGTTGTGCTTCTCTAGAACGACATCTTCAGGCATGGAAATCTGGCGAGGACTATGATGTCGAGACCGGTTCACATCACATGATTGCTGTTGCATGGAATGCATTCGTTCTTTTTACTTACGCAATTCGTGGTATTGGTAAAGATGATCGCCCAAAAATTCCAAAAACAACTGTTGCAATGTGGCAAGATCCTCAAATGCCGAAATATCAAATTCTTGAAAAGCAATTCACTGTTCCAGTTGAGTATTCTGCTAAAAAGATTGTTTCTCCAATTCCTGCAATTGATTGACAATGAATAACAATCAAAGACAAATTCTAAGAGTTCTACTTGCGGCTAAACATTTAAATGTAAATCTTTCTTCTAAACAGATTTCGCAAGTATTAGAAGATCTTCTTGGTTGGTGGAATGTTCCTCGTAATTCGGTTGCCGGATATCTCGGATTTATGAAACCATATGTATACCAGAAGAAACATTACACTGGAAAGACTTTCTATTCTAAAAGAATGCGGCAAACTTTTCATTGTTATACTACAACTTGGCATATATCTTCAAAAGGTAAAAAGTATTTGCATTACTTTGATGGAGAAATGAATGGCCAAACAATCAAAACTTTCTGAAAAGCTTCTGCAATACAAAGCAAGTCAAGAGGCGGACAAACGATTCTTTGGAATTGAAGAATCAACTCAAGAATGGAAATCTCCAGGCAAACGTCAAGAACTTTTCAATCGATATTTCAATTGGAGAGTCCTGACGCATGACCTGGATCATATTCATTACTACAAGTATCTCTGTAAAGATTATGACTTTGAACAAAAGGCATGGTTTGCATTCTGTTTTGGAATGACTTACAGAACTCCTCAAGCTTTTGCATATACTGAAACCTTTCCAGACTTTCATGCAATCAATATGAATGAATTGGAAAAATGGCATGCGAATAATTGGAAAAGAACAACTTACGGAACAGATGCTCGATACAACAAAGGTCATTGGGTTAGCCAAGTTCAGAGTGTCAAGAATTGGCTTGGAAAAAGTTCTTTCAAAGATAAATTCGATTCAATCCTTGTGGGGTCAAGTCAAAGAGAAAATTTCTGGCTTCTTTATAGAGAAATTCAGACACTTCATAAATTCGGTCGAATGACTGGATGGCTTCTAATGCAATGTCTTCATGATTTGCTTGAACTTCCAATCGATCCAGAAGATATTATGTTGGATGGATATTCTCCAAATAACGATTCATCTCTTGGATCAATTTGGAATGGTCTTTGTGCTCTTACAAATCAACCTGAAAAGATGATTGGAAAGTATGGAGATTATCAAGTTGTTCAGAAAGATGTTGAATGGGCTAAAGACGCTCTTTTAGAATATACTTCAATCGCAGAAGAATTCTCCGGTTTCAGAATTGATTCATTCAGAAAAGAATCGATCTATTGTCAGTACAAACGAATGTTTGCCCCTGATGGGTCTTCAGGAGAAATGCCTGGGCATGCTTCGAGTGATGCTACATCAAGATATCTTTACTATCGTGAACATTGGCCCGAAATTGACTGGAAGCCGTTTAGAAGCGCTTTGAGAAATCAACCAGGATTGATCAAAGGTGCAGTTTTTCCTTCGTGGTATGATTCAGTCTTTGGGGTCACTGGCGAACTTATGAATATGCATGAACTTTTTCCAGACATGCCAAATGGTTTCGAGACTTTACTTGAGAATCCTTTTGATTATAAAGTGAAAGAGATTTGGGAAGATGATGGATTGGTTGTTCCGACATCATCTGATTTCCAAAAAGAACTTCAAGAAACAGACAAATGGTTCAAAGTATTATGAATATTGATGATTATGTTATTGCCGTAAGATCTTATCAACGAGCTATGCAGTTTCGAGATAAAACTTACACAATGCTCTCGAAACAACATATCGATCTTTCTGAAAAGCTTTACATCTTTGTTGCGAATGAAGAAGAAAAGAAAGAATATCGAGAATCACTGGGGGACAATCCATATAAAGAGATTGTTGTTGGAGTAAAAGGCGGGAAAGAAATCGTTCATTTCATTTCTGATTTCTTTCCAATCAATCAGAAAATTTTCTTTTTAGATGATGATCTTGAAGAATTTTTTGAGTTCAATCCTACTCCATCAAAAACAAATTTCATCGCAAAATCTACAAATCTTGAAGCATACATTCAAGACGGATTCAAGACTCTTGACGAACTCGGATTGAATACAGCATTTTCATTCTCTTATTACAAAAATGATTTCTATCTTCAAGGAAAACCTTGGAAAGAATTCAGACCATACAATCTCCCTGGTGGATCATGGGGTGCAAGAAACGATCCTGACTTTGTCAAGATCTATACTGCTCATTTGGACGACATTGTGAGAACTTGCCGTTACATCGACAAAGCTGGAGGAATTGTTATCTATCATTGGGGAGGATTCAAAACTTCCACTGGAATGAATCCAGGAGGAATGCAATCTTCTGGTGATCGTGGTGGAGATGATCGAAATGCTTTCATGATGAATGTTGCTGAAGAAGTCTATGCAAAAGACGAGCTCGTTCGAAAGTATTGCTCTGAACCGAAACTTGTCAAGCATACTGGAATGACTGAAGTCAAATTGAAATCTATCACTTCGATTTCAAAGATTCGACCATTTGATCGTGTTTCTTGGAAAGAATATTTTCAGGAACATCCAGATATTGAAGATCCGATTTCTGATCTTTCTAAATTGTTCTAGGAGAGTTTACTTTCTTCAATCTTTGAGGTAAACTCTTTTCTTCTTTCGGCAGCTACTTCCAATTCCGGATCAATCTGCCTGGGAAATGTTTCCCGAAACAACTGAAATAACAAAGGAACTTTAAGGTAATGGTTAAGAAAATTCGCGTAGCTCTAGTGGGGTGTGGAAATTGTGCATCGGCTCTTGTTCAAGGTATCGAAGGATTTAAAGCAGGAGCATTTGATTTTGATACAATGAATTTGATGATGGATAATATCGGAGGATATACTCCTGAAAACGTTGAATTTGTTGCAGCCTTTGATGTTGATCAACGAAAAGTTGGTAAACCTCTAAATGTCGCTCTACATTCACTCCCGAATAATACAATTGATCTTTACAATATTTCTAAGCTTGAAAAACAATTTCCTATTGTTCAACAAGGTCCTCGTCTTGATGGTGTAGATACACCAGTTTGGGGGACAGATGTAAATGATTCAGAAATGTTTGTTCCAGTAGAACAAGATGTTGATGCGAATGTTGAATATTTTGCTCAATATCTACGAGACAATCAAGTCGATATTTTAATGAACTATCTTCCTGTCGGCTCTCAAGATGCTACAGAATTTTGGATGAATGTTTGTCTAAATGCAAATGTAAACGTTGTAAACTGTATTCCATGTTTCATTGCTTCCGATAAGGTATGGGCAAAGAAATTTGCCGATAATAATGTTACTATTATTGGAGATGATGTCCGTTCAACAATTGGAGCAAGTATTATTTCTGCTGTTCTACAAGAATGTTTCCTAGCAAGAGGAGCAGATATTGATGTCCATTATCAGGATAATGTTGGAGGCAACATGGATTTCAAGCAAATGCAAAATCCTGATAGGCTAGCTTCGAAGAAAATTTCAAAAGAAAATGTAATTCGTAAACAGAATGATTTGGTTGGTAAAGAAACCAAACCAAATACAATTGCTGCAGGTCCAGCAAAATATTTCCCAGCACTAAAGGATAATAAACGAGCTCATTGGCTTATCAAAGGGACGATCTTTGGTAGAGCGCCTTTTGAATTTACTGCCGATCTTTCATGTATTGATAGTCCCAATTCTGCGGGGGTCGCCATTGATGCTATCCGTTTCTTGAAAGTTGCTCAAGAAATTGGTATTGTTGGTCCTATTGTTGGTCCCAGCGCTGCAACGAAAAAAACTCCTCCGGTTGATATGTTCACAAAGGATGCTCGAACAGAATGTGAAATTCTAGCCCGACGTGAAATTCCTCACGATTATGTTCGACGCGAAGATGGTAAATTTGTTTCTACATTCATTCTCTGAGTTTAGTAACAACTTTAATTCTTTGTGATTTGAATCGCATCGTTTCTGGTCTGTTTCCATATTTTCCGCAAACAGACCAGAAACCCTCTATTAGGAGATAATTTTGAAATTTCCAGAAGGTTTTATTAACATCGATATCGAACCATTACTGATTGATTATTGGTTCGATAATATTCATCATCATTGGCATCATCCAGAAATTGATGATATTCTAACATTTGATCATGAATTCAACGTGGGATTCTGTAGCCAAAATGTTACAAGAGTCTACATTGAAAACGAATCTGGGTTGACTGCATATATCGTTTTCAAATCGGATTATTTCGATAACTATGAATGGAGTAAAGATCCTTCTGAACAACCAGATGATAATTGGTGGCAAAATTTTTATGATTCTCTTTGGGTAGTTCTTTTTGAAGATGTATGGGTTGCTGGTGGAGAACAGTTTAGATTTACTCCATTCGGTGAAAAATTCTCACACGTCTTTTCAAATTTCAAGAAAATTCCATTTCTTTCTCCAGATGTAGGAATCAGTAAAGACGGTGAAAACGAATACAGCTGGAGTTCATAAAATGTCCAAACCAGTAAAAGAATATGAGGACTACCGATGGTTCAAAGGAGATTGGTATCCTCGTGAAATTGTCGAAAAGATGATTGAAGAATACCCTGAATCGGAAGAAGATACAGAATGAAAATCGCAACATGGGATATCGATGGTGTGATTTTCCTTGGAGAAGATCTACCAGGATGCACACCAAGACCAAATGACTTCATCATCACTGGAAGATCTTTCGAAGAAGCAGATGAAACTCTTGAAATGCTTCATGAAAGAGGCATTCATAATCGAGTATTTTTCAATCCTATTCCATTTCACAAAAAGACTCGAGAATCTTCAGGAATTCATAAGGCAAATACAATTATCTATTTACTTCGAAATGGATATGACGTAGTGTATCACTTCGAAGACGATCCAATTCAGGAAGAGATCATCGAAAAGATGGTTCCTGAAATCAAAGTCATTCGAATCAATCACAAAAATGAAATCGAATTAGAAAATGTTCGACAAGGAGAACGATAGTATTATGCAAGAAAATCTTACAACAATTGGTCAATATCGAGTATTTCCAAAGAAAATTAAACAATACCTCGAAGACTGTCTTCGAAATCTCAATGAAGTTGAAGTAGAACTTCGCAACGAACTCGTCAAGAAAAATAAAGAACTTGCGGGACTTCTTGAAGATGTTGCGAAAGCTCGTGCTCAACGAGTTGAATTTGAAACTGCTATGGAGAAATTTCGGTAATGGATAAAGTAGCCAAAGTTCTTCATGGTCGACTTGAATGTAATCGAAAGGTTATTACTGATACAAAGATGTCAATCGATACCTTAAAACGACAATATGAGAATGCTCTTCTATCTCTTGAATATCTTCAAGAGGAACAAAAAGAAATTCTAAAAACACTTCAAATTTTGGAGACTATTCGGTAATGGCAATTCAAGGTCTGAAACAGCTCACAGTTGGTGATGCAAAAGAAGGTGACATCGTAGTTGTCGAAGCAAAAGTTGTTCGAATTGAGAAAAGTGGCAAGTATTCTACTGGTCCAACTCGAACTTACGTTCAATTCGCAGGTATTTCTGATGTTGCTTTCTTCGACAATAATATTCCAGTAAAAGAAATCAAGTATGATTTCAAAGTCAATAATATCGTCGATTCTCTGACAACTCCAGGAAAACGTGGCAAAATTCTATTCATTCTCCAAGGAGAAGAAAAGGCTCTTGTTGAATGGGATGGTGTAAATCTTGCAACTTCCCAGAAACATACTGTTGTTCAATTGAAAAATATTCGACCTTCTACACGTTCACAATATGGTGCACTATGAGTAGAGCAATCGTAGCAATGATCGGCCTTCCTGCTGTCGGGAAATCAACCATCTTTAAAGAGTTCATGAAACTTACTGATGATTGGGAACTTGTTCCTCGAAAGAATGTTGCTCATCATTATTCCAAGAAGTTGAATGCTGTTATTATTGGCAAGTATGAAGATGGTGAAGTGTTCCCGGGGACAGATCGTCTTGGATTGAACACTCAACCTCATTGTAAAGAATTCATCGAAGAAGCTTCTGATGTCAATTTCTTCTTTGAAGGAGATCGCATCGGAAATCAGAGCATGTTCGAATGGATTGCTGAACTTGATGATACTGATTTTACAATTCTGAATGTAGTAGCTGACCCAAGAACAATTTCAATTCGTCATAAGAAACGTAATGACGATCAATCAGAACAGTTTCTCAATGGTCGCGAAACAAAAATTGCAGGCATTTGCAAAAATTTCGTTTTGATGGATTATGTTGAAACAGTTGAACATGAGACATCAGAAGATACTCAGAAAATTGTCGAACTTATGAGAAGTAAACTGAAATGAGTGGAGATTGGAAACGAAATCAAGCCAATGATGGTAAAGATCTTTTCCGACGAACACTTGCTCCTGGTGATAAAGTCTTTCGAGCAGCAATGAGCGGAAGAGCTCCTTACATCGAAGTTCGAACAGTTTCAAGAATTGACGGAAAAGATGTTTACCTTGCTCCAGATGGATATTCTTCGAGAGAAGGTAAATTAAATTACTCTGGAAGAGTTGTGAAAATTGTTAATGAAGAATTGTATGAGGTATCGAAATGAAAAATTCTTATATTGTTCCAGAAGGTGTAGATGAAATCCTTATGGGCGGTAAAGTCATTTGGGAACGTAAATCTTCTGAAGCAGAAGATTACAATGATCAAATTTTCAAAAACCTTGATTTGACTTTGGATGCCCTTGAAAATTCAAAACGCCAAACGGGTCGAACGAAACGAACTGTTCAGAACATGATGGAAAATGGTGGTAAAGCATTTCTCCCGAGCAAATACACTCATTTCGCGAACGTTTTGAAATCTCAAATTATTTGCGGCAGCACTCTCGACGATCTAGTCGAAAAGACTCGTGGATTATCTCCAGGAACTCTTTCTGTTGATCCTACTGTAATTTGGTTGATCTACCGTAATGAAATCAAAAAGATTAATGATAAGATCAATAGTGTTTTGAAAACAAAGGAATAAATCGATGTCAGTTTTTAAAGAAGCTTTGACTCATAGTTTAAATTATCATTCTATTGATGCAAAATGTAATGTTCCTGATTATGAACTTGCTGAACTACTTCATGATGAATTTGTGAAATATTTACTCGGAACAACTGATGTTCAGGTTTACGAAAAAATGAGTCCTGAAGAACGATCAAGAATCGGTATTTGAAAACAAAGGAATAATTGTAATGACGAAGAATCCGTATAATCAATTCAAAGCTGAAGAAAAGATCAAGTATTATCTTTTCGAAGTAGAAGAACTTTACAATTCAATGAGGTTGAAAGCGGAAACGGATAATTCGCCATACAAGCCTTTGATTGCTTATCCAGACATGCAGAATGGTCTTGGAAATTGGCGTATTGAAGAACTTTTCAAATATCCTAGTGGTCGTAGTTCAGTTTCCTATTATGATTACGGAAGAACCTATGGTTCAGTTGAAGCTCTTGAAAAACAACGCGATGAATTCATTACCAAGCTTGATGAATATGTTAAGTCTCTGGCCGATGTTCGCGTAAAGAATCTTAAAATCATTTCACATAACCAAAAGGTTATTCAACATGTGAAAGCTTTCATGACTGCTATTGGATTTCCTGCTTCCTATTCTTGGAGAGATCCTAATTCTCGAGCAAGAAATCCAAAAGTTCAATCAAAGAATGCTGGATATCTCGAAGATATCAATCGTAATATCAAGACTACAGATTTCTCTTATGATTCAATTGTAAAGAATATTGAATCTCGAAAGAAAGCAATTACTGCTTATGTTGAACAAGAACGAAAGCGAATTGCAGAAGAGGCTAAAATAAAGGCCGATGCAGAGAAACAAAACAAAAAAGAATTGTTTGTCTCTACAATGAAAGTGAAGTATAAACTTCCTTTTGATACTCATGAACGTGATATTTTTGAAAAAATTCTTTCATCTAACAAATACCTTCGTCTTGCACATTATCTTCAAGCAAATCGTCTTGATTGGAGTGATGGATACGATCTTGCTGAAACAGGATTAGATGGTTTTGAAGTAGTTACAAAAGAAGACCATGATATCTGCATCGATATTCAAGAATGTCTTAATTCAGCAGAAAATGGTATTGATGGTCGAGTATTCAGAGATACTACCTGGAATTACGATCGCATCTTTAGATTGGTTCACGATCAAGAACTTCTTGAGGATTATAACACTTACAAGGAACTGTGCTCAAATGGATATTGAAGAATTGAAAGAAATTCACGAGAACATTTTCAATTACGATTATGTTACTCTGAAAGTTGCTCTAAAATCTGCTATTGATCAACTTGAAAATATTCAATGGTGGGAAGGTGTTTATGATGATAAACCTCTTACCAAAGAGCAAATTGCAAATGAACTGAAAGATTATCATTTTGTTTTGAGACAAGTTCCAGTAGTTTACAACGAAGTTACTGGCGGAAAAATGTCGAAACCGAATTACTATGCAGAAGATGTGATTCGAGAATTCAATGATTATGTCGATCAAAGAGTTCGAGAAGAACTCGAATACTATAACAAGAATCCAGAAGAATTGATGGATCTAATTGATGGCGCCGTTCCATGAGAAAACTTGTTGAACTAAAATTCGGCAGTCAGCTTTATGGCACGGCCACGCCAAATAGTGATACAGATATCAAAGCTGTTCATATTCCAGATGCAAACGAAATTCTTCTTGGGTGCACTGCACGAGCAATCAAAAATGTAACCAAAGAAGATAATCGACAAAAGAATACTGCTGAAGATACTGATTATGAAAGTCTAAGTCTTCATCACTATTTCAAACTTCTTGCTGAAGGTCAACCCATGGCAATTGAAGTTCTTGATGCTCCTGATGAAATGCTTCTCTATAAAGATCCTTTATGGGATTACATCAGAGAACATAGAGACAAATATCTTTCGAAGAATATTATTCCTTATCTTGGATACTGTAAACAACAGGCAAACAAATATGGCATCAAAGGGTCTCGAGTTGCTGCGGTTCGATACACTCTGAATTGGTTCAAAGAACAAGAAAAGAAATATTCATCAAACGCAAAACTCAAAGAACTTGAGTGGGAAACATTCGGGTTTGTTGAGCATACTGAAATCGAAAAAATTCCTCTTGCTAATGGTGATATCATTTGGCATATTTCTTGCTGTGGGAGGAAAGTTCCTTTCGGGACAAAAGTCAAAGAAGCAATCAATGTCTATCAGAAACTCTTTGATGAATATGGTCAACGTGCTCTCCAAGCGGAGAACAATGAAAATATTGACTGGAAAGCAATGAGTCATGCTGTAAGAGTTGGTAGACAAGCAATCGAATATTTCTCTGGCAACAAACTACAATTTCCTTTACTTTATGCTCAAGAACTATTAGAAATTAAGCTTGGTAAAAGAGATTTCAAAGAGATCAGTGTTATGATCGATGATCTCTTAATCGAAGTTGAAAAAGCAGGTAAAGCTTCATCACTTCCAGAACAACCAGATCATCAATTCATTGAAGCTATGCTTTTGGATATCTACAGGAAAGAAGTATGTGGTTGTTAACAAATTTTATCATTACAAGGTAATGCCATAATGCAATATACTCCAACCACAGCCTATTCTCCTTCATGGAAACAACAAGATCGACGAAAAGTCACACCATTCCGTAAATTTCTCGGAATTTGGTCTGTCGAGAAAGATCTTATTAGATCAAAGTATTTCGAATGGAGTTCTGGATGGGGATTGACTTTCGATTTCAGTAAATTTCGATATGCTGACGAGCATGATGGAGCAATGCTTCATTTTCAAGCAATCTATGGTCATTGGTTTATCTATCTTCCATTTCTGAAATTCAAGCCTCGTGATTACTATGATCATGTAGAATCACCAACCTATGGATTTTCTTGGAGATGGGATAATGATCTCGGAGGAATTCATTGGCATTGGAATCGTAAAACAAAAATTACTCCAATGCCATGGGCTGATCATACAACCAAGTATGAGTATCTTGGTGAAGATGGTAATTGGTATTCAATTCTCCCATTTGATAGTAATCAAATTCCGCGATATACCGAAGTTCATGATTATGCTTACTATTCACATGGCTTGAAAGAACTGCAAACTGCCAAAGCAACAGTAACTCGCACTCGTCATGAAATCAAATGGACATGGTTCGGAACTCATAAGTCACCAGTAAGCGATTTTCTTCGAAAGATTCAATTCTTTGGTGTTCGTCGTCAAGACAATATCGATGTTGAATTTGATCAAGAAATGGGTTCACGTAAAGGATCTTGGAAAGGTGGAACGATTGGTTGTGGATATATCATGAAACAAGATGAATCTCCATTACATTGTCTTCGTCGTATGGAAAGAGAACGTCACTTTGACCGATAAACGATACGAGTATTTTGCAGAACAATATTACAAAGATTGTGACTCTACTGAGCATGATTTTAGAAATCATCTCAACGGAATGGGATTTCTTGGTTGGAAAATCAAAAGAATTTCAGATGATTGGGAAAGAATTTTCTGTAAGAATCTAGGATTTACAATCAACATTCTTTGGGAAAAAGAAATTGTCGAATAATAGGCCAAATTGTTCTAAATGTTCTAATCTTGCTTCGTGGATGTATGCTCCAGCATCTGAACATATTCAAGAAAAAGACCGTTACTTTTGTGAAGATCATATTGAGCGCGGATGTTCATGTAATGTGATTGATTTGGATGATCCAGATCCAAATACGCCACAGTATACAGACGAACAAGGAAGACTATTACCTTGCTGCGAATATGCTCAATGGTTTGACGAAGATCAGGATTTCATGATATGAGTTTTAAAGACAAATTCGCAATCAAAGATCCTCTAGGTCCTCCAAAACAATTTCAACACAAACTTTTCAAGAAAATGAATCTTGAAAGAGTTGATTCACCAGATGGTCGAAGATACCTTTCAGAAGATGGTAAAACAAGTTTCCCGTCTGTTACTACAGTTCTAGGAGCAACTGCCGACAAAAGCTTTCTTGATGAATGGCGAGAAAGAATTGGTATTGAAGAAGCAAACAAAATCACGTCTCAATCTTCTCGAAGAGGAACTGTTCTTCATGAGATGTGTGAAAAATATACTCTGAATGATCCAAAGTATTACGGAAATCCTACTCCAATCTATGCAAATTTCTTTGGACAAATTAGACCATATCTCGATCAACATATGGATAACATTCGAGGATGTGAACTTCCAGTCTATTCAAACTATTTGAAAATTGCAGGAACAACTGATAACATTTCAGATTATCGTAATGTTGCTTCAGTAGTCGACTACAAGAATTCTCGTAGACCGAAAACTAAAGAAGATATCGTAGGATATTTTGTTCAAACTGCAATCTATGCAATTTGTTGCGAGGAAAGATATGGCCTAGTGATTCCTCAATTGGTTATTCTGATGGCCGTTGAAGGAAATCAAAAGGGAGAAGAGTTTATCGAACCTCGAAAGAAATATGATAACGAAGCTCTAAAGATTATCAAAGAATACTATTCACTGAATAAGTAATTTCGTAATAAGGAATTTGCATGCCTCTCTACTACTTTGTAAATCAAGATACACAAGAGCATCTTAAGAAACATTTTTCTTACGATGAAATGGAACAATTCCTTAAAGAAAATCCAAACATTGTCAGAGACTTTTCAGGTGGTGGGATTGGTGATCCGATAAATCTCGGAATTACTCGCACACCCGACTCTTGGAAAGATGTCTTGAATAATGTAAAGAAACAACATCGAAATGTTTTCAGCGGTGGTACCAATATCAATGTGAGATAAACTCACAAAGTATTCTCCTGATCGGAGAGGTTGTCATGCGATTCGTGATAATCTTTAAGAGTAGGAGTCTTTATGACTGCAAGATCAAAGAAAGCTGCAAAAGCAACAAATGTTGTCAATCAAGAAACGTTCTTCGCTCTAAAATCTATCAAGCCGATTACGAAAACTCAACAAGAAGTTTTCGATGCTTACAAAAGAGATTCAAATCTTTGGCTTGAAGGTTTCGCGGGTTGTGGTAAAACGCTTTTAGCTCTTTATCTTGCTCTCAATCAGATTATGAATACTGAATCTCCTTACAAGAAAGTGACAATTGTGAGAAGCGCTGTTCCTACACGAGATATTGGAGCACTTCCTGGGGATATTGGTGAAAAGACTAACATTTATGAAATGCCTTATCTTGCATTGGCAGATGAACTGTTTGGTTGTTCGAAAGCATATTCCAAACTGAAAGCCCACGATCTGGTCGAATTTCTTCCGACTTCCTTCATTCGCGGAACAACTCTTCGTGATCGAATTGTCATTGTAGATGAACATCAAAATTTGAATTTTCATGAAAATTGCTCAGTCATAACTCGGCTTGGTCAAAACACTAAGATTATCTGGTGTGGCGATTCTTCGCAATCCGATTTCTCAAAGGAATCGGATAAGATCGGATACAACTCTTTCAGAAAAATCATTGAAAAGATGCAGTCAGTCGAAATGATTTCTTTCAAGAAAGAGGATTGCGTAAGATCGGGTCTTGTAAAAGAATTCCTATTAGCCAAAGATTAAAAGACTTTACTTCTCCTTCAGAGTGAGCTAGAAAGATTCTAAGATTCACTCTGAAGGAGATTTGTTTATGAATGATATCGAAAAGAAGTATCCTCCGATTGTTGCAGTGTTGCTTGCAATTGGTTGCTGGGTGATTCTTGGATTGATCGTATGGGGATTCTCCCCACTTTTCTAAAATTTCAACAACTATGAGTAAAGTATGACATTTGTATTAGAACCATCAAGAACAAACATTCCCACAAAATATCTTCGAAATGTTCAACATCATAAAGAAAATGAATACAATTTTCTTGAAGACTTTGGAGTTTGGGATACTTTTGATGATGTTCCAGAATTATTGATGTCTGCTGAAGAAAAGGTGAAATGGTTACAAACATTATGACAAAAGAAAATCGTAAGCCCTGGCCATGGTACTGCCGGCTACGCATTCGAAGCGGCCTGAATTGGGAACTGTTTCCTTACAGCCCTCTTGGCAATTCGGATAGAATTCGTGATTGGATTTGGTCACCTTATTTCAAGATGACGAAACGTGGTGATGAAATTTCTTATAAAGATTTTCCTGCTGCAATCGGCAGTCATTTCACACTCGACGAACCTAATTTCACCGGATCTCTTCGAGCCAATTATTTCTTTCTAGGAATGGCTTTACGAATCATTGGTATTGATGTAGGATTCGAAATTCTCTACCGATACAAGGATGCATATTAAATGAGTGTTAATGTTTATCCGTTTGTTTTACAAGATTCTATTGAATATTATTGTGATCACATTTCAGAAAATGAAATGAATGGTCGAAATCCGATTCTTCAATCGAAATATATTCGATTGTATGAATCTCTACAATTTCTCCGAGATGAAATTAATATTGTTGGTTCTGATCATCAATTTTTAAAAATTCTTGAAGAAAATATTTGGAAAGCAAATCAATGACAATTCAAGAATATCCAAAACTTTATAAAAAAGACACCAAGGGTAAAGTTCGTCTATGGTGGATGGAGCGCGACGGAAATCGTTATCGTACTTGGGATGGTACTCAAGATGGTAAACAGAAAGCTTCTGAATGGAAAACTGTTTTCGGTAAAGGTATTGGCAAGGCCAAAAAGACTGACGAAGAACAAGCAATTTCAGAAATCGAGTCAATCTATAAGAAGAAGCTCGAAAGTTCTTATCATGAATCCATTGACAACATTGATCAAGCTGTCAAGTTTGATCCGATGCTCGCTGCGACTTACAAAGATTGGTTTTCAATCCAAGGTCCTGGTATTGTATACAGTCAACCGAAGTATGACGGAATTCGTCTAATTGCAAAGAAAGACGGCCTTTTCAGTCGTGGCGGGAAACCGATTTATGGTGTTCCACATATTCAGAAAGCGCTAAAAGAATTTTTTGAAGATTTTCCTGATGCAATTCTTGATGGCGAACTCTACAATCATGATCTGAAAGAAGATTTCAATCAGATTGTATCATGTGTAAAAAAACAAACTCCGACTCAAGAAGAACTTGAATTAAGCGCAAAACTTATTCAGTATCATGTTTATGATATTCCATCTGAATCAGAATATTCTTTCTCAGGTCGTTATATCAAACTTCAACATATTTTTCAAGAATATTCAATTTACTGGGGTGATCATCTTCAACTTTCAGAAACAACTCTGATTAAAGGTGAAGAAGCTCTAAACGAATTGTATGCACATTATCTTGAACAAGGATATGAAGGTCAAATGATTCGTAATCCTTCTGCGATTTATCAGAACAAGCGAACGAAAGATCTTCTGAAACGTAAAGATTTCATTGATGAAGAATATGAACTTGTTTCTATCAATGAAGGTCAGGGAAATTGGTCAGGTGTTGCAAAATCTGTAACATGTCGACATCCCGATGGTCGAACATTCAATGCTGGCATCAAAGGGAATTATGAACGAGCAAAATCTCTGCTTCATGAATCTTATGATATGGTGACTGTGAAATATTTCAATCTTACTCCGGATGGAATTCCACGTTTCCCAGTCGCTGTGAAATTTTGGGATAAAGAAAAACTATGAATTATTTCTATTATGATAAGCGTATGAGAAAGTGTTCAGCAGACAAATTCTTATTTCGTTTAGCAGAATGTATCTCATTGTATGTCAAAGAAATTTCGATTGTAATGGCGAATTAGTTTGGAAACGTAAATGAACAATCCCAATTTCATGTCCGATGGGGAACTCTTATCGACTGCGAGACTATCAACTCATTCTAAAGAAGAATACAAATATCTCTGTATTGTTCTTGCTCGAAAATATGAAGAAGCATTGAATAAACTTGAAATTGCTCAACCTTTCGTTGATGCTATAGATAACATGATTGAAATGAGGGAATATTATGCCGACTAAAATGTATGCAATTGCTGAAAACAGTGTAAAGTTTCGTCTTGAAGGCGAACTCGATGCAAAAATTCTTGTCGAGTTAACGCACGGCGAAGCCCGCGCGCTTGATGCTTTGGCGGGATATGGTTTTGATTCGTTTATTCAAGTTTTCTACAAAGAAATGGGTAAAACTTATCTTCAACCGTACGAAAAAGATTTAAAATCTTTGTTCGAGAAAGTTCGTCACGAAGTTCCTCGAATGACACATCGAATTGAAACGGCGCATCAAGTTTTTGTTGGCCAGAAAATTGCAATGAATCCTCCTCCAAAAGGAAAGCGATGGGTTCTTACAGACGAAAGAATTAATGATGCAAATAATTGAATGGGGTGAAGGTAAATATGGCGTTGTTCTGAACGAAAACGGAACCGTCTCACATTTTCTTCGTCATCATGAACATTGGCAAGCGATGGATGATATGATTCATTCCAATTGCATTCTATCACTTGTTCAAGAATTACAAGATTTACGCGAAAGGCTTAATCATGCAACCTAAAGTACAACGATACCTTCTTGATCTCGGCATCGATCCACAAGGAGCATATGGTCATCAAGTATTTGATTTGTTAGAAAATGCTAAAAATTTTCATGTATCAATTGGAGATAGATGGTTTGATATTTCTCCAGAAGATCGTGCAAAAATTCTATTAGATTCTTTTAATGGGAAAAAAGTTCCAGCAATTTTCTATGACTCTTATACATTGTATGATCGCCTCGATTCTTTGAGGAGAGTTTTGCTTCAAGCTGCAAATCACGGGATGAAAGAAATTTCTATCGATGATCCTAAACGTGCAGCAGAAGATCTTGCAGACGTTCTTGCAAAAATTGAAGCGATGGCTTTATATTGCAAATAGATTTTCAAAAATCTGAAAATTTTGACTCCTGGAAAATAAAATTTCCAGGAGTCTTTTTGCTTTTCTTTTTGATTTCCATGAGGTATAGTGAAATTCATATTGTTATGGAGAAACTTTATGAAAATGGAATATAATCAAATCAAGAAAGCTCTCGATCCAGAAATTACAATTTTCTTTCATGATACAGATGAATGTTCAAAAATGCTTACCTTTCATCCTCTTACGGGAATGTTTATTTTTTTTTATAAAGATGGTGTAGAAGTTCATGAAATTGATGCAAATTCAGAAGGGATGATAGCTCCTGTAGATTATTGGAATTGTCATTTCGCATGAAAGAATACATTCTAAAATATCATCAAGCCGATGTTGAAAATGCTCCTGAAAAGGAATTCCGAACGACATCCAAGAGCCATCTTCTGAAAAAATTGAACTTCTCAAGAATGGTAATACATGGATGAGAGTTTTTGTCGAGGAACAGATTTTCAATTGGTTTCCAGAAGACTTTGAGGAAGATTTGCTAGATGTATATTGATAATCGTAGTCTTTCGGAACGAGTTGCAATTGCAACTTTCTTTAAACCCATTCCAACGACTCATACAACAGCAATGAGTGGAGAAGATTCATTTCTTCTGAAATCTTGGGAGGATTTTTCAGTTGATCAAATGGAAAAGATCGTCAAAGAAACCAAAGACAAAAAGCTTAAAAAAATTCGAATTCGTGTTCTGAATCTTAAAAAGGCTCTTGAAAATGTCGACTGATCTTTATATCCTGTATGGTCATAACGGAATATATTCTGATTATCATAGTTACATCGTAGCAATCTATGATAACAAAGAAGCTGCTGTAAACCATCTCAGAGTTTGCAACCAGACTCTTGGAGATCTTTATTATCCTCTTCAAGGTTATCCAAATGATTCCGGCGAATCTGAATTTTCAGATGTAATCTACGATGATGCTCACAAAGAACTTCGGCGATACGATAGTTTTGCCGATAATGATTATCAAGGATGGTATCTTATGAAGCATACTCTTCGATCGTCGTTTACAGGAAACCATGTAAATGAATACATTCGTTTAAATGACGAAGGAGAAATTGAAAATCGTTAAAGAACATGATCGTTTCTGGTGAAGTGCCAAATGAGTACGTCGAGGCTGCAAAATTTTACGCCAGTAAATTAATGGATGGGCGATTAGTTCGACATTTGAATGTCGAAATCGTTCTGGATAATTCCCTTCCTTATGCCGGAAAATGTTGTTCTGATGATGATCATTCGAAGCCTCGATATTTTCTGATTCATCTTAATCCAAACGCGCCAGGTGATCATGTTTTACAGGCTCTGGCTCATGAAATGGTCCACGTCAAACAATATGCCACTGGTGAATTGTTCGATTTCATGAATGGATGGGTTTCATGGAAAGGCCAGAAATTTCAGATGCTCGGAAATGATTGTGATGAATACGAGTCATACCCTTGGGAAAAAATGGCATACGATCTAGAGGAAAGTCTTTTCGAAGATTGGTTATCGATTGAAATTTTAGAATGAAAGGAATATGAAATGGAACAGAAAGTTTATCTTGTAACAGGTGAAGTGCGATGTACGCCATATATGGGCAAATCAATTACAACAGATGAAGGTCGCCTCGTTTATGCATCATCAGCAACTGAAGCCGAAGAAAAATTTGAACAATATTGGAAAGGGAAATCGGAACCTTATTCCAAATCATATTTTTGTTACGGCGCGGATGCCAGAGAACCGATTCTATGAACAAAAATGATATTGTATTTCTCGTGAAAGCAAAAATTTCATGGGCAAATGATAAATCAAGCCAAGGTTTAGTTGATTTACAAACTTCTTATGATTTCCGAAATGTTTACGCAAAAAATTCTAAGGAAGCTGAAGAAAAGTATCGTGAATTTTGGAAACGTCAAACAATACAAACAATCATTCAAGACGTAAAAGTGGTAGAGACAATTCTATGAACTATATTGACTGGAAACATTCAGATACTCAACCAGAAGAATACGACCATCATCCAATAATGCAGTTCGTATACCTGAAAGGTTGGAGTGAACATCATGATCGTATTTGGAATCGTGATGGATTTGGTATTGCTCGAATTTCAAAAGAAGAAAATAACATCAAAGGTTATCACCATGATGACATAAAAGTAATCATGAAAAGGTTTGATATGGATTATGTCGATCAAGTATATTGTGTAAATCATCCAAATGACTGATGAAGAACTGGCAAAAGAATTAAACATCTCGATTGAAGAAGTCAAGAAACTTTCTGATGAACATCGAGAATCTCTTGCATCGATGATTGATATTGCAAATCGTTGGAATGCTGGTCTACCGATCCCAAAGAATGTAATGCTCGATTAAAGAAAGACTTTACTTTCTATTCTTTGCAATCTATAATACTTTCATGAGAAAGAATCGCCATGAACGAATGATTGAAATGCTCAAGGCAATCGCGACTGATGTTGCACCTGTCGGAGCATCTCGTCATGCAGCAGCAATTGTCTATCGAGGAGAAATTCTCTCCATCGGTGTCAACAATCACACTGCACATCCCTTTCAGAAGAAATTTTCAAAGCATGAAGATGCTATTTTTCTTCATGCTGAAACTGATGCAATTCGCAAAGCGATCAAAAAGCATGGTGCCGATATTCTTGAAAAAAGCACACTATATGTTGCTCGAATGAAATATACTGATACCAAGAAAACGAAGATGGTTCAGGGTATGAGCCGCCCTTGTATTGGTTGTGCTCGCTGTGCGTCGACTTTCGGTATCAAGAATGTTTATTATACTACTGATGAAGGATATGAATGCCTATGATTAAATGTTTTGTTGCCGTTTTATTGGGATTTGGTTTGGTTGGATGCTATGTTCCTCCAACAGAAAATAATCCTCCACATTTTAATGCTGCAATTGTAAAGAAGTGCACACAAGAAGAAAGATATACCTATCCACGATATATTGTAAAAGAAGGTGAACAATATTACATTCGAGCACTATCTGCCTATGACGCCCAGCCTGCGCAAGATATTCCAATTCTAAAAGAAGCAATTGATCAGGTCTGCAAATAACATGAACATGATGAATATTGATGTTATGAGAATCACAACTCGAGAAGATTTGAAAAATTTTGGTTGTGCTCCTGGTGAATATTGGTTTAAATGCTACGATTGCAATGAAAATGCAATTGGAGCAAAATTATCTTTACGATGCCAGGTATGTGCAACTAATTTGTTTGATCTTCACGAGGAACTTGATCGTGAATGGGTTGAGTCGATGAAAGGAATCGATTGATATGGAAGTTGTTTCAATTCATAAATTGTTTTCGGAATATCTCAAGAAAGAATACAAAGATTTCGAAACTCGATATGAAGAATTTGATCGAGAAGGGCAAATTGTTCGTTGGGTTAAGGTTCCTGGAGAAGATGCAGAAGTTTGTAATGAAGTAGGTTGGTATCGTTTTGAGAATGAAAACGTCTGGTGGGGGTTCAATGATGAGGATGAAGAAGATTGATTTTTACATTTCCTCTTCCTGAAGAACCAACTCATGAACTCCTTCAAGCAATGTCGGAAAGCGTCGCAATCACCGACGAAGGAGAATATCTTCCTCTTTGTGATATCATCGATTGTTCCGGAGAAAACCTTCTTCATAATATTCTCAGAGCAGCATATCTTGCGTTGATTTCAGAAGCAAAGGGTGATCATCAAAGGAAATTTGATTTTAGGGTTCAAAGCTTTACTTCTTGATGAAAACCGATTTAAGAAATATCTTTAGCATAACTTTGTATGGAACGATTAAGTGAATATTTTTATTCTCGATAATGATCCTAAGATCGCAGCTCAGATGCATTGCGACAAACATATTGTCAAAATGATTCTCGAACTTGCTCAAATGCTTTGCACTTCTCACCGTATTTTAGATGGTGCTGATAAAATCAACTCATTTGGTGATTACGGCAAATCCTATCATGAGGTTGAACTATACAAAACGACTCATCCAAATCATCCGTGTTCGATTTGGATTCGCAAATCTCATGAAAATTACATATGGGCTTTTTTACATTTTCTTGCTTTGAGCGAGGAATATTACCATCGATATGGTAAACGACATAAGACTCATGAAAAATATTGGTGGGTTCTGGGAATCTATCCTAAAAATCTTCCTGCTAATGTTGGATTGACTCCTTTCGCTCAAGCAATGCCTGATCAATACAAAGTTCCAGGCGATGCTGTCAAAGCGTATCAGCAATACTACATTGGCGAAAAAGATACGATTGCTAAATGGAAGCATGGTAATGCTCCTCAATGGTATACTACTGGTCTTGCTGTTCGGTATCGTAACGAGCTCTTTCAAGAAGATGGTATTGATTATCTAAATGTGTCTGATCAAGATGTGATCAATATCTATCAAGAACGTAAAAAATATTTCCAAAAGAAAAAGCGAGTAAAACCAGGATGAACCTTTATATCTGGAAAGATCCGTATAAAGTCAATTATGGTCATTCTATGCTGATCGTTATGGCTGAATCAGTTGAGGAAGCAAAACGAAAAGCGATCCATGCTAAATGGTTCAGATTCGGCAACGAAAATAAACCAAGAGACGATCGAGAAAAGAAATCTCGAGAACGATACGCCAAAGAACTCATGAAGAAACTTGGAGAGCCTCGAATTGCTTCTCCAATTTCTGCAGAATTTCATGAATGGAGTGAATGATGTTATATCCTCTTAAAGAAAATGAAGAAGTTGTTTATAATTCTCTGGTCGAATTACCCGATCGTCTCAGAAAACAATCAAACAACGTCGAAAGTGAAGGATTCTTGACTGCTGCATGGTTAATTCGTATGGCTGCAGATGAAATCGAAATTCATAGAAAGAATCTAAATGTCTGAATATGTAATTCTTTGGAAAGGCAAAGAAACCGATTTCACTGGCCCATATAAATCTCTGAGGCGCGCTCAAGATACTTTAGAATATGTTCTAGAACTCACCAAGAACAAAGATTCTGATTGGTATGGGACCAAAAAGAAAGATTTCAAGATTTACGAATCAATTTGAGCTCAACAGCCGAAGAAAAATTTCAAAAATATTTTTCAGCATCTGATGTTCAAACAGTAATCAGATCAAAACGAAAACACGGAAAACTTCTTCCAATTTATCTTTATGATGATCAAGAGAAACGTATTGGGTTGTTGAATGATGGCGATCCAATCACTGTCATAAAAGCTCCTGAATACAATTTCAAATATCCTGTCATCACATCAGATGGAACAAAAGGTAAGGTTTGTGAAATTTTCATTTCCAAGCCAAAAAAAACCACTGGTGTCACCGAAAATCTAAGGATTCAATCTGAAACATTGATCAGAAAAGGGTTCGATACTGTTCAGAATAATGTATCTTGTAAATCTTTCACATCTTCCAATCAGCTCATGGGTTCAATCATTCATGGGCTCGAGAACAATTGGAGAGTTCCGAAAGAACTTGTAAATTGTTTTATCGATTATGCTTCATCAGGATATAAGAAAATTTCCTGGGATTCAAATCTTAACGATTCAGACATTAATGAAGCTGCAAAATACATTGGATCAGAACTTCTCCCTGGAATTCTTGCAATGGAAAATGTCGAATGTTTCGAAGACCATTTTCTTGATGAAATCCCCAATGAGTTTCATGTTCCCGTTGAAAGTCAATTTTCTGGCGTTGATTCATTTTTCAAAACTCATTCTGGAATCACTCCGATTTCTTCGAAATTTGGTCCTGGAGCAAAAGCTTCATTCTTTTCAAACATTCTCCCTGAAGGAATTCGAAATCATGACTCAATCCCAAACTGCGTTTTCAAAGACATCATCGAATCATCCCAAAAACTCGGAATCTCGGCAGAACATCTCGAATCACGAAAAGGATCAAAAGAAATCCTCTATGAATACGGATTTCGTAGAATTCTTGGAATGGATGTTAAAGATTCATCCAGAGTATTCCAAAACATCAGGTCTCATGTCCTATCAGGAACAAATCTTGAAACTGATTCGAGAAACGTCCAAAGACAGATTGCTCGTTTGGCAACCAGCTCGGAGATACGGGAAAAGTTACCTTACTCAACTACATCATTTCTATCTCGAGAAACTGCAAGAAAACTCAACGAATGTTCGACGTCAATCAAAATGATGAAAGAAATCATTTCAACCAAAGATTACGTGCAACTTCATCTTGATATGAATCTCTGGCGAAATGGTCAAGTTTTTTTCAAAATGAAACGATCTTCAGATGACATCTGAAGATCGTTGGAAACAAAGGTATTTTGACAGACATTGATGCTCGTCACGGAACTCTTTCTTATGAGCTGCGATCTTTTCAGGGTCCCCTCACTTGAAGAAGGGGTGATGGGGTTAGATGAACACGTAGATCGGCACAGGCGTCAGATTGTATGACGCTGACAGCGTGATCGTCTCACCAACCACGTCGAATCCAGAAGTAAACCCAGAAAGGTCAATCGAGAGCGTGGCGCCATGATTGGCCCAGAGCACGCGTCCGAGCCTTCCATCGCCAGCGACTAACTCCGCAGAGGCCATTCGCCCCGTTTGCCGATACCCGTAAAGAAAGCCGCCCGATAGAAGGTTCGCCATGTGCTTGTAAGCATGACCCGGCAGGAGAATGTTGGCAGGAGTCGATGGCGTTACCATGTGCGACACAGCATTAGGATTTCCGAGCTGATACCAGAAGCAGCGTTCCGCGCCTCCTACCCAGTTCAGAAGCGTGGTTTTTACCACCTGACCCGCCTGGTCCATTTCATCAACTGGGTTGAAGATCGTAGTCTCCACGCCGTTGTTGAAAAACTCGGTTGACCAGATGGGCTTGTCACCCGTGAACGACCGCATGAACTGGACGTTCCGATCGATCAGGAAAGGCTTTGTTGGGTTGTAGGGATGGATCGACACGACATCGAAGTCATCGACCGTCGCAGCGCAGACCCTAGCCAGCAATCCAACGGCGTTTTCCGTTCTGGCCCGGCTGATTGAAGGGCTGCATACAATCGCGTTCGGGTCGATGGCGCGAATTATAGTCGAGGCCTCTTGAACAAGTTCAATCATCTGCGCTTCCGTGCCGGTCCAGAAGCCAGAAAGGTCAATCTCGTTCCAAAGCTCATAAGCGCCGATCCGACCGGCATAGCGCGTCGCCACCGCCGTAACGTAATCTCGCCAGTCCTGAAGGTTTTCCGGCGGCTTGCCGTTGTACCGGGCCGAATTAATGTGCGTCGGGTCTGCCTCTCCACCTGTGGCCCACGGCGGCGGCTGCCCCATCGTATAAAGGATTTCCAGCCCCCGCGCCTCAAGCCGATCAACTATCTGGTCCATGCGGGTCCAGTAGTAGCTGCCCTTGGACGGCTCCAACGCTCGCCAGGTGCAGTCATTGTCCCAAATCCGATACGACCCATAGCCGAGATCGTGAATTGGCGTTTCTGGATAACCAGTCCACCCGCCGTAATTGCCGATGCTGTCGGGGTGCAGCAAGTGCATACCAAAGAAACTGCGCGGTATCCTCTTGCCGAGGCTTTGACCAATTTGGCGAAGCATTAGGAATACCCTAAGAACCCAGTAACCTGATCCGCAGAAACGGAAGTGTTGTCAGAGTCCGCCGCCCCGCCAACAATTCTATAAGCAATGCCCGTCGTAAACGGGAAACCGGATGGAAGCATAAGCGGAACGGGAAGGCCGTTCGCTGGCAGAGCTATTGTAGCGACGGGAGTGTCAGCAATGACAGGCGCAGTAGCCTTATTGTACAGCTTAAAATAGGCCAGTTCTGCGCCATTATTTGAAATGAACCCGTGGTTCAAAACTCCAGAACTGCTTTTGACAACGGTTGGATTTGCGTTGGCCGAAGATTGAATACGCGCGGGGGTCGGCGTTCGAGCGGTATTGGTTTGCGGGATCGGCTGGGATGCGGCTTGGATAAACTTGCTTGTGCCGCCCTTGGTCAATTCCAGCATTACGGTGACAGAACCGCTCACGTAGTTCGAAATTCGAACCTCAAAGAATTTCGAAAGATCCGCGTATGACAACGCGGTTACTGAACTGCTCGTGGTCTGGTTTGTCGGGAGAGTCGTGAAGCCGAAGGCGTCCGATTGGCCATAGATTGCAGCCCAATTCTCCCCATCAGGCGATTGATTGGTAACGATGGTGTTCCCGCCAGCATTGGCCAAAATCCAGAGCTTGGCCCCGTCATATCCGGTTGTATCCACGCTCAGCAAAACGCCGACCGGCCGGGTCTGGGCACCCGGAGTGAGGCCGGAAACAGTAGCGGAAAACTGCTTTTGGTCGACCACCTGAACCAGCGTCGGAGCCGATACGTCGAGTGGCAAGCCTGTAGCAGGATCGAGCTGGATGGCCCCGTGGACGGGCGCTGTCGAAGCGTCGGAAAACTCCACCCAACGCGACACCGACGAGAGCAGCGTTGAAAGCGACTTCGCGATAAATCCAGCGGCCATCTATAGCGCTCCTGCGGCAAACGCGATGAGAAGCAAGACAATGCGCCCCACACCCTTGATAAGGGTGAGGGGATACCCCAAAGATTTCAGCGAAGCTGGAGAGCCAACAAGACCCAGAGATTTTGGTAAAGTGAGCATTAAAACTCCCAAAAGAAATTGAAATTCAAAATATTTATATGTAACAACTCGCTTTACTTTTCGGAAAATAGACCGTATAGTTCATTATAAGGTTTGGTTGAAACGAGGAGAACTGATCATGAACCATAAGAAGTTTCTTTGCATTGGTCCCGGTGGTATGAATTGTACTTGTTGCTTTCCTGCTCCTGGTTCCAAGGAACGCAAGTATCAGTTCCGTATTGCCAAGCGCAAGGAACGTCGTGAAGCTTTTAAGATGGAAGATGACAATGGCTAATATCAGTCTTGAACGTAATGGTTATTATTTTCCAAATTTTTGATATTTACTAAACTTTAAATAACAGCTATAAGCGAAATAATCCAATCATAGGAGATTATTATGTTGACTGAAATTCAATACCAAAATCTTCCTCATTCGTTCAAGCGAATTGTTGATATCGATCGAGAACTGCCTTCGATACTCGTTGATAAGGTTCTGCCTCTATTTGGCGTTGGTCAAATTGTCCGCGAGCGAAAGTATCAGCGTCGTATGTGCGAAGTTGCTTGCCTTCCTCCTTCCACTCCTCGATCGGCGGGTATGGCGTGATCAATATGTTTTACATTGTATAGAAGGATAGTAATGACTCTTTATGGTTGGATTCTTGCTCTAGCTTTTGCTCTAGCGCTCCCATTAACGATTATTGATCAATATGGGTATGCGTCAACCGTTTTCATTTTCGGTGTGATTGCATCAATGGTTTCATATAAGATGGAAAATAAGTAAAAGAAACGATCGGAAAAATCATGGCGGATCAATCACTTCTTGACAAAATTAAATCGATCATGTGGGGTGATTCTCCAGCACTTAATGATCGTCTGACGAATATCATGTGGGGATATTCAAGTAAGAATACTGCGACTGGAGATACTCCAAATTCGATTGATCTTGATCCAAAAATTCCTTCAATCTCTGGATTTACAGAACATGTCGCATTCACTTTCGGAAGATTTTCGATTCCTCACAAAGGTCATGGAAAGCTTTTCGAGAAATTGAAAGAAGAAGCAAATGGTGGCGATTTCATTGCTTTTGCATCACTTTCGAATGATTCAGAAAGAAATCCACTGGTTTTTGAAGACAAAGCTTATTTTGTTCGAGAGTTTTTCAATGTCGAATTGACTCCTGCTCGAACTCTTTTCGAAGCAATTGAAAACCTCCAAAAGAAGTATAAGAGTGCAACTTTTGTCGTCGGCGAAGATCGTTTTGTAGAATTCAAGAAATTGCTTGAAAAATATTCTGATCAAATCGAAATGACGATTGGAGTTGTTTCCGTCGATCGTTCAGAAGATGATTACTCTGCGACAAATCTTCGAGAAGCTGTTCTTGAGAATGATTTTGTCAAGTTCGATTCAATGCTTCCTGAATCTGCTGATCTTTCATGGAATCTTTGGGAAAAGACTTTAACTGGAATGAATCGAGTTCCTTCTCCGCAAGATCGTCCTGGATCAGAATATTCTGTTGGTTCTGATGTTAATCTTGGGAATGTTAATTCTCCTGAAATGAAACGTCGAAGATCTCTGAAAAAATTTCGAACATTTGTTGATATTACCTGATTTACTTTTGATTCTCTTCACGGTATAGTTCATTATAAGGTTTGAACAAAACAAGGAGAAATTCAAATGTCTACCAAGAAATTTGAAAATTTTGAAAAAGCCTACATTGTTCGAGAAATGGTCGACAAAGTTCTTGGAGAAACACAAAGCAGCGACGTTCGTCGAGTTTTGATAGATCTTTATGATCTTCAAGATTCTTCTCTTGCAATTTTCTATGATGCTTTACAATACGCTCGAAAGGCTGTCATTAACAAATAATTTACTTTAAATCATCTCTAAACTTTAAACTCCTTGGAAATTTCCAAGGAGTTTTCTTTTGATTTCATAAGTAAACCCGAAACCAATAACAAAATATCCTCCCAGGAACAAACATGCGCTCAAAAATTCTCGCCGAGATTTCGAAAAAGACTCTTGCCAATTACACTCAGAAAGCAGTGATTGCGAAGGGTCATCATGATCGTGAAGCGACTCTTTCACGAATTGATGGGCAAGATTCAAAGGCAGATGAACACAATCGCAAATCTACGAAACGTTTCAAAGGTATTTTGAAAGCGACAAATCGGCTGGCGAAAGAATCTGAAGAAATGATTAATGAAGCAGCAAAGGGATATTATCATTTCAGAGATCCTGATAATATAGATTCTAGAGAAGGGCCATTGAATCATATAAATGTCCGCGCCAGACTTCGCCAGGGTCATAATCATGAACATTTCTTATATCATGATGGTGGTAATAAATGGCAAGAAATCCATAAAGATACATTAAAGCCTATTAACGAATCAGAAAATCTTGAAGAAATTTCTGGCGGAACTCTTGGCGAATATATTCGTAAAGCATCAAATTCAAGAAATGATGCAATCGAAGGACTCAAAAAAGGTAATTTTAAATCAGCAAATGATTATAACAAACGTGATACTGGAATTGAATTAGCAAAAGCAAAACTAACTGGACGACATTCTTTAGGATTTTCACCAAATCGTCTAGCATCTGAACATCTTGAAGAATCTGAATTCATTTCGACTCTTCGGAGAATGCAACATGCCGGAGAAGGTCGCCAAATTACCTTTGCTGATGGTCACTCAACAACTCTTCCAATGAGTTCAGTTTCAAAAGCACTCGCCTCTCATGATTCTCTAAATCCTCGAGAGAAAGCTCAACATTCAGAAGCTCTTCAGGCATCTTTAGGATCATTTAAGAAAACAATCGGAGAATCAGAAGAAATGATTAATGAAGCATTAGCATCAGAACATGGCGCGAAAGGTAGATATCTTGTAGGAAAATATTCTCCTAAAAAGGGAGAATATGTCGATTTTTATCATCAAGACGACAATGGTGGCAACAAACATTATGGCCAAGTGACTTCTGTTTCAGATAATCACATTCACATTAAACATTCTACAACAGGAAAAGTTCATAAACTAGTTCCAATTCATGAATCAGAAAATCTAAACGAACGCAAATACTTTGATACTGATGAAATTGCTGATCTGAAAGCAAAGAAGAAACAAGGTAAAGACTTTGCTCAAAATCGCAAAACTCGCGACAAAGAGAAACGAAATTTCGAATCAACCGAAGAAGTTGCTGAGATCATGGAACGTGTGAATCGTGGAGAAGAACTCGACGAAATTTCCAAAGCGACTCTTGGATCTTATATCAAGAAAGCTTCAAATGATGGATTGATGAATGCGTATGTTTCAGGAAATTCTAATCATGCATCAGTTTCTGCACCATTTGCGTCGTCTCAAGCAAAAACAGAACGGGAAGCGAGTAACAAAACATATAAGCGCGCAGTAAAACGTAAACAAGGTATCGAGAAAGCAGTTACTCGTCTTACCAAAGAATCAGAACTCGATGATGAAGATATTGCAATCCTCGAAGACTTGACTTACGGTGATGTGGAAGCATTAGATGAAGTGAGCAAAAGTCTGCTTGCTCGCTACATTAGTGCTGCGTCGCATGACAAATCTTATCATTCGCATGATGTCGGTAAAGTTAATGGTATAGCTCAAACTGTTGGAACATCTGCTACAGATAGAGCTGATCGTGATAAATCGAGCAAGCTTCATAGTCGCAGATCACTTGGTATTCACAATGCCACCGCCAAACTTGCTGGTAGTGATGGATATGGATGGAAACCAAAACGTGTTGCTACAGAGTCGGAAAATCTAAACGAAAAGAAATATTTCGATGCCGACGAAATCGCCGATCTGAAAACCAAAAAGAAAAACCAAAAGGATCAGACAAAGAATTCAAATGCTCGTCGTTCTGAAAAATATCGTTTTGAAGCTTCTATGAGTGAAGCTGAAACAATGATTCCTTCAAAGAAAGCTCACTCGGCAATCATGGGAATTCTTTCTCAAAATCGCAACATTGAGGAAGAAATAGAAATTCAAAATTTCAAGAAAAGATCGTCTAAATAAATGCACACAAAGGCATTATAACAAAAAGGATAAGCCAAAATGGGTCTCTGGGGTAAAAACGCTCTCGCCAACAATGCTCCGAAGTTTCCAGTTATTTCGAATGCAAACAAAGTGAATACTGCTGTTTATGGTAACACTGCATTCGTTAACTCCACAGCTTCAGCATTCGTCAATAACGCTGTAATCGGCGTGTTTGGTGCCAATACTGCAACGGCAAACTCTGTTGGTCGAGGAACGACTCCGGGTTGGGTTATTAAAACTCAAGGAACTGGTCCTGTTGCAAATCTTACAGTGAATACTGCAGGTGCTTCATATACCAATGGAGACATCGTTCGAGTTTCGAATGGTGCTGTCAATGCAACTTTCACAGTTTCGACCAATACTGGTGGATCGATCACTTCATTGACTTCGACAAACAATGGAGCAGGTTTCATCAATGTTGCAACTGCTGTTGTTGCAGTAACGAATTCATCTGGAGGCACAACTACAGGTTCTTCGGCGACTTTCGTGTTGCGCCTCGGGGGAAGAGCTGGTCGAGTAAATTATGAAACTCTTGTCGCAATGAAAACGATTGCTGGCGCTAACACTGCACTGACCTAATATGAGCACTTTAGTAGAACTCAAAAATTCTGGTCAACTTGTTGTTTCGGTAAAGGTTGATGATCTGTTTCTAACAACGACAGATCCATCAACTGATCCCGCGACAAAAGTCGTCACCCTCGGAGGAATCGCAAATTCGTTGAATCAAATTTCAGCGAATGCTGTTCCAATCATGAAAGCAAATACACCAGCAAACTCGACTCCTGTCGTAAAAGCTGGGGTCTTTTTCTATGACGCTAATTACCTTTACGTTGCAGTTGATAACAATTCTCTGAAAAGAGTCGCTCTGAGTTCATTCTGAAATGATTAAAGATTTTCTTGACCACAATAATATGGTTGTTTATGCGGCCAAGAATTATTATAATCCAGAATGTTATTCCGATGATGAACTTTTCGAAGATTTGAAAAGATTGAAATGGATAAGAAGACTGTTTCGTCGATATGAAGAAAAGGGTGATCTTCAACTTCGACTGATTCTTAATCATGTCATCGTATTGTATAATCTTTTTGGTCAGAAAGCTGCGACAAGACTGTTGTTCTTAAAGCTTTCTGGCTATTATCATATGCTTACACCAATTCTAGAATTTCTTGGATATCTTCCTGATACAGTTTATCAAATTGGATTGCCGGCGAAAAATATCATGACAGGATTAATTGTTCAGGATCCTGAAATTGCTGAAAGACTTAAGGAAATTTGAGATGAAAACTTTCAAACAATTTTTTAATGAATCTTTGACAGAATCTGATGATTACTATTATCATGGAACTTCATATAAGAATGCAGAAAATATTATGAAATATGGCCTTGATCCAAAGAAATCACTTTATTCTGGAAAAGTTTATATGACTCGTAATCATGGAATGGCCCAAAAATATTCTAAAGATGGTAAAGGAAATCTTGGGGTTGTTTTGAAAATTCACAAAGATGCAATTCATTCAAACCATATCAAAGCAAATTCTGCAGGAATTGTTGAATATGGCGATCATATTCACCCAAGGCATATTTCGGTATCAGAATGAAAACTTTCAAAATTACTGGAACTGATCCAAGACCTGGCCAGAAAATTGATTTCGAAGGTGACGACGGAAAGACTCATCAAGGTTCAGTAATCTTTCTTGGAAAGAAACAGATTCACATTCGCCATGGTGAAACTGGGAAATTTCATACTCGAAAGATTATTCGTGAAGATGTTGCAGTTCCGACGACTGCTATAGGAACCGGGAATATTGCAGGAGCAAATCAAGATCCTCCTGGAAAAAAATCTAAGTTACTGAAGTCATTAGTCAATCGAAAGCCTCCTCAACAATGTTGACAATCATTTCAGAATTTCTTAAAGGTATTCCTCTTCCTTGGAAAATTCTCGGATTCCTTTTATTCTGTACTGGTCTGGTTGCTTTTGGATATGCTAAAGGTAATCAGCGTGCCGATGAGAGAATTGCTGAATATGAACAGTCTTTCAAAGATAAGAAAGCTGTAATTGATGCAGGTCAAGTCAAAATAAACGATAGAATCGTTACAAAATATGTCGATAGAGTTAAAGTCATTCGTGATCAGGAAATTCAGACAAATGAAATTATCAAAGAAATCCCCAAACAAGAACTTTTTGCTGGTAGCATCTATAGTCACAATCTCTCTGCTGGTTGGAGCGTGCGCGAACAAACCAGTTACCCTGGTTACTTTCCCGAATCCTCCAGAGCATCTGATGAAACCCCCAGTGGCGTTGAAACCAGTGAGTTCTTATCAGTCATCAACGGGAACTATACAAACTGTAAAGCCAACTACGAACAATTAGTAAACCTTCAAGATTGGATTCGTGAAACTCAAAAGAATGTAGAAGAAGCCAACAAAACCAAAAACAAATAAGAGGAACTTCTTCAATGGCACCTGAAGTAAGAGTCGCTGTTCTCGAAGCGAAACATGAACAAAGTGAGAAACACTTGGATAGAATTGATGTATCAATCGAGAAATTGACAGAGGTCTCTGCTTCTCTCAAAGAAATTGTTCGTAATCATGAAGAAAAACATATTGCTCAAGTTCAAGAAAACAAAGATTTGAAAAGTCAAATCGAAGAACGTAGAAAGTTTTCTGAAGCAGAACGTGAAAAGATATATAGTCATATTTCAGATGTTCAGTCAAATTTACAAAATTCTATCAACGAACTTTCTAATGATTTTTCTGTCGGCTTCGACTCATTGAAAGAAAAGATTGGCAATAATACTGCCGTATTCGACAAATACAAATGGTTGATAATCGGAGGGGGAGGAGTCGTTTTCCTCCTTATCGATAAACTTCCAATCGTTGAAACTTTGGCAAAACTTTTACCAAAATAAACCTTTACTTCTCTTTTCAAATGATCTAAAGTTAGCTCATGAGGTTGTCAAACCTTTTGAGCTTTTCTTTTGTGAAGGAGATTTCGAAATGAAAGTTGCTGAATTGATTGAACGCTTGAAACTTTTTGATCAAGATCTTGAAGTGAAGGCATGGGACCCTGAGCGTGGTATCTGGCAGCCCGTAAATAATGCATACCTGGAAACGGATTTCGATAATAATACCGATAAATGGGTGTCGGTGTAAAAGGAGATTTCGAAATGGCAAAGAGCTTCTCTTCTTTCTGTGAACAAGATGAAATGGATTTTTGGAAAGACGAAGACCATCGACGCGAACAAGAGCAGCTTCGTGCAAATGGTTATCGAGGTCAAGTGATCCCAAAATCTGCTGAAGAAGTTCGGGCTCTTGCTCGAAAAATTATTTCTAATCAGTAGTTTACTTTTCTAACAAAACAAGTTAGAGTTCATCATAGGTTGTTAATCAAAAGGAGATCATTATGAATGTTCGTGATAATATCAAGGCCGGCAAGTATATCAATCATCTCCCATATAAAGGCGGTGACAATCAAATTCGCCAAGCATATCGTGACGAAAACTATCGCCTTGAGCAAATTTTCAAGCAAGATCTTGAAGAAGAATTCGACGTGCAAAATAATCCTAAGAAGGATCTTCTGTTCTCTAAGGCATGGGAACAAGGTCATGCTTACGGTTTTAATGAAGTTTACAATCATTATATTGATCTAGTCGATCTTATCATGTAACAGAATAACCTGACCGTTCAAACCTCCTACTTCGGATCGTTTTGCGAGATTTAGCCGATTATTGACAAATTTCAAATGTTACCAGAGGAACGGATCAGGTTTTCATCATGTGCTCTGGAGAATTTGAAATAAAATCTCGTTTTATTATTTCGTGAAAGGAATTTAAAAATGAATTGCATTGATGTTGAATATTTCCGTAATGTATACGTTTCTTCTATGACAATTTGTGCATTTGCTTGCACCGGAATTGGTTTCCTTGTAGCGACGTATATCAACCGAAAGAATTAAAATGCTCACTGACGAACAACGAGAAGAAATCGCTCGCATTCTAGAAATCATTGCAGAAGAAGGTCTACCGAATCCTCGTGATTTGGATGTTGCTCTTGATGCAATCGAATGCGCTCTGTTACATCCTAAATTTCCACATGGTGATTCGTAATGGGCTTCAATACTCCAATTCTTATTCTAAATGATCATCTGAACAATATCGAAAATGATGAACTGTTTGGCTCGAGAATTTCAGCTGCAATCTATTCAGCAACTCAACTGAAGCATCGCGATGCAATTCCTGGTTGGCTTCCAGGAGGTAAAGCTTTAGAATCATGTCATGCCGATACAACTCGTCTTATTGTAGTTGGTCAGAATGACATTAAAGATGTCGCCTTTCTTTGGGGAGTATCGTCAAATTCTTCACCAGAAGAAATTCTTAAGTCATTAGCTCGAGAGCTCGGTTATTCTGTTCGAAAGAAATAATCTGAAATAATTCGTTATCATTATTCTTCATTTTATACTTTACAAAAAATTTCAACGTAGTATAATAGAGCGTAGCGATTTCGCCTTTCAAAAGGCTTCAGACTTTTGAAAGCCTTTCGAGACTTTTGTTACAAAGGTCAAAATGGCTTTCTTCAGTCACTCCGTTCCTTCAGAAAGTGTTGTTTCATAAACCAACAATGTGTGTTTCCATTTGACTTCTTCTTTCGCACAATTACTCATTGACATCAAATATGCCAATCTAATTGGCGTTCGTCTTGAGAGATTTAAACTCAAGAACAATTCGCCGTATCTTGCTCAAACCCGATGCAGATATTGTGGAGATTCCCAAAAAAGTAAAACGAAAGCTCGTGGATACATCTATCAACGTAACAATGACCTGAAATACTCTTGTAAAAATTGTGGTAAAGGGATTCGGTTCAGAACATTCTTGAAAGAATTCGATGAAATTCTTTACAAAGAATATGTCTATGAATCATTTGCTGAAAAGAATCAAACACGTTCAAAGAAGCAAGAACCCGAAGAAGTAAAAGAGCAACTTCCAAAAGATACTGTTGATAAGGTTCTAGCATCATATCAGAAATTTTCGGAGCTCTCTAAGGATCACCCAGGGCTCAAACTTCTTCTGAAAAGGCAGTTACCCGAATTTGCTCTTGAACGGCTCTATTACATTCCAAAATTCACTCAATTCGTCAATTCAATCATTCCTGGAAAGTTGAATGAAAATTTCGAAGACGAGCCAAGAATTTTGATTCCATTCATCGACAAAAATCAAAGGATGTTTGGGTTTCAAGGAAGATCGTTCAAACCAAATGATTCTATGCGATACATTACAATCATGTTAGATCATGATATGCCGAAATGTGTGAATTGGGATTTGTACAATCGAAACAAACGAGCATATGTCATTGAAGGCGCAATAGATGGATATTTCCTTCCTAATTCACTTGCGACAACTCAAGGTGATTTGAGATCACTGGATAAAATTCTTGGTGATGCTCGAAGAACCTATGTTCCTGATAAAGATCGAAGGAACAGAGAAATTCTGAGACTCATCGAGAAACTCATAAATGACAATAGGGAAGTTTGCTTACTTCCAGAATCATTACCAGGAAAAGATCTTAACGAAGCAGTTTGTAATGGATTTCCTGTTGAAAAGATTCAAGAAATCGTTGATCAAAATACATTTTCAGGCCCAAGACTAAGATTGGAATTTGCACGTTGGAAACGAGTATGATTACAGAAAACAATATGGAAGAACTTCAATATCTCAATCTCATGTATGATCTTCTTTATTATGGAGATTATAGAATGGATAGAACTGGAACCGGGACGTATTCAAAATTCGGTTACCAGATGCGTTTCAATCTTGAGAATGATACATTACCTCTTTTGACATCAAAGAAAGTATGGTTCAAAGGGATTCTACATGAACTCCTTTGGATGATTTCTGGTGATACAAATATCAAATATCTTCAAGATAATGGAGTCGGTATCTGGAATTCTTGGGCCGACGAAAACGGAAATCTTGATCGAGTTTATGGTGCTCAATGGAGAGACTGGATTACTCCAGAACTTCTCTATCAACCATGTTCACAAACAGATGAAAAGTGGTATACTCTAGAGGAATTTGAAGCCGCTGGTTATCGTATTGACAATCAAACTTCAATTTGTCATAAAACAATTGATCAACTCGCGAAAGTAATTGAAGATATCAAGACCAATCCATATTCGCGTAGACATATTGTGACTGCTTGGAATCCTGGTGAAATTGATCAAATGGCGCTACCTCCTTGTCATATGACATTTCAATTTGGAGTGACTAAAGGTAAGCTCAACTGCCATCTTTTGCAGCGTTCTGGAGATACTGCCCTCGGAATTCCATACAATATTGCTTTCTATTCTCTTTTGACTCATATGGTTGCAAAGATTACTGGACTAAAAGCTGGTGAATTTGTCCATACAATTGTTGATGCTCATTTGTATGTAAATCATGTCGATGGAGCAAAAGAACAACTTTCAAGAACCCCTTTATATCCTTTCCCGAAAATTAAAATCAATGGTAATCAAAAGACTATTGATGACTTTACTTTCGAAGACTTTGAGCTTATCAATTACCAATCTCATCCAAAGATCGATTTCGGTCCTGCGGCTGTTTGATAGATCTCCTAAGTTAAAATCCCAAAACAAAGAATAAGGTAACAGATGACAAGCATTCTAGTGCTCAAGCGTGATGGTAGAAAAGAACCTCTCGATTTTGATAAGATTCACAAAGTTGTTCATTGGGCGTGTGAAGGATTAGATGTATCAGAATCAGAGCTTGAACTGAATGCTCGTCTGAAATTCTACGATAAAATCAAGAGTTCTGACATTCAAAAAACATTAGTCAGGAGTGCTGCTGAACTCATTTCAGAAGATGCTCCTGACTATCAATATGTTGCTGGTCGACTGATCTCTTATGATCTACGTAAAGAGGTTTATGGTCAACCTGAACCTCTCGATCTTTACAGTCATGTAAAGAATGTTGTTGAAGCCGGGTTTTATGAACCAAAACTTCTTGAATGGTATTCAAAAGAAGACTGGGACTACCTCAATACAAAAATTGATCATTCTCGCGATGATGATATCGTTTACGCAGGCATGGAACTATTCCGAACCAAGTATTTGGTAAAGAATCGCCTGACAGGTAAAATCCTTGAGACGCCTCAGATGGCTATGATGGTTATCGCAGCCCTCTTTTTCCATCGTTACGAAAATGATAGACTGAAATGGGTTGTCGATTTCTACAACTCTTTGTCGACGTTCGAAATTAATATGCCGACTCCTATTATGGCGAAGTTCAGGACTCGAACGAAACAGTTCTCTTCATGCGTTCTGATTGAAACTGATGACAGCCTAGATTCAATTTATGCATCAGCTGCTGCTATCGGAAAGTATATCGCCAAACATGCGGGTATTGGTATTGGTGCTGCTAAACTCCGTGCTTTTGGTGATTCAATTCGTAATGGTGAGGCAACTCACTCCGGTAAAATCGGTTTCTATCGAGTATTTCAATCAACTGTTCAATCTGCCAATCAGGGTAATTTGCGCAAAGGCAGCGCTACTCTGAATTATGTTGGTTGGGATTTGGAATATGATGATCTCATTGTTCTAAAGAATAACAAAGGTACAGAAGAAACTCGTCTTCGCGATCTTGATTACTGTATTCAAGTAAATCGTATGTTCTATCAGCGTTTGATTGAAGGTGGTAATATCACTTTGATGAGCACTCGTGCTGTTCCTGGGATGCTAGATGCTTTCTATACAGATTTTGACAAATTCATGGAACTGTATGAAGCCGCCGAAAAGAATCCGAAGATTCGCAAGAAGACCATTCCCGCTCACGAATGGTTCGAAAAGTTCATTGAAGAGCGCAAGAATACTCATCGTATCTATCTCTCGAACGTAGATAATGCGAATATTCAGGGTCCTTATATTCCTGAACTTGCTCCTCTGAAAATGACAAATCTCTGTGTGGAAATCTTTCATCCCACTAAACCTGTTACGAGTGATCCGAATGAGGGGATCATTGGCCTCTGTACACTTGCCGCAGTCAATTGGGGTAAACTTAAAAAACCTCAAGATTTCAAGCGCCCAATGGAATTGATTGTTCGAGGTCTAAATGAGCTTCTAGACTATCAAGATTATCCTGTCGAAGCCGGTAGGCGAGGTGCATTGAACTATCGTCAGCTTGGTATCGGTATCGTCGGGTTTGCTCACTGGATGGCAAAACAAGGATATTCTTATCAAGACCCTTCAGATAATTGTCTGCTTGAAGTAGATCGTTGGGCACAATTCATGACATACTATGGATTGCGGGCTTCATGTGATCTAGCCAAAGAACGCGGTAATCCATTTCCAGCAATTTCACAATCGAAGTATGCTGGCGGAATTCTTCCAGTCGATACGTATAATCGTAACATGGATGAACTGGTCACTCATGTTAATCAAGTTCCTTGGGGTGAACTCCGCCAGGATATTTCGGATTACGGTTTGTTTAATGGTGCTCTGTTCGCAGGCATGCCTGTCGAGACATCAAGTCTTGTCAGCAATTCACCAAACTCATGGGAGCCTGTTCGTTCTCTTGTTTCAGTAAAAGAAAACAAAGACCAAATCGTCAAACAAGTTGTTCCTGAGATCAAGAAACTTGGTAAACGATATGAAAAACTTTGGGATATCAAAAATCCTCGTGGATATTTGACAATTACTTTGATCTTCCAGAAGTACTTTGACCTTGCTTTGTCTGTGAATACGACTTATAATCCTAAGTTCTACCCCGATGGTGAAATTGAAAATACCGAAATGGTAGACGATCTTATCTTCTTCTATCGCCATGGCGGTAAAAATCTCTACTACCTGAACATGCCAGATGATGCTGGCGAAGAAGTAGTAGAAGACGAAGAAGACTGCGAAAGCTGTAAACTTTAAGGAACTTGAATGTCAATTTTTAACACAACCAAAGTAGATCATCTTAAACAGCCAATGTTCCTGGGAGAACCGGTGAACATTGCTCGTTATGATACTGTCAAATATAATCAGTTCGAGAAATTAACAGACAAAGCACTTGGTTTCTTTTGGAGACCTCAAGAAGTAGAACTCTCGAAAGATTCAAAAGATTTCAAGAAACTTCCATATGAACAGCAACAAATTTTTACACTTCCTCTAGCTCGTAATATCGTTCTTGACTCTGTGCAAGGCCGAGGCCCCTCTGAAGCTTTTGCTTCTATTTGTTCTCTTCCTGAAATTGAAGTATGGCTCAAGACATGGGAGTTTTTTGAGACGATTCACTCACGCTCTTATACTCATATCATTCGCAACATCTATCCCGATCCTTCAGTAGTGTTTGATACAATTACTGAAATTCAAGAGATTGTTGATTGTGCCAAAGATATTACAAAAGAATATGATGAACTCATTAGCCTGATTGGGCAGAAAGATTGGAGAGAACCTTTAGAACTTAAAGAACAAATTTGGCGAACTCTAAATGCTATCAATGCTCTTGAAGGTATTCGTTTTTATGCTTCATTTGCAATTTTCTGGGCATTTGCTGAGCAAGGCTTGATGACTGGTAATGCCAATATCATCAAGCTGATTTGCCGAGATGAAAATCTTCATTTGGCTGGAACTCAGCAAATGCTAAAACTTCTGGTCAAAGAAGATGAAGATTTTGCTCGTATTGCTGTTGAAGAGGCTGATTATGTTGCTTCGATGTTCAAAGATGTTGTTGATCAAGAAAAAGCTTGGGCAAAGTATGTGTTTAGCCGTGGATCAATCATTGGCTTAAACCAAGAAATTCTCTGTCTGTATATTGATCACATTGCAGCGAAACGTGCTCAAGCAATTGGTATTCAAGGGTTCAAACAAATTCCAAATCCACTTCCTTGGACAATGAAATGGATCGGCGGTTCTGAAGTTCAGGTTGCTCCTCAAGAAAGCGAAATCGTTTCGTATAGAACAACAGGCGTGAAAAATACTATGACAAAAGAATCGTTCAAAGGGTATAAACTTTGAATTTATATTATTACTGTCCTGAATTTGGTTCTAATCTAAAATTAGAAAACGCGAATTCAAATCTTTCTAAATCTCTTTTTGACTATCATTCCGAAAGATTGAAAAATGCTTATAAAGCATTTTCTCTTCTTTCAGAAATTTCATATCAATGGAATCAGCCAAAAAGTGCAAATGTAAAAAATTTCATTGAAAATGTAATTCATTCATCTGAAAAGATTGTAAATTCTGTAGATTGGTGTTAAATGGTATATAAACAATTATGGCTTGACTGTGACGGAGTCCTTGCCAATTTCGACAAAAGAGCAACTGAAATTTTCGGAATGAATCCTAGAGAATTTGAGAAACTGAATGGTTCGAAGGCTTTCTGGGATACTCTGTATGCAACCAAAGATTTATTCTATTCTCTAGAACCAATGGAAGATGCATTTGAACTGTATGATGCAGTAAAACATCTGAGGCCAATCATTCTGACAGGTTGTCCTCGTGGAACCTGGGCATATGGCCAGAAGTTCCGTTGGAGAGACAAACACTTTCCGGGAGTTCCAATGGTTTGCACAAAATCAGAATTCAAGAGCCATTATTGCCATCCTGGCGATGTTCTTGTAGATGATTGGACTCGTTACAAAACCAATTGGGAAAATGCCGGCGGAACATTTGTTGTTCATACGTCTGCTGAAGAATCAATTAGACAATTGAAAGATATTGGCGTTTTATGATGATCAAACAATACAAAATTATCACAGCATCCATCAATGATCTTGGAAATTTTGAAAGAAATCTTAATCAATTTGTTTTGAAAGGTTATCATTTTCATGATTTGAAAGTGTCTACAACAAGCGATTTTACTCGATTAACTGCAATTCTATTCAAAGAAGTTTCGCATCCTGATGAAGTCTAATCGTATCAAATTCTATATGGACATTGCTGAAAGAACTGCTCAAGAGTCTAAAGCAAGACGCCTTCAAGTTGGTTCAGTAGTTGTTAAAGACGACCAAATCATTGCAACAGGGTGTAACGGGACTTTTCCTGGTCATGATAACAATTGTGAACATGAACAGTGGGATAGATCAAAAGAAGAATTGATTCTTACAACAAAGAAAGAAGTTTATCATTCAGAAGAAAACGCGATCCTAAGAATTGCTCGATCAACTGAAAGTGCTCTTGGATCAGCAATGTTTACTACTCATTCCTGTTGTTTGAATTGCGCAAAGATGATTGCCGGTTCTGGTATTTCTGAATTCTATTACAAGAACAAATATCGAGATGACTCTGGAATTGCTTTCCTAAATTCTGCTGGCGTAAAGGTTTGCCAAGTAGATGAAGAAGGAAAGATTCTAGATGGCCGAATGGAATGAATGTAAAGCATGCGAAACCGAATTCAAAGTAATTTGTTCTGATTACGACAAAGAAGTTCAGTATTGCGTTTTCTGTGGTGCAGAAGTTGAATCGGAAGATGATGTCGAAGTAGAAGATTTCGACGACGAGGATTAAATCTATGCCAAAATACGGAGGCGTGGATTTTTCTTATACATCACCAGGTATCACGATATACGATTCAGATACCGATGAATATCAACATTATGGCTATACTACTCATAAGAAAGCAACATCTTTCAAGAATTTTCACTTGACTCTCCAAAAAGATTGGAATAGTCAAGAAGAACGATTCAATAATATCGTTGAATGGTCTATGAAAATTCTTGAAGGATGTGAACATGTATTCATAGAGAACTATGCTTTTGGAGGCAATCTTCTTGCAACTATTGGCGAAAATACAGGTCTTTTGAAAAATCGACTGTATCTCGCAGGAATTCCTTTCACAGTTTTTGCACCATCTTCTGTAAAGAAATATGCAACAGGAAAAGGTAATGCGAAGAAAGAGCAACTTGCAGAAGCATTTCTAAAAGAAACTGGTCTTAATTTGAAAGACCTTTTCAATCAAGGAAAAAATCAATGGAATCCTTCATCAGATATCATTGACTCGTATTACATCGTCAAATTGGGGTTTACTTCGCTTTTAGAATGAGGTAACGTTTCTCAAATTTGTTTATGTAAGGAGATTGTGATGAAGCTTTCGTATCTCATTAAAAACGTTCAGAAAACTGAACGAAATTCGAGTTACGTCGATAGTACTGCGTTGTTTGAAAATTTTAATCTTGGTTCTCATTATGTCGACGACTCAGAAGAATTCCAAGAACGCATGAAATCTTATTGGCTCAAGTCTTGGTGTTGTACCGACGCTCACGTTGGTCTTCGAGTCTATTTCTTCGATGATGTTGCCTTCGCTGTTTCTTGGCAAAACGCTCGAAAGAACGACGAACAGTTCACGTTTATTTCGCATGAAATGTATGACAAAGTTCGTCAATTTCTTCTGACACAACTACCACAAAATATTAAACCCAGTTTTATCAACCCCGATGAAGAAGAAATGGGTGATACGACTACTATTACATATTCTGGTCAGCTTCTCGATAAAGAAGGTTTCTATCAGGATCGTAAATGTTCTGTTGTTGCTCGTTTCTCTGATTATGATAGTATTGATAAATGGGGAAATGTTGTAGTCCGTTTTGAAGACGGAACAGAACAAGAAATTGATATGCAGGAATTTCAAATTCCTTGGAGGATTAATGATGTTCAAGTATGATGAATACAAAATTTTAGGAAAATTGAAATTGGTTCATTCATACGAACCAATTATCGATTGGGAACTTTCATATGAAGGCGATAAGCGAATTACACAATGGTATTTCAAATATGGAAATATCAGCATCCATCCTTTCGTCCATGACAATTTTCATGGAACAAAGTTAAGTGCTATCTGGATGCGCTTTACAAAATTTTTCTTTGAGCCTATTCATATTATCAAGAAACATTCTGGGACCAAAGAATATGGTTTTGTTTTTCTTGGTGTATGGTTTACTATTTTTCTAGATGGATTTGAAATGGAGTCTTATAATGACGTTTGAAGATTTTATGAAACGTGTTGATAATGTGATCATCAAGGAAACTGGTCTCTCATATCTCGATTTCTGTGATGCTCAATGGACAGATCTTTGGGAAGAAACCGATGACGGTGAAGACTGTTCAGATGAATCAATCTGCGAAACGCTCGCAGACGCAGATGATATCTATGCTCGAATGCATTACGGAGAATAATCATGGCCTACACTCTTCAACAAATCGATGATGCTTGCATCGCAATTGGCGGACCAAATACTGTTCGTCCTGGCGATTGGGGATGGAACCGTCCAACGACGATGATTACTTGTGCGTCTAAAGCATGGATTGATCAGTATCCTGAAGATGAACATACTAAAGTTCTTCGTGAAGCTCTTCAAGATATGAACAAGTATGGAAAACTAAAGTATACTGAAAATGGCTAAAGTTCTTCTTAATAGTATTCGTGAACATTATGGTATTGGGTTTTTTGAAGCAAAAAAACTTCTCGAAGGAGAACAACTACGAAAACGTCTTTTCAAACTTGAACGAAAAACGCAATATGACGATACTTTATATGAAATTCATAAAATCCTTTCCATTATCGTAGAAAGGATGTATAAACAAATGCCAGATTATACTTTTGATGAAGAGATTGAAAATTCTTTATGAGTATGCATCTTATGCCAGCATCATTCAATACGAATGGTAAAGGTAAACGAAAACTTAATGTAAAACAAAAGAAAGCTCTAAGTGAACATGAAGAATGGCTTAAAAAACGCGGAATTCATTCTTCGCAAATTGCTGAACGCAAAAAGAAGGAAGCGAAGATTCAAAAATTTTCGGCTCCTGTATACTTTGAGAACAAGACACTTCCACCAACTTCCGATAAAGTTGGCAACGGCTTTGTCAGAAGCATTTTCGAAGGTCTTGACAAAGAGTCAGAGGAAACTCGAGCCGAAATTCTGAGAAAAGCTCAGAGAGTTGATAGTCTCTACTCAAAGGGTCCTTGTCAGTACATCACGGATGGAACAGATATTACAATGATTGGTTCAAGGAGTCGTCGCGGATGATACAAGTTTCTAGTTGTGAAAACGAAAATCTTAATTTGAAATTTTCTTCATACGGGTATGCCAAGGAAGCTATTCAAAATAAAGGAAGTCGTGCCATGATTTTATGGAATATGGCAATCTCTCGTGGATTTATTTGTTGCTGAAAATGAAGATACATTTCAGTTCAGATAATCACCTCGAATGGTATAAACATGCTCGAATTGATTATCAAGTTCCGAAAGATGCTGATGTTATTGTAATTGCCGGAGATTTTATTTCTGGCAAACAGGGGCCAAAAATTCTTTCTGAAATGTTTCCGAATATTCCTGTAATCTATGTATCAGGAAATCATGAAATTTGGTCAAAGCGTGTTCTAGGACAACATATGGAAACACTTCGAGAAAAAGCTTCCAAGACTCGAAATGTTCATTTCCTCCAAAACGATTCAGTAATCATTGATGGAGTGAAATTCATAGGAGCGACACTCTGGACTGATTACAATCTGTATGGAACTCAAGTACTTTCAATGCTTGATGCTCAAAGTGGTATGAACGATTATTCCAAAATCTATTATAAGACTTGGAAAGAAGCTAAACATGCCGGTGATCAGAATGTAACTCCATACGATCTTCTTCATGAACATCAAACGACCGTCCGTTACATTGTAGAACAATTGAACAATTATGATGGAAAGAAAGTTGTTGTAACTCATCATGGACCATCTGAGAAATCTGTTCATCCTCAGTATCAAGGTAATCGTCTAAATCCTTGTTATGTTTCACGACTTGAATGGATGATGCTTCAAGATGAATCTCCAAATCTTTGGATTCATGGTCATGTCCATCATTCTTTTGACTTTACTATCGGTAAAACAAGAGTTATGACTAATCCTATGGGTTATCCTGTTGGTCCAAAGAATGCTTTGGAGAATACAGAATTCAACCCAAATCTTATTGTGGAGGTATAAATTATGGAAGATATTGCAATCATCTTATCGTTCTTGAAAAAGATGAAAGATGGAAATGTTACTGCTTATTGGAATCCTGAATGTCAAATTCGGGGTGAAGAAGCGCTAGATGCGTTTGCTCGACTGATCGGATTCACTCCAGAACAACTTGAAACTGTAACTTCTTCTTTTGACAATTCGGGCATTCATTGAAAGGAAATGATTATGACTCAAATGAAAAAATACCCTTCTATCGATCAATTTCGTCAAGTAATTCGAAACGTCAAGAGCCGTGCTCAGTATGTCGGTAAAGACGAAAATGGTGCTGCAATCTATGATTCTTCGAAGAGCATTCCAACTCTTACTTTCGAAGGAACAGTAAAGATTCATGGAACAAATGCGAGTATTGTGCATCACATTGATGGTTGTGGATACGTCTATCAATCACGAGAACGTATTTTAACTCTTGAACAAGACAACGCTGGTTTCATGCTTTACATGAAAAACCAAGAATCCGTTCTTCATGATTTATTTGAAACTCTTTACGACACACTTGGATACGATAAACGTCCTATTGATGATTGGCCGTCGATCGCTGTTTATGGTGAATGGTGTGGACAAGGAATTCAGAAAGGTGTTGCAGTTTCTGAACTTTCGAAACGTTTTATCGTTTTTGGTATTAAGATCTGGAATCCTAAAGATTCAACCGAAACTCGTTGGTTGACTCGTGAAGAGATTGAAGATTTCAAGAACGAAAATGCTCGAATTTTCAATATCTATCAGTTCCCAACATATAAAATTGACATTGATTTCAATTATCCTGAAATCGCCCAACAGAAAATGGTCGAGATCACTGAAAATGTCGAGAAAGAATGCCCCGTAGGCGCTTATTTCGGCGTTTCGAATGGGTGTGGTGAAGGGGTTGTTTGGAAGTGCATTACTCCTGGTTGGACCTCTTCAGACTTTTGGTTGAAAGTCAAAGGAGAAAAGCATTCAGTTTCAAAAGTCAAGACTCTTGCTCCAGTTGACGTCGAAGCAGTAGCAGCTGTCAAAGAATTTGTAGAATATGCTGTGACTGAACAGCGCCTCGAACAAATGCTTCAGGTTTTACAAAATGAACTTCTGAAACCTTTCGAGCCTTCAAGTCTTGGTGATTTTATTCGCCTTGTCATGAAAGACGTTCATAAAGAAGAACAAGATACAATTGTCCAAAATCAGATTGATCCAAAGAAACTCGGTGGACCAGTCGCAGATAAGTGTCGCAAATTCTTTTTCGAGAAGTATAATGGAAACGCTTAAAGTCTTTTGGAAAATTCAGCGCCGATCTAAATCAGATACTAGTGAATATGGTTGGCTTGATCATGAAACAATCAAACAAGAAGACGAATGGAAACTTAAAAGCGTTTTCAATTATTACAAAGAACATAAAGGTCAATACTACGATTGGAGAGTAATTGAAGTAATTCAAAAGGAAAGGGGTTTTCATTGACGGATCGCAAGTATTGGGAAATCGATATTTACAATCCACTTTGGATGGAATGGAGAAATGTCGATACAGTATTCGAATATTCTGAAATTGCTCCAGCAGTCGAAATTGTAAAACAGTATTGGAAAGTTCCTGGTATTCGAGTTACTGAATATACTAAGAAAGAAATTCCTTTACAAGAATTCGAGTAGAAGGTATTATTCAATTCTTTCAAATTGGAGAGATTTTCAAAATGATTGTTCGAAAAGAATTTGAATTTCCAATGCCAGATGCAAACGATATCAAGCAAGTTGAGGCGAAAGTTTTGGAATTACAAGTGAAATACCGCAATGGTGAACAACTCAATGGTCCCGAATTGGATTACCTTGATTTTGCCAACAATGTTCTGGATACTCTTTCATGAGCAGTATCGTCGAAATTCGTAAGCATAAAGGTATTCATTACGATATTCTCGAAACATATTCATTCGAGAAATTCACCGATGCATACAATTTCGTTCAAAATTTCAATCAATTCGGAGATACTCGTCTTTATGCAGCAGGACCTTATGAATCAAATGAAAAGTGATTACGAAAAAGCTTTTCAGGAATTTGAAATTCTTTATGACAAAACTGATAATACTTTTGAAGAGACTGAACGTCTTCGAGAACTTGCGAAATTTTTGAATGAGTGTGAAGAGGTTCTTTATGCGAATCTGTAGCAAAGAATATCTCGATTACTCCGATGTATTGATTAAACCAAAGAAGAGTTTTGTATCATCACGTAAAGACGTTTGCTTAATGTCTTCCAAAGTTGATGCTGTTCCTGTAATGATTACCAATATGGATTCTACAGGAACATTTGAAGCGGCTAAAGTAGCCCAAGAATATGACATGATGACAGTTCTTCATAAATTTTATGAAGTTCGAGAAATTGTTGAATTCTTTGAAAAGCAAGATATCAACCATTTTGGATTGACTTGGATTTCTATTGGAATGAGTGAAGCTGACCTCGTCAAGCTTTATCATATTGAACGCCAACTCACCAGCAGTTGGATGCCTCCAATTCTTGTCGATATCGCCAACGGCCATCTAAAAGATTTTTCAAATTTTATTCGTAAGATGAGAAATCAGCTTCCAAAGCATAAACATACCATTTTTGCTGGAAATGTCTGCACCAAAGAAGGTGTTCGAGAACTAGCTAAAGCTGGAGTTGATGGTGTAAGAATTGGTATTGGCCCTGGCGGCCAGTGTTTAACGCGTACAACTGCTGGGGTAGGTATGCCCCAGCTTTCAGCAGCCATTGAATGTTCAAAGGAAGCAAAGAAACATGGTATTCTCTCAATCGCCGATGGTGGTATTATCGATCTGGCCGACTTCGCTAAAGCACTCGCAGCTGGAGCTGATATCGTCTGTGCTGGTTCTATTTTTGCTGGCCATGATGAATCTGGTGGGGATCTAGTTTATGATAAAGATGACAAACCATTCAAAGAAGTTTATGGTATGTCATCTGAATCTGCAATGCGTAAAAATTATGGAAAGAAAGATGCCTACAGAACTTCTGAAGGTCGAACATCTCTTATTCCATATCGCGGACCTCTAAAAAATACTATCGAAGATGTTCTAGGGGCACTTCGTTCGACGTGTACTTACACAAATACTTCAAAAATTGAAGACCTATGTAAAAATACTACTTTCATTAAAGTGAAAAATAGGGTAAATTTTGCATATGACAAATACACGACAGGAAAGTAAAATGTTTTCATCGTTGGTTGAATTTTTCAAGAAACTGTTTCGAAAGAAGCAAAAAGAGACTTCGATCGATCTTTATGTGAAGCATATGAAAGCTCGCGCTCAATCTGGACCTTCTCAGGAAATTATTCCTCAGATTACTCCAGAACAACGAATTCAGTCTCTTCTAACACCAAAAACATATGATTATGCCAAAGAAGACGACGACCTCCCATTCATTTCAACATCAAAGTAAACGCAATCCTATTGCGAAAGCTTTGAGGAGTTCTCATCTTCAACCGAAGATAGTGAAACCGCGTAAAGGTAAAGGGTCTTTCACTCGAAAGGGAAAATGATTATGGCGATTCCATATAGCAAAAAACAAGCAATTCGAAAACACCTTAAAGAAGTTTTAGGTTGTTATTCTGTTCAATTCACTACTCGCCGTAGGTGTCAATATTTGCGAGTTGAATGGTGGCGAAAAAGCGACGAGAATGCAATCAAGAAATTTGTCTATGACAATTTCAAACGTGCGTATGTAACTTCTGGTGGTATTGCAGATAGAACATTTCGTATTTTTGATGATAGTTCAACAGTCACGACAAATCAAGTCGCACAAGTTGTTCAAAATCATCTAACTACAAAAGAACTTGAACAAAAGCTTTCAGAAGTATTGCTTCGCGCTGATTGTAAAACTCGTCTTTCATCGATTAACCAATATGAATGGATGGCGAAACATGCTGTCGAATTTCTTGCTCAGAATGGATACTTGAAGTGAACTACAAATTTCCTGTAATCAACAACATTTCAGATGTTCTGCCGATCATCAAAGATCGTAAAGAATTTGTCGTAGTCGATAAAGGCTATCAAACCTTTGTAAATTATGTTGTTGCGGGAGATACTACATTTCCAGAAGTAACTGATTACGATACAGCAATTGTAAGAGAATTGCGAGGAATTGCATTCGATTCGTTTACTGGTGAAATCGTTTCAAGACCATTTCACAAGTTCTTCAACATCAATGAAAGAGAAGAAACTCTTTTAGAGAATATCGATTTCTCGAAGCCCCATTACATTGTCGAGAAACTCGACGGATCAATGGTCCGCCCTGTAAAAGGTCCTGGTGGTGATATTGTATTCCATACAAAAATGGGATTCACTGATATTGGTGCTCAAGCGACTAAATTTGCTCTACAGAATAAACAATACCTCGAACTCGCTAAATGGGCTATTGAATACGGATTTACTCCAATTTTCGAATGGTGTTCAAGAAAGAATCGAATCGTAATTGATCATCCAGAGGATCGGCTTGTATTGCTTCATATGCGTCGAAATACGTCTGGTAACTACACTCCTCGTTGGCATCTTGAACAAATTGCAGAGAGATTTAATGTCGACCGCGTAAAAGCTGCTGCATTTCGTAAAGGGACTAATCTAGATTATTTCAGACACATGCTCGCAGGAATTCTTCAGAAACAAGATGAAGAAGGATATGTGATCACTTTTGAAGATGGTCATATGTGTAAAGTAAAAAATACATGGTATTTGAATTTACATAGAACCAAAGATGATATATCCTCAGAGAGAAAGGTTGTCAAACTTATTCTGACAAATACTCTTGATGATCTGAAATCAATGCTTGACAAAGAAGATTTAGAACGAATCAATTCATATGAGAAAGAGTTCACTGAAACGATTGCAAAACTCGCTCGTAATGTTGAAGAATATGTTCATGAACTTCGTGATGTCAATCAATACACCAAAAAGTATTATGCTCAAGTATTCGCAGTAAAGACTCCTAAACTCATGAATGCCTTAGTATTCAAAGTATGGGAGAATAAGAATGCTTATGAATCAATTGTTCAAATGATTACAAATGCTCTGAACAACAATCGAAAGTTTGATGAAATCAAAAATGAATTCTTTCCAGAAATCAAATATCGTGAAATGTGGCAATCCTCAGATGACTGAAGTAAAAGATCGCCCAATTTTGTATATGCTAATTGGGATTCCTTATGCCGGTAAATCTACCTATACTCGTAGTCTGCATCATTGTAGGAAGTTGTCTACTGACGATTACATTGAAAGAATGGCTGAACAATGGAAAGTGAATTACAATGACGCTTTCAGAATTTTCTATCGAGAAGCTGAACAAAATCTTGAAATTCAATTGAGCGATGCTATTCGAAACGATGTAGACATCGTCTGGGATCAAACAAACGTTTCCCAAAAATCTCGAGCAAAGAAACTCGCAAAAATTCCTGATCATTATTATAAGATCGCCGTATTTTTCGAAACGCCTTCTGATGAAGAATTGAATCGACGAATTGCAAAACGTTCAGAAAAAATTATTCCTGAACATGCTTTACTTACTATGAAAAGGCAGTTAGAAATTCCTACTAAGGAAGAAGGTTTCGACGAAATCATTTTCCATCATGATATTATTCAAGGAGAATGACGATGGACGCTCAAAGGAAATTTGACGCCGAAATGATCGAGGAGATTTGCGCCGCCATTGCACGCGACGTCTTCCCTCTTTGCAAGTTCTCTGTTCGCCGGAAGCAAGAACTTGTCCGCAATCTATTCTCCCCACCCCCTAGCGCCCCTGTAGAGGCGGTGGCGTGGAACGCCGGCTATCCGCAAGAGGTTTGGCCAGAGGCCAACCCCACCCCTGAAGCCGTAGAGCGGCTAGTGGAGGCGGCTAAGGAGGGCCTTATCTGCGCTGAGGCCGACTTGGAAACGCAGCGTCAGCAGTGTTTGGAGGACGGCGAGAATCCAGAGGATGACCAGTTCTACAAGGTCTTCAAGGCCCGCCGCGACCTGATATCCGAGGCCCTCGCCACCTTTCAGGAGGTGGGGCGGTGAAGCTGACGAAAGCACAACGGGCGTTTCTCGAACTTGCCTGCACCCAGCCGACGACATGCCATGATTGACGACGCCCTTCGCGCCGCTGTCACGCTGGCCAGGAACGACGCCATCCGCAGCGTGGATGCCTTGCGCTCTCGGCTGTCTGGACTCGGCTTCACCAATGACGAGATCAAAGGTGCAATCCTCACTTGGAGCCGGTACGTTCAGGAGACCCGTGCCCATGACCGCTGACCTTATCACAACAGTTAATGCGATTGCTTGGCTCAACGAGGCCGCATGCTATTTCGAGCGTCGACCGACGAAGGGTGAAGACGCCGCGCGATGGTCCAATGTCACAAACGCTGAAACTGCGCGCAGGATTGCGAAGCTACTGGAGGTCGCTTGCAATCCGCTTGGTGAAAAATTCAATCCATCAAAGGAGATTAAAAATGATTCTTCGAATTAAAGTTTTCATTCATAATGTTACACAGGCTTTTGAATTTTTCAAAGCTCTTGAACTTTTTCCGGAGTGGACAATTTTTGAACGTCTTGAATATGCTATCAAAGTGATGCAAGCAAATCTAGATGAAGCAAATAAGATCCGTAACAATGGCTAAACAATTCATTGTAGATTACCGTAGACGAAAGAAAAACGGTAGTGGTTGGACTCGATCAAAACTTCAAGGAACTATTGGTCAAGCTCTTGCTGGCGCACAATCTGAAACTGCCGTTCTTCAATATCTTCAGCAAAAATATCCTCAAGATGATATCACCATTATGAGTATTGATTGGAAATGACAAATAGACTTTCGATTAGCTGTTGTATGTTTCAAGATCAAACATTTGAATTGTATATTAAAGATTCAGAAACTGGTAGAGAAGTGCAATTATACGGTTCAACGAAACATCTTGATAATGAAGAAAAAGATATTTTAGATCGATTGATGCCGGGTTGCGTTTTCACAAAATATGAACAACGATAAGGATTATTATGCTAGGCCCATTTGTATATAATGAAGTTCATAATGAACTTCTGAAAATTTCCACTTTCCCAGATGATCCAGATTGGTTGATGAGTGCTACTATGTGTATCGATCACGCATTATGCCGATCAGGTCTTTATCCATTAGATTATCGGTATCGTTTCAGTAGAACAGAGAAGCTTTCTGTAACGATTCATGATAAACATACTAATGAAATTGTATTGATTGTGGACCTATGAAATGATTGATATTGAACATCTCTCAGATGAGTTTTATCCTCCAAAAGATTATCAATTTTCTGAAGTCGAGAAACAATATCTTCGACCAATTGCAGAAACTCTCGCAATGCTTGATGGTAATGCTTTCTTTGGAATTGAGGTAGAGGGTTATGAACACTACGAACAATATCTACATCAAGCTTTTGCACTCTTCACTGCTAATGGCGGTGTTAATGGAAATGCTGGCCAGGCTTCATTCGTTCTTTCGACTCTTGCTAAAGAACGTGTCAATATTCGTCTCAAAGCGTTGAAATGGTTTTCTAAGAATTGGTTTGAAATCTTTTTTCTAATCATTCTTTCGATGATCGCCCTTGGAGTTTCGCTAAATTGTCTTTCATGGGTTCTCAGCGTTTTCGTAGTTTGATGAAACCCGATATTCTTACAGACTCATCAAAGTTTGATACTCTAGAATGTTTCGTTTATGAAACTCTTTACCACAAATATGTGAATAAAGAAAACAATGAAAATACTCGAAAAGAATTGGTCAAAGATTTACAAGAATTTTGGCCACAACAATGGTCTCGACAACCTCCTATGATTGTTGTCTGTGACGAATCAAATAACACCAGTGAAACTATTAGTCGTAATGAGCTTCATTTTCAAATCGACGGAGTAAATTACGCTTATGAATTCCACAACAATCATTTACGGTAGAACAGAACCTCGCTGCACATATTGTGAACAGGCGAAAACTCTTTTAGAAATCAAGGGTATTGATTATACGTTTCTGAATCTTGGAACAGATTACACCAAAGAAGAACTTCTAGAATTGGTTCCTGAAGCTAAAACTGTTCCTCAAATTTTCATTGAAGGTAAACATATTGGCGGGTTTGATAAACTCAAGGAACAACTTGATGCGAAATAAAACTGTTGTTGTGACAGGTTCGAATGGTTTTATTGGAAAGATTCTCGTTCAGTATTTACTTGATCAAGGATATGGTGTAGTCGGAATTGATCGCAAGAATGAAAATGCAATTGTCAAGAAACCAAATTGGATTGAATATCCAGGATCTTTCCATGACAATCAAGATTTTCTAGATCGTATCAAACATCTTTATACTGCTGGTGAACTTTATGGAATTGTGCATCTTGCTGCTGATTCTCTTCTTGGTCCATCGGTAGATAATCCTATTCCGTATTTCAAAAATAATGTTTCGAATTCGATTGAGTTTGTCGATTTTCTGATTAAGAATGATATTCGAGTTCCATTCATCTTTGCGTCTTCGGCGGCAGTTTATGGAAATCCTGTAAAGAGATGTGCATCTGAAAATGATTCTCTGAAACCTATCAATCCTTATGGTCGAACAAAACTTCAATTTGAAGAATTTCTTGAAGAAGTTTCACAAGCTCATTATTGGCCGACAACATCTTTTAGATTTTTTAATGTAATCGGTTCCTATCAAAATAAGAACGGTGAATGGTTTTCACAAGATGATAATCAACCTCATGTTCTTGCGTCAATGCTTCGAGCTATTAAAAACAATGAAACATTCTTTATTCATGGAAATCAATATGCTACTCCAGATGGAACAACTATAAGAGATTACATTGATGTTCAGGATGTATGTTGGTATATTGAAAATGAATTGAATGATTTTAATGAATTGAATGATTTTTCGGCATGCGTTGATGATCAAACGCATTACCCGATCAATCTTGGAAATTGTAAACCAGTTTCATTGCTTCAACTTGTTAGGCTCGTTGAATTTGTTCTTGGAAAAAATATTGAAACCATGTTTGGACCAATTCGTCCTGGCGATCCAGATCGTCTTCTGGCAGATATTACACGACTAATAGATCATTACGATAGATTGCCTCAAATTTCTCTCGAACAATCAATTCGAAATACTCTAACTGCTAAGGGTCTAATCTAAAATCATGCCGATTGCTTGGAACGAATACTCGGAAAAATCCAATGGTGGAACTGAGCGAGTCGCAAGACTTCTTGAAAAACATCTAGGAGACGATTTCGACGATTTCTGGATCATTCCTTCAAGACTTCGTTCGTTAGATCGTTCGAAGTATAATGTTTTTTGGGATCATGATGCAAGTACAGATCCCGAGTCGGCATTTCTAAAAGACGAAAACATTAGGAATCAATTTCACAAATTCGTTTTCTGTAGTAACTATCAGAAAACGACTGTTCATCACGATCTAGAATTTCCTCATGATCATCGATCTACTGTAATCGAAACTCCAGTATATCCTGTAGAACGAGCAGTAAAACGAAATGATGAAATTCGAATGGTGTATCTCAGCACTCCGAATAGAGGATTAGAAATTCTTCTGCCAGTCTTTGCTGAACTTGCTAAGAAGTATGATAACATCTATCTTGATGTATTCTCCTCTTTCAAGATCTATGGATGGGATGATCCGGAACATTTTCAGAATCTTTTCGAGAAATATTCAACTCATCCAAGAATTCGGCTTCATGGTGCAAAACCAAACAGCGAAGTTCGAAATTGTCTGAAACATGCTCATATTCTTGCATATCCTTCGATTTGGATTGAATCATGTTCTCAAAGTCTAATCGAAGCAATGAGTGCTGGACTTCTTTGTGTTCACTCTGACATTGGCGGACTACCTGATACTGCTGGAGGAATGACTCATCAGTATTCATATACTCCTGATCCAAATCATCATGCTCAAATCTTTTACAAAGAACTTGAACGCGCAATTCAGATTGTCAATTTTCAAGAGACTCAAAACAGGTTATCATTTGTCAAATCATACGCCGATACTCGTTTCCATGCTGATTCTATTCTGAATCAATGGACAAACCTTCTTGAAGATATTCGAGAAGAGTATCAAGGCCGTGGGTTAATTATTCCAAATGATCAAGTAAAGGAATTCAAACTCTAAATGTTTTCAGTAGCAAGAGCACCATTAAGAATTTCACTTTACGGTGGTAGTACAGATATTCCATCATTCTATAAGAACAATGGATATGGTGCAGTTCTTTCATTCACGATTGACAAATATGTTCATGTTGTACTGAACAAAGTCAATCATGACCGGATTAAGATTATGTATTCTCAGATCGAAGAAGTTACAAAATATGAAGACATCAAACATGACATCATCAGAGCAATCTGGAAACATTGGGACCTCGGATTCGGTTGGGAAATTGCGACGTTTGCTGACATCCCTTCGTCTGGAACTGGTATGGGCAGTTCATCGGCTTTCACTGTTGCTCTTCTTTCCGCTCTGTCTGCTGATCCTCGGATTCGTCGGCGTATGGCAATTTCTTCTGCCGCTGATCTTGCTCGTATTGCCTGTTTTATCGAAATAGATCTTGTTGGTTCTCCAATTGGCAAACAAGATCAGTATGCATCTGCATTTGGCGGATTAAATTATTTTCAATTCATGCAAAACGAAGAAGTTCTAATAGAGAATTTTGAACCACCGAAAGAATTACTTGAAGAATGTCTATTGTTCTATACCGGTGTTCGTCGAAGCGCTAACGAAACATTAGAGAAACAAAACAAAGCCGATTTGACTTCTGAAAAAATTGTAATGAGAAGTCATGCTAATTTTGCGAAAAACTCTCTAAACAAAGGAACTAAGAAGCACATTTTCACTTGGCTTGATGAAGCATGGCAAATCAAGAAAGAATTTCCTGATGTTCAATTCAATGGAATTGATGCATGTGTAGAGATTGCTAAACTTGAAGGTGCTTATGGTGCAAAAGTATTGGGTGCGGGGTCGGGTGGATATTTGTTTGTCGCTACTCCAAAAGAATTTCATGAAGTGATCAAAAAAGATTTACAAAATCTTGGTTTAGAGTATACTCCTTTTTCATTCACCGAAAATGGTGCTGAACTTGTTTTCAAGGATATGAAATAATGAGCGTTGGAACAAACCGTAATCCAGTAGATAGAAATACTGCTGCGTACTATCTTGATCTAGTAAATCGTTATCGAGTGATGGGTCTTAAGACTCTCGAGAAAGCAGCTCAACAGCAAGCGCAACGAGCAATCCGCGAGAAACGTCTATGACCTCTGATAATCTGATCTCATACAACAATCGTCTTCACTATGCTTTGAAAGATGTCTCTGTTCAAGAATGGGAAAATGCATTCAATACTCTTCGTAAAGCAATTGAATGCAAACAACGAATTTTCCTGATTGGTAATGGCGGTTCGGCGGCAATTGCTAATCATTTTGCTACAGATTTCATGAAAGGTATTGCGACTGATACTTGGGTTAAACCTAAAGTTATTTCGCTCGCTTCAAATGTCCCTCTGATTACTGCAATCGGTAATGATATCGGATTTGAACAAATTTTCAAATATCAACTTGATAGTCTATCTCAAGTTGATGATGTTCTTATTAGTATCAGTTCGTCTGGTAATTCTCCAAACATTGTTCAAGCAATCGGTTGGGCAAAGAAAAATTATATGACAACGATCTCTCTTTCAGGATTTGATCCAGAGAATAATGCCAATTCTCTTGCTGATATCAAACTTCATGTTCCTGTAAAAAATTACGGGATTGTAGAAGACGCTCATTCTGCAATTCTCCATTCGCTGAGTCAATCACTCCGAAAAGAATTTGCCATCGATAAAGATGCATCAAAAGACTTTACTTTCTGATTGAGTGAAGTATATTGAATAAATCTTAAACGTTCACACAAAGGGGTGAAAATGGCTCGTCGGAAAGTTTCGAAAGTCACAGCGGCTTCAGAACTCCGAGTAGTTGGAGGAGAACCAGTTCCTCAAATGATCACTGATAACATTTCAATGATCAAGGCTTTGGGGTGGTATTCTCTTAATAAATCAAACGAAGAATGTATTCCTTACCTTGTTCATTATCTCAAGGAAACGAAACATTCTCCTCAAGACATTCAAGCCGTTCAACGAACTGAACCTTGGAGGCTTAAACATAATGTCATGTCTCGGGCACGAATGCTGTCACGAGGATTTCTTTTTCCTGAAGATCAAAAGATTCGTTTCGACGAGCAACTTGAAAAGCTTCTAAATGTAGCTCGAAAGCGTTCAGAAGAACTTCAAGAAAAGAATGCTGTGAAAGGTGAACCTCTTTACACTTCTAAGGATCGAGAATCTGATATCATTGCAGGTATCGAAGAAGAAATCGATGCTTTTTATGAGACGAATAAATTTGAAAGTCCTTTCTCGACTTATGATTATCTCAAGAAAAATAATGCAAATCCTCGACTGATTTCACGAATTCGGCAAAAGTATGAAACTGTTGTCAGTGATGTGAAATCTCCTGAGCATGAAAATTTCATGCGCCCTCGTCTGAAGAATCGTTACATCGCCTTTCTCGAGAAAATTGTAGCCGATTGTAACGCGCTTGGAAGCGTTGCAAAGGCTGTTAAGCAAGTTCAAAGGAAACCTCGAAAGATCAAAGAAAAGAGCGCCGAGCAGCTAACAAAGGGCGTTCGGTATCAAAAAGAAGCTCCAGAATTCAAGATCGCGTCGCATCCTCCGACTGCAGTTCTGGGAGCTCAACAAATTTACGTGTTTAATACCAAATCTCGAAACCTTTTCGTATATCAAGCGAAAAACGAAAAAGGTTTCGAATTTAAGGGAACGAAGCTTCTCAATTGGAGTGATGAATCTTCTCTCAAGATTCTTCGAAAGCCCGAAGAGATTCTTCCTCAAATCACCATTGGATCGAAAGCGTCTCTGAAAAAAGTTATGAATGCAATTCGGGCTGTCGAGAAAAGGCCGAACGGTCGCTTTGATGAATTCACTGTTATTCTGCGAGTGTTCAAGTGAGTCGTTCAAAATCATCGACCTATGAATTGACAAGTTGGTATTTCATTCGTCCTAATCAGAAATGTTACTTCGAGAAAAATAGAAAATTCAAGACATATCAAGAAGTTCGAAAACATATGTCAGAATGCAACAAACTCAGAGCACAATACAACTATCCTGAATTGTATTACTCTTGTAAGAAATATACAGAAGAAGTGATTTTCTGATGAAACAGATTTGGGGTCGAATTTTACGAGAACCTCGTGAGTTCATTTTGAAAATTGTCAAAGAAATTGACAATGATGAATGGAGTGTTTCGGATAACTTTTCTTTTGGTCCATTCTTAGCAAGCCCCGACGAGAAACTCTTTATTAGTCAGACGTGTAGTACATTTCTAATGATTGAGTATATGCAAATGTACTACTGCATTCCTGGTGAAAATTATCAATATATCAAACTTTACCATAAAGAACATCAGTTGATTTGGAATGCTGCTCATAGCGCTTTATATCGTTTACGTAAACGGTTGAAAAATCAACTCAATGATTATATCGAATCATACGTAGAAGATTTTGATGAGACAAGAATCTGATGGGTAGATCAATTTTTATTTCATATTTGAAAACTGATACACATTACTTCACTCATTGTGAATGATTGAACGATTTCCAGGAATATCATGGATTTTCCGGATCAATTGAAACTGGTGTCAGAGACCTCGATGAAAATGGTGAAATCATTTCCGATTCATTTCGATTAATGCAGCACGGAATTCCTGATATTGACTTTGTTAACGAACATCTTCCGAAATTGATGGACAAAGGAACGGTTGAACGAAATTGTAAGATCCTTCAATATCTTTGGAAACGAAAGAAGCGGCTTTACAGAGGCAAAGTTTTTTAGTATAAAGATTATATCAAAACTTTCCCGAAAAGGATTTTTATCATGAATGAACAATTTAATCTCAACGAAGAACTGATTAAGAAGGTTCTTGAAACTGTCGATGTTGGTTTGGTTTCTGGTGTTGGTAATGCAATTCCAGGACAAATGTGCGTCGAAGCTGCTGTCTGTTACGCCATGGGGCTTCCTCATTGTGACGAACCTATTTGTGTTTCTCCTGCTATTCGTTTACTAAAGATTACTTTGAATGATGCAAACTGGTCTTCAGAACAAGCTCGTGCAAAGGGTCTTCGTAAACTTGCAGTTCTTCAATTGGGGACGAAAAACAATTTCGACGATGTTGAATTTGCTTCTCGTATTTCAATGTTTGTTGTAAATGGAACTGTTGCGAATCTTTTCGATAAGCTTGGGTTTGTCGAACATGCAAAGAATATGCGAGAAGCAAAAACTCTTGGCGCTGCTGCTCGTGCTGCTGCTGATGCTGCTGCTGCTGATGCTGCTTATGCTGCTGCTGATGCTGCTTATGCTGCTTATGCTGCTGCTGATGCTGCTCGTGCTGCTGCTGATGCTGCTTATGCTGCTGCTGATGCTGCTTATGCTGCTTATGCTGCTGCTGATGCTGCTGATGCTGCTGCTTATGCTGATGCAAACTTTGATAACGACTATGATCAATTCTTGACAAATTTCGCAGAAAATGTTTCGAACATTCTCATTGAAATGAATGTTCCTGCTGTTCAATTTCTCCATCTTCTGTAAAATCTGAA